GCAAGCCCATCAGCAAGCGCAAGGGGATTGACTACATGCGCTGGGTGATGCACGTCTGCGACTACGGCTACGACTTCGGGTGGCGCATCCTGAACGCTGCCGACTTCGGGGCCTACACCTCGCGCAAACGGTACTTCGGGCAGTTCGCCAGGAAGGGACTGCCGATTGCCTTCCCACAGCAGACCCACGCCAAGAACGGCGACGAGGGCGGCATGTTCAAGATGTACAAGAAGTGGAAGCCCGTGCGCGAAGTGCTCGACCTCGACGACGACGGCGAGAGCATCTTCACTCGCAAGAAGCCGCTCTGCGAGAAGACGCTGGAGCGCATCTATGCCGGACTGGTGAAGTTCGTGGCGGGCGGAAAGAAGCAGCACGAGCAGTTTATGATGCGATACAACACGGTGAGGGCGCAGGACACGGTGAAGTCGATTGACGAGCCGTGCGGCGTGGTGACGACCGAGAACCGCTTTGCCAAGGTGAAGTGCCAGTTCCTCTCGAAGCAGTTCAGCGGCGACCCGTCGGGCAAGAACATCGACATCGACCAGCCCGCCGGCACCGTCACCTGCAAGGATCATCACGCCTTCGTCACCGCCTACTACGGCAACGGCTTCAACACGAGCATCGACGACCCGGCTCCCACCGTGGTCACCAAGGACCGGCTGTCGCTGGTGACGACGAAGTTCATGGCCAACGAGTACAGCGGTGGCGGTCAGTTGTCGGACATCAACCGTCCGTGCCCTGCCGTGCTGACTACGCCCAAGCAGAAAATCGTGTCGGCGCAGTATCTGATGAACCCCTATTCGTTCAAGAGCGACGGCGGCAGCATCGACAAGCCCTGCTTCACGCTCATTGCCCGCATGGATAAGATGCCGCCGTATCTGATTACCACCAAGGAGGGCGTGGTAGGCATCGCCATCTACGACTACGACAGTCCCTGGACGCGACGGGTCAAGGAGTTCATGGCCGCCTACGGCATCGTGGACATCTGTATGCGAATGCTCAACATCGGCGAACTGAAGCGCATCATGGGCTTCCCCACCGACTACACCCTTATAGGCACCCAGGCCGAGCAGAAGAAGTTCATCGGCAACGCCGTCGAGGTGAACATGAGCCGCGTGCTCTGCGAGGCCCTGAGCGAGAAACTGAGAACGGTAGCGTAAAGGAGAAAGAGTAATGCCGAAGAGCGAAGTACATAACATCGACTGCCTCGAATACATGAGGACGCTGCCCGACAAGGCGTTCACGCTGGCCGTGGCCGACCCGCCGTATGGCATCGGCGCCGACAAGCCCGCGAAGAAGCCAGGCATGATCCGGCAGAAGAACGGCTCATACCTGCCGGCCACGCTGAACGACTACGGCAAGAAGGACTGGGATGCTGCCATTCCAGAGCAGGCTTTCTTCGATGAACTGCGGCGGGTCAGCGAACATCAGATAATCTGGGGCGCCAACTACTTCGGACTGAAAGGCGGCATGCTGGTGTGGGACAAGATGAACGGCAACAGCGACCAGTTCGGCTGCGAGATAGCGTGGCAGTCGTTCGACCTGCGGACGGACATCGTGCATTACATGTGGCATGGTATGATGCAGGGCGAGAAATGTTCCATAGACGTCAACATCGCTAATCGTCAACAGGGAAACAAGCAGTTGAATGAGCAACATATCCACCCCACGCAGAAGCCCGTTGCCCTCTATGCGTGGCTGCTGAAGAGGTATGCCGCCGAGGGTGCCATCATCTTCGACCCCATGATGGGCAGCCAGTCGAGCCGTATCGCCGCCTATAAGATGGGCTTCGATTACGTCGGCTGCGAGATTGACAAGGAATACTTCGACAAAGGCTGCGAGCGCTTCGACAAGGAATGTCACGGCATCACCACGCTCAAGGACGGGCGCAAGGTGGAGCAGTTGTCGCTCTTCTAACCGACTGAATAATTTTTAATATAATTTTTAATCAATTTCTCGGCGACAGCCGATACAAAACAAAACGTATGATAGAAATACCAAAGTACAGCGTCGGCACCTACGACCCGAACGCGCTGGAGAATAACCGCCGCACGGACTTCACCCGCCGCATACCGACGGGACTGAGCGAGAAGCAGATGGCACGCGACTCGAAGATTGCCATGCAACTGATACGCATCGACCAGGAAGGCGGCGACCGTGCAGCCGAAAGGATGCTCGACCTGTTCTTCCGCAAGGCCAAACTGCTGAGCAACCCACGATACTGGGAACTGATGCGCACGGTGTGGGTGGCTGCCGGAAGCACCGAGACGGCACAGCTGTTCCGCACGATGATGAAGTCGGCAAGACCCTGCCGCAAGTGGTTTATGACGCCCGAGGACAGCGACGCGCTCGACAAGATGCAGTTCCCTGTGCTGGTGCATCGTGCCTACGATGCCGAGCGCTACCCCGACAACACCGACCCCGGCATATCGTGGACGCTCGACCTGCAGTGGTGCCGCGAGTATGCCCAGAAGAAAGGCCGCGTCATCAAGTCGCGCATGGTATATCGCAATGACATCTTCGCCTACGTCACCCGTCGCGGCGAGGAAGAGGTCATCATTCTCGACTGAATAATTTTTAATAATCAATTTCCCTGCGCAAGCAGGCTTAAAACAAAACAGCAAAAGTATGGATCTAACAGGAACAATTATCGCCGTGATGCCCGCACAGTCTGGCGTAAGTCAACGGACCGGCAACCAGTGGATGTCACAGGAGTATGTGCTGGAGGTGCCGGGGCAGTATCCGAAGAAGATGGTCTTCCGAATCTTCGGCGAAGACCGCATCAGGCAGTTCAACCTCCACCAGGGCGAGCAGAACGTGACCGTGCAGTTTGACATCGACGCGCATGAGTACAACGGCCGCTGGTTCAATGAAGTCCGCTGCTACAACGTCATCAGGCCATACACGGGCCAGCCCGCCCCGCAAGCCGCCGCCCCGCAGCCCACGTCGCCAGCCCCCTTCCCACCGCCCCAGCCCGACCAGCAGGGCACGGACGACTTACCATTTTAATGACTACGAATTAAACGAATTAAGATTATGACACAAGAATTTGAGGAATGGAGAATATTCAAGAGTTATCGAGTGATTGGATTGCACGACGGACAGCGTTTGGAACTGACCAGTAACATTGCCACACTCGAACTGGCTGGAGAAATCAGAGAGCAGATAAGACAGCGGCATCCGTATCTTCAGCCGCTGACGATTGACAAGTATTACACTTATCAGTTTTAATTATGGCAAAGAGAGTAATTGTAACGCTGACCTATGTGGCAGACGTGGACGACGATTTGGAAACCGACTATATCCACGAGCGGCTTGAGGACTATATCGGCCAGCAAATCAATATGGATATCTACGACTGGGAGGGCGAGGACTCATGGCTTGTTCCCCTGCAACTACAACAGATGCAGACAAGCATCGGTAGCAACACAATGGTAACAGTACAAAAGACGGATTAAACAGAACGACCAATGAAGACAATTTACATTTCTGGCAGCATTACAAACAATGCTACAGGTCAGCCACGAGAGGGCTGGCAGAAGGATTTTCTCGACGCAGAGGCAAGGCTGCGCCGGATGGGATTCTATGTGATTAACCCCGTGGACATTGCGCGGGAGGTGGAGAATGCGCTGAAGTGGCGGTATCGTCACTTCTGGGGCGTGTGCTCGTCAGACGGCGAACCGCAGAAGCCGAGCCGTGCCGACTACATCATGGCCTGTCTGCAGCGGATGCAAATGGCTCACGAGGCCGGTGCGCTGCATGGCGTGTACGTCATCGGCGACAACGTGGCGTGCTACGAGTCGCGTGGTGTGCAGATGGAACTGTCGCTGGCCGAGGTGCTGGGCGTTCCAATCTATGCCGAGTGCCGCACCGACTGCCGCGTGGATCATAACATCGTCGCCCTGCCAGGCGAGGGCGGCATCGAGGAAATGTTGAAGGAGGGTTGACGTATGACCAAAGAAGAAATTGAAATCGGCAAATGCTATTCTTGCAAGGACGATGCGCTCTATAACGTCGTCGCCACGGGAAAGGACTGGGTGTGCGTCCTGCACTACTCTTACAACCATTGTGTATGTACGGCTGAGTTTCACGACTACGAGTTCTTCAAGGACTTGCAGGAAGAGAATGAACAGTGGATGTACGACATCTTCTGCGGCTTGCGGCTGAATAAGAAATGGGATTATCTGACCGACAAGGAGGACTGACTGATGGCGAAGTACAAAGTATTGACCGTGCGGCAGCCGTATGCAAGTCTGCTTGTGAGCGGCATCAAGGACGTGGAGAACCGGAGCCGCAGGACGAACTACCGGGGAACGGTGCTGATACATGCCGGGGAGAAAGTGCATGACGTGGTGAGTTTCCTTAAAACGCGACATGAGTTTACGGTCGAGGAAATAGCCATGATGACACAGATGAACGAGGTGGATGAAAACGACCTCTTCGGCTGCATCGTCGGCAGTGTGGAGATTGTGGACTGCGTTCAGGACAGCACCTCGGAGTGGGCAGCGCGTGGGCAGTGGCACTGGATATGCCGAAACGCCAAAGTGTTCGCCCAGCCCATCCGCAACGTGAAGGGCCGACTTGGGCTTTGGGACTGGGAAGGAAGTATTAACGAATAAACAAGTAAAGGAATTATGGAGAAAGGAACTATTCTTTATTTCGGCACTACATGTAAAGGTAGTGGCCATGGGGCTACGCTCCTGAAAGGGAGTTTTGACAGCCCACAAGAGATGTCAGACATCGAAAGATGGATTGACGGGTTGAGCAACAGAAATGATTTGCAGCAGTTCTGGCCCAGTCGCAGAACGTTTGCCACCATCAACTTTGATCGTGGCACATGGTTTGGCGTGAACCTGTCGCCACACGACGAGAGGGGAGGAAGCAAGACGGTGCTCTATGTTGACGGTCTGCATTTGTCAGAGCTGCAGATGGTAAAGCTGGTAAACGAGCATCCTTTTGCACGCCGTATGTTTGCGGCTGTCTGCGAGAAGTACAAACTGACGATGCCGCCGATGATGCTGTCAGGAGCCGAGGAAATCTCTAATGAGCGCAGCCGCCAGATAGTACGCGAAGGCTACGACGCAAGCCACGATCGGGAGCATGCCACCCGCGAGTTTGTGCTGGCATCCGTCGCCTACCTGCTGAGCAGCATCGGCGAAGAGGGAGATGCACGCAAGTACTGGCCGTGGGACGAGCAGTCCTTCAAACCAAAAGACCTGAAGAGCGACATCATTCGTGGTGGTGCGCTTGCCGCTGCCGCCATTGACCGTAAGAATATGGATATACATAAGTAACAGGAACTATGAAAGAGAAGAATGGAATTTTGCAGGGCGAGGAGCGTCTGTGGGACGTGGCCCTGCGCGGTATCGGGATTGTGTTGCCCGACGAGTATGTGTTGCGCTTCTGTGCGCTGCTGAAGAAGGCCGGCGACGTGGGGCTGAAGGACATCAGGCTCAGCGACCTGACCGACATTGAGTTCGGGGCACACGAGGAAATGGAGCGACGGACGAAAGAGAAGGAGGGTGAGGCATGAAGAAGTTCATAATCTTACTGAGGTACTTGGTCTGCGCATGGATAGGCTATTGCATCCACAACTGCCTTTCACAAGGTCGCCCGACGGCTGCTGCTGTATGCGCCTTTTTGCTGGCATTTCTTATTGGAGCCTATTTCATCATAGACCATGACAAAGAAAAGACTATTGATGAAGTGAAGAGAACGCTGGACAAAATCATCAAGGAGGACTGACGTATGGCTTACAATGGAGACCCCGAGAAGGACTTGATGGTTGACTATCTCGACCACAAGACGATGTCGTTCCAGACATTGATTAACGCAGTGGAGCACTTCAGGCGCGACTGCGAGACCAACCACATCGACCCCAAGGACGTGCCGTTCGTCGTCAGCACGGACAGGCTCTGCTATGCCGTCCCCTGGTATGGCATCAGCCTGGGCTTTGGCCGCAAGGGTGCAAGGGTGGCCGTGGAGTACTACAAGAGCGACAAGTGCATGCCCATCGTGCCGGATGTCAGACCCGACGGAGAGGGCGAGTACTGGCAGTCGCGTGGTGCCGGCACGCCCGACATCGCAGGCTTCGTCAGGAGCAAGCAGGCCGGCGAGCGCATCAACATGATGGTCGACAGGGTGCTTGGCACTTACGAGCACAAGTCTCGGCTTGACTACCGTGAGTACGAGCCAGAGTGGATTCAGTACAAGTTCCATCAGGACGAGTTCGACATGCAGATGCTCGACGAACTGACCCGCGCCAACGGCAGCGTGCTGACCGAGGAGATAGTAAGGAAGTGTGTGAAAGCAGAGAAGAAGGAGGAGTGACTATGATTACCAAACAGGAACTGATGGCGATTGACGACCGCAAGGAGCGGTTTGAGTTGTCGATGATCTACATGATGCTGCACGGCGGCGGGACGTTCATCGAGGCACTGACACTCGACGACGTAAGAGCGATACGCTCGACGGTGCTGCACGTCTGCAACGGCATGGACTACTCATCGCAGAAGGAGGGTACGGAGTATTTCAACATCGAGGCTGGCGACAAGGCCTACCAGGGGATGCTTGACCTGCGCGAGAAGCAGGCCACTGAGGATGCGCAACGCCGACTGATGGAGCAACTGAACCGCGAGGCCGACGAAGAGGCGGCAGGCAGGTTCCGCTTCGACCACATGGACACGCTGAACCATGCCGACAGTCTGACGGTGACGCAGATAGTGACCGAGATAGTGAAGACCGAAGCCGTCTATCGCATGATGGTGGGCTGGCTCTACAAGTCGATTCTCGCCAACGAAATAAACGCCGCCAAGGTGCTGCTCGACCAGCGCGTCCGCAAGGCATCAAAGGATGAACTCGACGCCTACAACACGTTTCGTCGCTACGGCATCTTCGCCAAGATGCGCGACGATGCGACGGACAGGATTATAAACCGAGACAAGCAACAACTTAAACATTAACATTATGAAACTGAGAGTTATCGAAGTAAAGGAGAGCGTGCCCAAGGAAGGCTGTTACTCCTCGCCGCCACCTCGTATGGACATCACGCACTATGTGCCGCAGTATTATAACGAGCAGAACGGGTGGTGTAAGTGCTACCTTAAAGGTGCGGACACATCACGTCCAACGTACTATTATCATCCCGAAGACGCTATTGCCGTCTGCAAGGATTACGCAAGGGAGCACACGCCGACGGTGGTGTGGTCTGAAGATACGGAAAGAGAGGCTGCCCTATGACACAGACCTGCCGCAACTGCCTGAACGCCTACAACTCGCCGTACCGTCAGCAGCCGCAGTGCTGGAACAAGGAGTGGCTATATGAGGGGCAGCAGGATGCTGACTGCTCCGTGCGCCCCGACGAGTCGTGCGGCACATGGCAGCAGCGGGCCGACAACCAGCCGCCCGTCAGGTTCACCCAGGCGGTGCAGTTGGAACTATTTGACTAAGTTATTTTTAACCCCAATATTAACAATTTAAACATTTACGATTATGAGATCAAGAACAGCAATTTGGTTTGAGTGCAAGGTCCGTTACGAGAAAGTAATGGAGAACGGCTTGCAGAAGAAAGTGACGGAACAGTATGTCGTGGATGCCTTGTCGTTCAGCGAGGCGGAGAAGCGCATCATCGAGGAGATGTCGAGCTACATCAGCGGCGAGTTCGAGGTGACTGACGTGAAGAAGGCCACGTACAAGGAGGTGTTCTTCAGCGATTGCGAGACGGAGGACCGCTACTTCAAGGCGAAGGTGCAGTTCATCACCATCGACGAGAAGACGGAGAAGGAGAAGCGCTCGAACGTGTACTATCTCGTGCAGGCCGCCACGCTCGACGGCGCCGTGAAGAACATCAACGAGGTGATGGGCGGCACGATGATTGACTACGAGAAGTCAACCGTCAGCGAGACGAAAATCCTCGATGTGTTCGAGTACCAGAAGGCGGACAAGAAGGAGGCTGGCGATGGCGAGTAGGACACCGACCTTCAAGGAGTTCTGGGCGGCCTACCCACGGAAGCGGGGCAAGGACAAGGCCGAGAAGGTATGGAAGGGCATGAGGCCAGAGGCAAAGCAGCTGGCCTTCGCCGCCCTGCCCGCCTACATCGACGACTACCAGCGCAACAACGTCGCGTTCATGTACCCCCAGGGATGGCTCAACCAGAAGCGCTGGCGCGACTACATGGAAGAAGACGCGGACGTTCCGCCCCCCCAGGGGGTAGGCCCCCACCCCCCCTGTGCCCACCTGGAAAGCGGCACAGACCAGCCCGACCTGTTCGCAGAGCCGGAACCGCAAGCCGCCCCCTCGCTGGCCGACATGGAGACATGGTAATATTTAACGAACACGAATTTCACTAATTAAACGAATTATGACACCGTATGAAAGAATATGGAAACAGCCTTGTGACAAGTTCGTTGCAAGAGCACTGATAGAAGCGGGTTACTACCGCACTTCGTTTGGCAACATCAGGAAATGGCTGTGGCACGAGAAAGGCATTATGCTTACACCGCCATCGAGGGAGACGAACTGCTACGTTGTGTATATCCAGTACCTCACAAAGGATGGCAAAAAGGAACATTCTATACATGGAGAGGACGGCACGCCGGACGGAGCATTCCGTGATGCCTGCCTCACGGTGTTGGAACTGCTGACCATGGAGCCGCCGCGCCTATACTGGTGGGAACGCATCGCCCGTCGCCTCGGTCTGTTAGGCAAAACGGAGGCCGAGCGATGGTACGAAGAGAAGGTGCTGCCACTGAAACAATCCAAGCCAGTGGCGAGAAAGGGTAATAACAAGAATAAGGAGAAATGACTATGGACTTACAACAGAAAGCACTGGAGGTCATCAAGAAGGCCGAGAAGACAGAGAGGGTGACGATTACCGACTGGCATCTGTCAGCCTCTATGACCGAGGGCATCAGCGTCGTTGACGTGACGGCACAGGTCGTCAGAAGGAGGGTAAGCACAATGTCGTACCAGCTTGTGTGGGATGAAGAGCGTCAAGAGTTTATTGAACTCACAGGGATGTGCGTATCGCATTACTGCCGCTTCAACCGCGAACTCTCCGACATCAAGCGCAGCCAGCGTTATACGAAGGCCGAACTCTTCTTCCTGCTACGCAAGGCCAACCGCCGCCGCAAGTCGGCAGAGCGCAAGGTTTACAAGCTGCGGGGCAAGGCCAGGCGGATAAGCGACGACGCCATGACCGCCATCGGAAGCCGCCATCGCATGATAGAAGAACAGTGGGAGGTGATGCGCGAGTTGCAGCGTCGCGGCCTCGTATCGACCGAGGACATGGAGAAGGTTATCTTCGACGTGACGGGCATGAGGAGGGTGAAGTTTGGCGACGAGCCCTGATGCCCTCGCACTCCGCGCACACATTATATATATTATATAGCAAATCCACTAAACGAAAGAGATTATGAAGAAGAAGCATAAGAACCTGCAGCCGTGGCTGGACTACTTCGCCATGCTGCGGCGGCACGAGGAGCAGGGATTCCTGCACGTGAAGGCGCAGGAGCACGAGGCCTACGTGACGCTGCCGGCACTGCTGGTGCTGGCTGGCGTGGACGATACGGAGGTAAGGCAGGGCGACATCATGCGCGACGGAATGCGGACGATGCGCCGCTGCACCGCACTGGTGCGCCACCTGCGCACCTACGCCGCCTGGCTCGCAGCCCACGCCGAGGGCCTCTCGACCTTCGACCCCAGGGCGGCCTACGACCCCACGCAGCCCCTGCCAAAGATTCCTGTCGGGCCACTGACGGACTACCTGCGCCAACCCTTCGCCCTGAACGTCGTGAAGCACGACGAGCCCCACGACCCGCTCTTCACCCTGCTCATCGAGACCAGCCGCCTCTGGTGGCGCCTCTGGATGCCGCACGACCACATCGAGGTAATCACGTATCAGGAGGAGAGAGTATGAGCAAGACCAATTCGCTGCACTACGACCTCTGTCTGGAGGGAGCCAAGTGGCTGCGCCGTCGGCAGGACTTCAACCGGTGTCGGAAGAAGGGGAAGCCGTGCTTCAACCTCGACGTGTGCCGTGGCTGTCGGCTGGCGTTCAAGTACGTCGCCGTGGAACTATGCACCTACGGCACGGAGAACTGCGACGTATGGGGCTACGACGGTTATTGTACCGCCGTTATCGAGGTCAAGGTGAGCCACGACGACTTCATGGCCGACCAGAAGAAATGGTGGCGTAGGGATGCTCCAGAGGATATGCGGGCCGGCAACCTGCGCTGGTATCTCTGTCCCGACGGCATCATCAAGCCCGACGAACTGCCCGACGGCTGGGGGCTGCTCTACTGGGACGGCAAGCAGATTGTTCCGCAAGTGGCGCCAAAGTCGCACATGGCGACGGGTCATGCCGACATGAAGATACTCTACTCGATACTGCGCCGCGAGGGTTTCCCGCAAAAGATATTCAACTATCGCGGCCAGCCATCGACCATCCAGCCCAAGACTATCAACGGAGTGCCCGAAAGGGAGTGGTATAAACAACAAGGAAAGGAGGACTGCCTATGACCGACTACAATCACAATGCCCGTTTCTCTCACCCTGCCATCAAGCCCGACGGCGAGGCGGAGGCACCGCTGACGCGGCCGACGAACCGCGACCCGAACAACGAGAATATCATCGTCACGGGGCCCTTTTATCGGGTGATGAAGAACATGGACCGCGTGCCGCTCCGTGACTACATGGACCACGGCTACGAGACCCGACAGGAGTTCTGCGACGCCGTGCGCGAACTCATCAGTCGCTGTGGCGGGCGCGAGGCGGAGTGCTTCGAGGAGCGAGCATGGCACGGCAAGGAGTGCGAGGCCATCGACCAGCGCCACCGCGCCCTGCACCTGCGGTTCCACGACACGCCGGGCGGGCTGCCCGACGAGGCATGGCTGCCGCTGTATCTGCTGGAGCCTATCCCCACGCCGCCTTGGCTCATACCCCACGAGCCGACCGAAGAGGAACTGATAGAGCAGGAAATCGACGAGGCGATGGGATTCTGAACATTGAACATTGAACATTGAACATTAGGAAAGACCGCTATCCTCACGGACGGCGGTCTTTCCATCTTTTTACCAATAACTAATAAACCTAAAACTATTAACCTATGAAAACACGTTGTTAATCGTATGAAAACTCATGCGAGCCTCACGGCTCCGTATCTTGTGTTGTGTTGGTCTTATGTCTATGCGCCGGGCCCGTCGTCATAAAGGTGACCTACGGTCGAGCCTGCTCACGCTCGGAAGAACTGATGCAAGCATCATTCTTCTCTCGCTTCATCGCAGCCTTCAATCTCATTCGGTTCGCCCGGCTGCTCCGCGTTCATGTGGTCGATGTCCTTGTTGAGTACCATGTTTCCACGAGTCAGTTTGTCGGGGTTGATGTCCTTATAGCCGCCAGCCACTGTGAACCTGCAGGCGAAGACAATGCCGACGCAGGTACCGAAGATGTATGGGTACAGATCCACCCACCACTCGTGCAGCACGCCGCCCGTCAGCGGCACCAGTTGGTTGATGGCAGCCACTCCGCCACCGATGCCGCAGGCCACGACGGTGAGCCAGTAGAAGAAGTGCGGCATCTTCTCATGCCACCGATTCGCCATCTCTTTGCCGGTTCGTCTAAATCTCCGTCCCATAGTGCGTGTTATTTTTGTCTGTTGATCTTGATGCCAGGGTCGCTGACCAGTATCAGGTTGCTCAGCCCCTTCAGGTCGGATGACAGGGATGAAATCTCAGCCCTCACCGACCCCATCGACTTTAGCACCTCCTTCTCCATCGACGACATCTTTTCGAGGAACTCGTCCTGTTTCTTCGAGTGCGAGTCCATGCGTTTCTGGATATTCTCAATGGTTTTCTCTATGTTCTCGATGCTGTTGTGCATCGTCGCCTTCATCTCGGCCAGTTCCTTCTTCGTCGTGTCGAGGTCGCTCTTCAGGTTGAACACATACTTGAACAGCCACCCGATGACGCCGAGCATGGAACCAAACAGGTAGGGCCAAATGTCTGTCATTACTTGATTCATATCGCTTTCAGATTCTTTTTGCCTGCAATATACAAAGTAGCGGCGACGAAATCAAGGGCAGTGCGTATGGTTCACGGTTCACGGTTCACGGTGCATGGTGGAAACTACTCTAATATTTTTCAAAACTACTCTAATATTTTCCAAAACTACTGCTTTTTTGAAAATAACCATCGAGCGCGGCTCGTGGATTCTGCTCTCACCTCGCACTGCCCTTAACTTTGTTGAGCGCAGGCATCGCCTCGGCATAACCATCGAGCGCGGCTCGTGGATTCTGCTCTCGGCTCGCACTGCCCTTGATTTCGTTAAAGTCAGGACGTATCTTGCACCTAAAAAACTAAGGAGACGAGACGATATGGCAGACGGTAGACCATTGGCACTGCAGCGCGACGCTTACGGTGAGATGATAGAGGCCGTGAAGTTCGACTGGCGCGACGCCCGCGTGCTGCAGTGGATTGACAAGTTCGTGGAGTTCGGACAGATGGACTCCGAGGGCAACATCAAGCGTCAGAAGGCACGGCAGTCGGGGGCACTGCTCCGAAGCATCAAGTGGCGCACATGGGCCGACTCGGGCGGCGACCGCCAGGTGTTTACAGCCCGCTACAACTACTACGCCAAGTTCGTGGAGCTGGCGCTGGGCCGCAAGATGCCGTTCGTCGCCCTGCCGCCAGCCATCCCCCAGCGCAGGTGGCAGCCCATCGAGATGCCCGACCGCCCCCGAAAGGCGAAGCCCTCCATCCCCACCGAGATGCGCAAGCAGTCGCGCAAGTTCGTGACTATGCTCGAAGACCGCTTCTCCTACCACGGCATGGCCATCATGATTTACGCCCTCGGCCCCAGCATCCACAACAAGCGGCTCATCGAACAACTGCTGACACAGGGACGCCTCTCGCAGACCGTGCGCCACACGTAACACAAAGTATCAACACAAACACGACATACCACTATGAGTGTAAGAAGAACAGAAGTATCATCCGTTCGCTTCGAGATTAACGCCCGACCCGCCAGTGCCTCGATGGAGGCTCTGCAGGAAGAAGCCAAGAAGCTGAAAGATCGCATGGAGGACGTCAATAAACAGATTGAAGCCCTCGGCAAGGTGGAACCAGACGACCAGCGGCTTATCGGCTTCCGAAAAGAACTAAAAAATCTGAAGAGCGACCTCGACGACGTGAACCGCACGATGAAGGACTACACCCGTGGCGTGAAGGCTGCCGACGAGTTGCTGAAAGCCTACGATGCGGGCAACATCGAGAGCCTGAGCATGAAGGCCATCAAGGCCGGGCAGAACGGACTGAAGAAGCGTATAGAGAACATCAAGCCCGAGACCGCCAACGAGGAGGAACTGAAGGCCTACCGCATCATCACCGAGGTGATACGCGAATCGCAGCGCGTGGTTGACACCTTCAAGACCGACGCCAGGGAGACCATACAGATACTGGAGCAGGGCGGCACCGTGGCCGAGTCGACGCTGAAGAAGACCCGCGACGGCGTGCGCGACCTGATGCAGACCACCAAGGAGGGCTCGAAGGAGAACCGCGAGTACGCCCAGCAGTTCGAGTTCCTGGCCGAGAAGATGAAAGAGATGGAGACGGAGAGTGCGCGTGTGTCGGGCCAGAAGATGCTGGGCCGCGCCTTCCGTGGCGACTTCGCTACCGCCGACACCAAGACGCTGAACGAGGTCATCGCCAAACTGCGCGAGTACCAGACCGTCATCGACGACCCCAACGGCAAGGGTGCCCGAATAATGGACGCTACTGAGAAACAGATAAGGAGTCTTTCAGAGACCCTTAATGAGATAAAGAACAACGGTGCGCTCAAACTGATGAATGAGCGCATGGGCAACCTCGGCAACCTCTCGAAGGACGCCCTCGCAGAGACCAAGCGCTTCTGGCAGGCCATGTACGACGGTGCCGACCAGAATGACCCGAAACTCGCAGAGATAGAGAAGCGCCTGAAGGATATCAACGCCGAGGAGCAGAAGCGTGACAAGGGCCAGTTGCAAAAGGACGCCAGACTGATAAAGACCGCCGACCTCTCCACTTTGAGCGAGCAGGAACTGCAGGGCTCGATACGCGCCGCCAAGCAACTGGCACAGGCGATGGACCCTGCCGATGCGTCGTATAAGCAGTTGGTAGCCGACATCATCCGCGCCGAGGAGCATGTGGAGAAGTTCGGACTGGCAGGCGAGACCAGCACGCAGAAGCAAGTACAGCAGTTGCAGCAGATGGTTGACCGCATGGCCAGCCTGAGCAACCTGTCAGACGCAGCCCTGCAAGAGACCAAGAAGTTCTGGGAGGCTCAGGTGGCCGGCACCGAGAAAGGCAAAGCCGAACTGGCTGAATACGAGGCACGGCTGAAAGCCGTAAAGGACGAGGAACAGGAGCGCAACCGCATAGCCAACGAACAGAAGGCAGGGATAGTCCGTAGCGAATCGTTCAATATGTATTCATTGGCGGAGATACGCGAGAGTATAGCCGCCGCCAAGGAACTGCACTCACACATGGCATCGGCCAGCCCAGATGCGCAGCGGCTTGCTGAGTCTATCGCCAAAGCCGAGGAACACGTCAAGCGATATGGTGGAGAGGCAGCCCGCGTCGCTCAGAGCAACGAGACGATGCGGCGCCAGTTCCAGACGATGATTGACGAACTGAACCGTGGCATCATGCCGACGGCATCGGCTATCAAGGCACAGCAGAACTACTGGCGCAAACTTATCGAAGACCCTAAGACTGCAAAAGAGTCTCTGCAGGAATACCGCGACCAGTTGAAGGAAGTGGATAAGATGCAGGAGGCGATGGTCAAGATCAACGGAGAGACCGCCTTCCAGTGGTTCCAGAACGGCAGTTACAAGGATGCCAGTACCAATAAGGTAAAGGAGATGGCCGCCGACCTGAAAGCCTACCGCGATTCATTGCCACAGGAAACAGCCGCTGCCAGGATACAGCAGATAGACCAGTGGTTGCAGAAGACAGGTCAGTCGGCTAAGAAAGCCGCCGAGGACGTGATGTCGCTCGATGATGCTCTGGAACTTGCCGCCAAGGCGGGCGAGAACTATTACCTCCAGAACAACAAGGAAGGCTTCGTCGCTTCGCCACAGCAGATACAGGCTGCAACCAAGGCCATCAACGAACGCCGCGATGCCGTCATCAAGCTCATACAGGAGAACAAGAGGCTCGGACTTTCCACCGAAGCAGAGGAAGAGGAGCTCGCCGACCTGACGAAGAAGCTGCGCGACCTGAAGTTCGAGCAGGACAACGTGAACATGAGTCAGGAGAAGATGCGCCGGCTGATGGAGCAGCCCGCACAGGCCGTGAGCCTCGATGAACTGCGGGCGGCCATCAAGCGGGCCGACGGCGAACTGCGCCGCATGGAGGGCTCGCTGGGCAAGAACTCGAAGGAGTACAATGCGTTCGCCGAGCAGGTGAAGGCGGCGAAGAACACGCTGAAGGACATGGAGGGCGCCGCCAAGGCCAGCGCCTCGGCATGGGAGAAAGCCGTGTCGCGACTGAAGACCTACGTCGGCCTGTATATGGGATTCAACATCCTGTGGCAGAAAGTGACGGGTACTGCCAGTGACCTGCTGGACCTGAGTGACCGCATGGGTGAAGTGCGCAAGACGACGCAGATGACCGCCGACCAGGTGGGCCGACTGTCGGACGCGCTGACGAAACTTGATACGCGCACCAGCCTGACCGGTCTGATGGAATTTAGCTCTCTTGCCGGTAGTATCGGTTTGAAGACGCAGGAGGACGTGCAGGGCTTCACCGAGGCTGCGAACATGCTGTCGGTGTCGCTGCCCGAACTGGGTAGCGAGGCGAGCCGCACGCTGATGAAGATAGCCGACGCGACGGGCGACCTGGAGAAGAACGGCAACAACGTCCGCGAGACGCTGGAGCGCGTGGGCTCGACGGTCATCGCCCTGCGTGCCAACTCGGCAGCCGCCGCCGGACCCATCACCGACTTCGTGAGCCGTGTGGGTGCCGTGGGAGCGCAGGCGGGTATCTCCATCGACCAGATAGCCGCGCTGGGTGCCACGGTCGATGCCCTGGGCGGTCGCGTGGAGATGTCGGCAACGGCGCTGTCACGAATGATTCCGGCCATCAGGAACAACACGTTCGAGGTGGCGCAGGCCATCGGCATGACCGAGAAGCAGTTGAAGAGCATGTCGGGCATCGACCAGATGGTGGCCGTGTTCAAGGCGCTGCACGACTCGGTGAAGAACTTCGACATGACCACCGAGGAGGGCATGAACGCCGCCGCCGACGCCGTGGAGGGCATGCTGGGCCGCTCGGTGTCGATGCAGGACGTGATGAAGCAGTTGAACCAGCAGGGCGCCCGTGCCGGCATCGTGTTCGGCTTGCTCTCGCAGAACGTGGACACGCTGGAGAAGCAGCTCGGCATAGCGGGCGAGGCGTACAAGCAGAACACCGCCCTGATGGACGAGTACAACAAGATGAACGACACGGCAGCGGCGAAGTGGGAGAGGCTGAAGAATCAGATGGAAGAAGCATTCGTGAGCGACACGATGCAGAAAGGACTCGGATGGATGATTGACGGACTGCGCAAGACTATCGACCTGCTGGTTGGTAGTGGCGGCGTAAGCGTAGCACTGCGCACCGTCATTACGTTCCTTATGCTGACAAAGGCCAACCTCTGGGGAGTCTTCGCCAGCATGAAAGGCATTGAAGGAGGTCTGCAAAAGATCGGCATCGCCATCGGGTTTGTCAACAACGAGACAAAGAAACTGCAATGGGGCAACATCTTCACGGCATTAGCGGGTGCCGTGCTCTATGCAGTACACGCATTTGGTTCATATAGGGAAAGACTGTCGGAGACGCAAAAGGAGATAGGCAAGTGGGCACAGGAACTTGTGAAGTCGGAGCAGGCCGTGAACGACAACTTCAAGGCTGTCGACAAGGCTAACGATTCTATCAACGAGGCCAACAAGAAGGTGCGCGAGGCCAAGGCCGCACTGGAAGCCGCCAAGAAGCAGATGGACGGATCGAAGGAAAGCGCCGACCGGCTGGCAAAGGCCGAAGAGGACTTGAAGAAGGCCGAGGACGACGTGCGCAAAGCCAGCGATGCCCACAAGTCAAGCATTGAAAACATCAATAAGATATATGGTAAGTATCTCGGCTTCATGCTTTCGGAGATATCGTCGGCCAACGAACTGGCCAACGCCCGCGAACTGATTAACGCCAAACTGCGCGAGACCATCACGCTGAAGCGCAAGGAGGCTGCGCTGGGGCGTATCGAAGAGAACTACGGCGAAGGGCGCGACAAGAAGTACGGCGAACTGAGCCAGGCGCTGGGCATTTCCAAGCGCAAGAAGGTGAAGGTCGGCAACAAGGAGGTGTGGACTACCGACACGGAGGCCAGTACGGAACTGTTGCGCGAGATTACCACGATGGCACAGGGCGAGAAACTGACCGCCCAGCAGGTGGAGCAGGTTCTTTCAGATGCGGGTCTTAGCATCTACGAGACAACGAGCAACGGCAAGAAGAAGGTCACGGCCTATGGTGCCTATCTTCGCAACCTTGTGATGGACTACAGGAAGGAATACCTGGATGTTCAGAAGAAGGTAAAGGATACTGAGATGCAGTTTGACGTAGAAGCATCCGTTGACCGCAAGCATACGCAGAAGGAACTGAAAGAGCAATATCGGGAATCGGAGAAGACCTATGTGGATCTGGAGGGTAAGTATGCGGCAGCGACCGGAGAGGCCCGCAAGAAAGCGGCTGCCACTCTGTTGAAGCAGGCCGACACGCTGGAGGGCATGATTGCAGCCGCACCAAACTACTACGACCTGAGTAATGACAAGGAGAAGGAAGCCTACGAGAATTTCGTAAAGGACGCTCAGGCTCGCATCGACGGCATCAAGGATCAGCGCGATGCTTTGGTAAAGGAGGCGGGCTCTTACTATTCGTCAGGCAACGGCGGCGGCGGTGGCGGCGGAGGGAAGAATCCCTACGGCGACTACAACAAAGTGACCTCGCCCTACAAGGAGTGGAACGGCAACGACCTGGTGGCCCGCCGCAAGGAGATGCTGGAGCGCGTGAAGGCACTGGCCAACGGTGCCGACGTGCAGGCGGTGCTCTCGGAGGACGCAAGGTTCATCAAGGATGCCGTGCGCAAGAACATCAAGACCACCGAGCAGGCCATAGAGTGGTATAACACGGAGCGCCTGAAGATACAGGATGCGCTGCACGCCAAGCACCTGACAAACACCGGCGACTGGATGGACCCGGAGAAGGTGAGGAAGCGTGTGGGCCGCGTGGTAAATGACGAGATGAAATACTATCTGGACGAACTGGACGCCTACTACACCGAGCGGAAGGCGAAGATTCAGGAGGCACAGAACGACCAGGAGATAAGCGAGGCAGAGGCACGCAACCGCACGCTGGCCAACGATGCCGAGTGGCAGCAGCGTCGCGCCGAACTGCAACTGCTGTACTCGAAGCGTCGCGGCGAGGTGGTACAGCAGGAACAGGACGAAATCTTCCGCATCATATCGGAGCGCACGGGCGAGACCACCGCCTACATCAAGGCCGACATCGCACAGACAAACCATCTCATCGAGGAGACAGGCAAGAAGAACAAGGCCGCCATGGACCGCATCTACGGCGACATAGAACTGGGTGCCGAAAGGAGTTTCCTGCGCCAGCGCAACGCCATCGGGCAGCACATGAAGGACATCACGGCCATCGTGAACAAGGAGAACCCCTACGCGGGCATCACCGAGGAACTGCGCAAGAACCTGGGTACGATGGACGCGCTGCTGACCGACATCGAGAAGGAGGAGGAGCGCACCATGGAGAAGGAGATAGAGCGCACGATGTTCATCCTGGAGCAGTCGACCAAGGGCTACAGCCTGACGTGGGAGCAGCTGATGGGTGAGATGGCAAAGCGCGGCTGGCAGGCGTGGGCCGACGCCATCGACGGCGACGCGCAGACGCAGCAGAGGCTGATGCACCAGGTGTACCGCGTGTTCGAGAAGGTGCAGGATGCCATCAAGAAGGAGGCGTCGGAACTGAAGAAGCAGGCCGACATCATGTGGAGCAACATACTGCTGCCCGGCGGCGACGGCAAGACCACCATCAAGGACGCCTTCGAGCAGGCCATCGGTGCGCTGGGCATTCAGGAGGGGCGCGTGAGCAGAGCCAACTCGCTCATCGGCGCAGGAGTAGCCAGCGAGCGCGTCGCCGATAAGCTCGCCATCCAGCAGCTGAAGGTGCAACTGGCCATGCAGCAGTATCAGTACAGTCTGGTGCATAAGATAGGTAAGGAGAAGATAGATATGCTGCGACGCGAGGCGGAGATGGAGTCGGACGCGGAGAAAGCCCGTCAGCTGAGGATGCAGGCACAGAACGCCGAAATGGCGCTGAACCTTGCCACCCGCAAGGAGCAGACCGACGAACTGAAACTGCAGGAAGATATCATCGCCAAGACGGAAGAGTCTGAGGCACGGCTCTATAAGGAGTTGCGCGAGTGGGCCGACCTGCTGACAAGTTCCATCCAGGGCGTCTTCGAGGCAAGCCACGCCGGCGATGCGGAGTACTATAACGAACGGGCGAAACTCGACTTGACCGGCAAGGGCGGCCCCGGCGCAGGGACCTACGTCGTCATCGACAATGCCGGCACCAGCGACGCCACCGCCCACTACGAATACCTGGACGAGCGCCAGGCACTGGAGCGCGAGCATGAGATAGAGCAGCAGAACGCCCAGGCCGAGGCATGGCGCAAGTTGATGGATGACATCAATCAGAAGATGAGCGACCAGATAACAGACTGGCTGAATGCCATGTTCCAAAACGCTTCGCTGGATGCCAACACGGATGCCACACTGCAGAACACCGAGGCACTGATGGGACTGAGCGGTGCGATAGCCGGAGCCAAGGCAGGAAACGCGCTCGACAATATCGACCTCGGCGGCACGACCGACGGCAGCGCTTCGGGTGCAGGCGCAACGGCTGGCATCGAGTCAGGACTTACCCCCGACCAGGCACAGGAGTTTATCGAGGGTATGGGCGACAATCCGATGCTGTTCTGGCAGGAGCAGAGCGACATCGCCACGCAGAAGATGCTCGACAATATGGCTGCGCTAAAGAAAGGCCAGGACGATGCCAACAAGAAGATGCAGGCAAGCACGCAGGCCACCTTCGCCAAGATGACCGCCGCCGCCAACATGTACGGCATCGCCTATCAGACGATGAGCAACGACAACCTCTCGACCACGCAGAAGTTCGAGATGATGGCTGTGCAGGCGGCAGGACAGTCGGCTATCTCGATGCTGACGGTGGACTTCTCGACGATGACCGGCGAGGCTGCCGTCAACTCTGCATCGGTACTGGGCAAACTGTGGTCGCAGTTGGGCTGGTATGCCATTCCCGTGTATGCGCTGTTCACAGGCTTGCTGGGCGGTCTGATGGGCTTGGCCGTGTCGAAGATTGCCAAGAGCAAGAGCCAGATTGCACAGGTAACCGGCGCCAGCGTCGGTGCCGGCCGACTGGCTACGGGTATGCTGACATACGCCGAGGGTAACGTGAACGAGTTTACGGATCCGGCTTCGCTGACGCCGGGGCGACAGTACAACGTGGACGGGGCCGACGGCAAGACCTACCGCGCCCGCTACATGGGTAAGGACGCCAAGACGCACATCACCAACGGTCCCGAGTTCCACCTCGTAGGCGAGAAGGGCCGCGAGGCCATCATCGACGCCCACACTACCCGCCTGATGCAGACTGACGACACCGGCATCTGGCAGGCCATCCAGACACTCTACAACGGCGGTCGCGTCAGCGGATTCTCCACCCGCAGGGGTAGGGGAGTGCGTGCCTTCGCCGAGGGTAATATCAATGACTTCGAGGATATCAGCGGCAGCGGCATGGAGGGAGCCGATGGCTTCGACGACCTCACCGCCATGCAGGATTCGCTCGACAGGAACACCGCCGTGCAGGAGGCCCTGCTCGAAAGGCTCAACAAGCCCATCGTGGCACAGAATATATGGACGGGGCCGGAGGGCATACCCAACATGGTGAACAAGTATCAGAAGGAGGCGAAAAGACATGGGGTGAAGTACCTGTAATCCTTGCGGCAAAACCGCAAGGATTACAGGACTGACATTGGCCATCGCCTCGCACTGCCCTTGATTCCGCGAAAGCGGAAATGTAAATTGCAGACAAGAAACAACGACGAATATGTTTATAAGGACAGAAAACGAGATTGTGAGTGTGATGCCTACCTCGCGGTGGAGCAAGCCGACGGAACTGCTACCTTATCTGGAGGAGGAGGAACGGGGGGCGCTGGAGCCGCTATTAGGCACGGCGCTGTACGAGCACCTCTGCCAGGAGTACGAGCGGCTGAGGGAGACCTACATAGACATCACCGCCACGACCATCAAGCCGACAGGCAAGGCGAAGGAGGACCCCGGACTGCCCTACGCCGACGTGACCGAGAGGATGGACGCGATACAGCAGGGCGTGCTGCCGGCGGCGTGCGGCTGTGTGCCGATGCCCGAGGAGGAAGTGGACGTGCCGAAGGAGGACCTGAAGACCATCCGGCTGCTGCGCATCTGCCAGAGGATAGAGTTTTATAAGATGCTCTCGCACAAGGCGGGGCTGCTGACCGTTTCGTTCAACGAAGGCGGCGGCATGAACAAGATATCAGCCGACGGATACGAGCCTGCCGACGAGAAGGACAAGGAGCGGGCGACGAAGGATGCCTACATGAGTGCGGGCCGCGCCATCGACGACCTGCTGCTATTCCTGGAAGCGGACGCGAAGGGCGACAGGCTGTTCACGGAGAAGTGGCAGGAGGCGGACGCCTTCTACCTGCACAAGGATCTGCTCTTCCAGACGGCGAGGGTGCTGAAGGAATTTCTCGGGACCAAGATTGACCGGATGACTTTCGTGGATTTGGTTCACGACATACGCTATTGTCAGAATACGTATCTGAAGCCGAGGGTAGGGGCGAAACTGCTGAAGGCGGTGATCGACTACGCCAACGAGGGAAACCCCTCTCCTGACTCCCCCGAGGGGGAGGGCACCGACACCACGGACTCTCAACAAACCACAACCTCTCCCATCGGGGAGACGGAGGGGGTTGAACTGCTCTCGATGCTGAGGACGGCGCTGGCCTTCTACGTGGAGAGCCGACGGACGACCATCACGCACACGACGTCGCTGGCGGGCAGCAGTTCGCGCAGTTCGTCCGCCATCTTCCAGAAGGAGGAGAAACTGGCAAGGCGCGACTCGATGACCGACGCACAGCAGGCGATGGCGATGGCGTGCGAGTACATCGAGGAGAACCTGGAGGCGCTGGGCGACGCAGCCGTGGACAGCCCCATATATAAAAAGGTGAAGGCCGCCGAGCAGCAGGCCGAGCAGGACGCAGCCAATGCCGAGGCGGCACAGCGCCGCCGCTGCCGACAGCAGTGCGAACAGAACAGCCGCAAACTGTTTACGGGATTCCCGGCTACGCACAGGACGCCAGAACGAAAGTGAAAAGTGAAGAGTGAAGAGTGAAGAATTTGCTGCCGCCATCAGGTGCTTGCACACTCTGCCCTTGATTTCCGAAACACCGCTACGTATATTGCGGACAGACAGACACAAAAACGAAGAGATATGAACATCGGATTATTAAACATCATGCACAATAAGGTGTGGGACTTCCGCCCAGACCTGGCACAGACGTATGCCGACGCGCTGAAGAACGCCATCGAACTGCATCTGCCCAACGACATCGAGAAGCAGCACGGCTACTTCCTGTCGAAGAAGGGCTACCAGAAGGACGGCAAGACCGTTGGCGCCAACTTCGAGGATAAGCTGTACGTAGGCGACATCCACCGCATTGAGCGCCATCTGTATTGGAACGACGAGGAACTGCAGGAGGACGACGAGATCATCAACGTGGTCGTGGTTGACGGCCCCGTGACCCGCGACGGCGACGGCTGCTCGTATGGCACGAAGGACTTCCGCGACCAGGTGATGTATGCCAATACCATCCCGCAGGTGGTGGGACACCTGTTCCTTATCAACACCCCTGGCGGTCAGGCTTCCTGTCGTAACGACTACGAGATGATGATTGCCGACTGCCGCGAGAAGGGCAAGCCCACCGTGGCTTTCGTGGACGGCATGTGTTGCTCCAGCGGCGTGAACCTTGCCTGCCGTTGCGACCGTGTAATCGTGATGAATCCCAAGGATGAGTTCGGCTGTATCGGCACGATGGCTGCTTTCTGGGCTGTCGCCCACGACACTGTGGACCAGGACGGCTACCGCTATGTGGAACTTGTCGGCAAGGACTGCCCCGAGAAGAACGACTGGTACCGTGAGGCCGCCGCAGGAGAATACGAGAAACTGCAGGCTGAGCTCGACAAGGACACCGAGGAGTTCCATAACGAGGTGCGCGAGAACCGTCCGCTCGTTACCGCCGACATGCTGACGGGCAAGGTGTTCGAGGCGCAGGAGGTTATCCCTGCTCTGGTCGATGAGATAGGCGACATGAACCGCGCCATCGAGTGCGTGTTTGAACTCGCTAACGAGACGCTGACAGCAGCACGACTGGTGACCGCCGAGCCGAAGGAGGAACCGGAGGAGAAGCCAGAGGGCGAGGAGCCCGAGGAGATGGCCAAGCTGACTGAGCAGCAGAAGGCTGCCATCGCCACAAGCCGTGGCGACCTGAGAATGGTCGATGACGGACATGTTACCAAGGAGGTGCCGGGATTCTTCGGCCCTGAAACAGTAGAAGTAGCAAACCCCCAAAATAAGGAAAATATGACAGAAGAAGAGAAGAAGGCCGCTGAAGCTGCCGAGGAGCAGCAAGCCGCCGAGCAGGTAGAACAGCCTGCCGCAGAAGCAGCCGCCGAGGAAGCACCAGCAACCGAAGCTCCAGCTGCCAGTGAAGAAGCCCCTGCACAGGAGGGCACCGAGGCTCCCGCCGAGGAAGCGCCTGCACAGGAGGAAGAGAAGCCCGCCGAAGAGGAAGAGAAGCCTGCCGAGGAAGCACCCGCTACCGAGGAAGAGCAGCCTGCCTCTCAGGAGACCATCGAGAACGCCGAGCCTTCGGACGAAAGCGCTCAGGAGCCTGCTGCCGAGCCAGCCCAGGAGCCTGCCTCTCAGGAGACCATCGAGAACGCCGAGGCCGACATCGACAAGATTCAGGAGACGTTGCATAACGCCGAGCAGATGATTGCCGACAAGGACAAGGAGATTGCCGACCTGAAGGAGTCGCTGGACGGTCAGAAGAATACTGCCGAGCAGTTGCAGGCCGACATCGACCAGGCACGTAAGGACATCGAGACCGCCAACGGCACGATTGCCGAGCGCGACGCCGCCATCGCTGCCCGCGACAAGAGCATCGAGGAGAAGGACGCACTCATCGACCAGCTGAAGAAGCAGGTCAGCGACCTGAAGGCCGAGGTGAAGGAACTCGCCGGCAAGCCAGCCCCGATGACCGACGCCGCCGCCGGCATCCCCCAGGACAATGGCACGGGCGAGGCTCCGAAGCAGAAGCAGAAGCGCATCACCCGCGAGAACATGACCTACGAGCACTGCCGCGAGGTGGCAACGGAGGGTAAGTAACACTGCCCTTGGCTTCGCCGAGTGCAGCCATCGCCTCGGAACAACCATCGAGCAAGCTCGTGATTCTTCGCTCGGCTCAGGCTGCCCTTGATTTCCTGAACGCCACTGCGTAAATTGCAGACAACAACACAAACATTTTATAAACCAACACAAAAGCAACAAGATTATGGGACCTTATGCACTTAGCATCAACGAAATCCAGCACGTGAAGGAACAGATTCACGAGGAGCTGGTCGCCAAGGCTTATCTGCTTGACGATTCTATGTTCGGAGACCTCGGTTTCAAGGTGACGACCAATGTCGAGAATATCGACGTGTGCCGTATCTTCAACCGCAAGGGCCTCGTAGCACGCCCCTACCGTGTGGGCAATGTGAAACCTTCGCAGCTCGCCAAGATCCTGGAGAACCCTGCCAAGGTGGAACCCTACTACATCAAGTCGGAAGACTCTATCGAGCGCTACCGCGAGAAGGGTCCGTACAACGTGGTTGACGGCTCCGGCGAGAGCGAGATGTCGCAGAACAACATGAAGGAGGTTGCCGGTCGCGCCGCAGAGGACGTCCGCTTCAACGTGTGGTTCGGCAACAAGGACAACCGCGACCTGGAGGACACTCCCGAGAACCAGGTGAAACTGGGCCTCTCGCTGTTCGACGGTATCTACACCCTCATTGCCAAGGCCCGCACCGACGGCACCATCTCGGTTGCCAACCGCAACCTGATTATGACTGGCGACATCACCGGTCTGGAGGCCGACCAGGTGTACGACCTGCTGGTGAACTTCTACACGAAGCTGCACCCCGCCATGAAGAAGCCCGAGCAGACCACCTACATCTACGCCAGCGACGAGTTCTGCCGCAAGGCCGTGAAGGGTTACATGCTGACCTATCCTCAGATTGCTCCCACCGTGCTGCAGGCAGGCTGGAAGTTTGCCGAGATGCCTAACATCGTGCTGAAGACCAGCGCCGGTATGGGCGTAGGAGGCCAGCTGATAGCCTCGATCGAAGGAAACCTCGAATTTATTTGTGACACCCGCGAGGGAACGGCACAGGTACGCATCGGCCAGACCAACGAGGACCTGACCATCATCGGCTACCAGATCAACGCCGCCGCCACTACCCGCATCCGCGAGTACAGCCCCGAGGTGTTCGCATGTAACGACGCCGTGAACAGCTACGACTGGACTCCCGGCCAGTACATCGCCGAGATCTTCACCGCTACGAGCGCCGACACCAGCAAGGGTACCGTCGCCATCACCAGCGGCCAGAAGGACCTCTATGCCGACGGTGACATCATCACCCTGACGGCTACTCCTAAGAGCGGCTTCGTCTTCGCAGGCTGGAGCAAGGGCGGACACATCATCAGCCAGGCCAACCCGTTCAACTTCACCTTCCCCGGTGGCGTAGTGAACGTGGCAGGCGTGTTCAAGGCCGAGGCAGCTGAGGAGGAGGAGACTCCCACCTACACAGCCGTAGCCAACCCGACGGGCAACCCCGCTCAGCAGGGCTGGTACGAGAAGAACGGCGACGTGTATTCTCTGACTGAGGACACCGAGGTAGAGTCTGGCAAGACCTACTACACGAAGGGCTAAACGCTATCGGAGGTGAGCGGCGGCGTGATCCATCGCCGTCATGCCGCCGCCCTCTGATTTCCTCTCAACCAACACATTTGAGCTTTCCCGTCAAACGGGAATGCGGCATAAGCCAAAGGGCTCAAACCAATACAAAAGCAACACAGTAATAACAACACAAACACAAGATTAGATTATGGGACTTTGCAATTTCAAGCACGTTAAGCAGACTAATGACTGCACGGAGAACCCTGGCGGAACCAGCAACTATTGCATGATTGTTCCCCTCGACTCTGACCACATCACTTCCATCGAGATCAACGATGAGAAGAATCAGTACAACATTACTCCTGCCGGAGGTGAGAACGCCACGCTGAAGGGCTGGAAGATTGCCTTCAAGAACCAGACGGGTCAGGTATCGAGTGAGGATAACGGCGAGGGTGCTGCCAACGCCGTAACCGGCACTGGTCTCGTTGACAAGAACGAGGACGACATGGCCGTACTGGGTCGCCGTCTCTCGAACATGGGCGGTGGCTACCTCGTGTTCTTCCCAACTGGCAAGACCAAGAAAGTGGACAACGCTTCCCTGAAGGAGTGGAAGGTCGTTGGCAACCCAACGGGCGACGTAACGTTCAACCGCGCCAACACCAGCGGCCAAAATCGTAATGACGATCACGGCACAACCTTCAACTTCGTCTGCAACTTCCAGGTTTACGACGTGGTTAAGTACTACGGCGACATCGCCGAGGAGGTAGAGAGCTAACCTTCCCAAAGGTAAACTTTTCATATCAGCGAGGCTCAGACCCACATCACCGGGCCTGGGCCTCGTTTCAGTTAGACACTTAAACACATAGAGAAATGAGAATAATACAACCATGCTGCGCACCTCGGCAACTGCTCGAACTGCGCGATTCCATCAAAGACGGCGGCAAAACACAGTTCCAGGGCTTCGGCGACCTGTCGCTGACCGAACTGCTGCCCGCCCTGCTGACACGCTATACAGAGACGGAGATGCTGATTGCAGCCCCGGCACTGCCCGACCAGGCCGCAGAAATCATCAGCCGCTGGATGCGCCAGCAGTGGCCGCATAAGAACGGCAAGGACAAACTGGACACCATCTCCCGCCTGACCATCATCGCCGACCTGTCGCCGGAACAGTCGCCCATGGTGTCGGAGTGGCTGAAGGAGAATCCCTTCGGCGACCGCTTGACGCTTGTCGACAAGGCGCAGGACGACACCGCCCTGCTGCTGCCCGACATCGCCATCACAGGCCCGCTGAACCTGCGCTACGGACAGAACTTCACCTGCGACGTGTCCACCGTGCAGGAGGAGGTCGATGCGCTGTGGAAGCAGTATAGTAAGTTGACGCGCCCCGTTGCGAAGAGCAGGGCGACGGCAAAGAAGGCTGTTAGTGACCCCCTATCGGCTCCGGCATCGCCCGAGGCTGAGGAAAAGAGTCAGGAGGAATAGGCTATGCTGAATTGTAAGGAGTACGAATTGGACGACCTGCTGGCCGTGACCGCCATTCCCGTCACGGACTTCTCGCCGGGCACGGCTGCCTGGCAACTGAAGCCGTCCATCGCCAGCGCCTCACTGTCGCCGACGCTCACCAACGCCGTCGCCATCGGCCTGCAGCCCGCCGTCACTGGCGGACGGCTCGTGCCCATCAAGCGCCTGAGCGGCAAGGCGAAGGACAGCGAGGGCGACTCGGTGGCAGGGCGCAAGCACACGGTCAGCGTATCGTGCGAGGCCGACGACCGCGACCTGACGGCGGACAGCCGTGGCGAGACAGTGCTTGACTATCTGCTCCGCCTGGAGCGCACGCCGAGCCACCTGCTGCTCACCTTCAGGGGCGGACAGCGGGCCTTCGTCGCCGCCACCGAGGACACCTACACCTGTGAGGTCAGCCGCGACGGCGCCAAGACCAGCGTCTCATTCAAGATCGAGAACCTGATGGGGATTCAGTTGATTACGGCGTAGCGGCTTCGCTACGGACAAAACAAGAGTGGGGTGCAGACCTTTTGGTATCTGCACCCCACAACCAATCACGGCGAATGATGGTTGTTTTGATAAGGGGCTGCCGTGACACGGCAGCATACTCGACGGGCGATTACTTGAACAGACGGCGGGCTATGTATAGCAACGCATCGTAGGCGGCATTGCCAAGTACGTTTGACGCAAAGTCTTCTCCGAAGGTCTGCTGGTGCTTGCGCAGGTCCCGGATCTGCGCCGACTGCTGCTGAAGGGCGGACATGATTTCCGTGTGGCTCTTGTTCTGCATGGTAAGCTGGATGAAGATCCGCTTCTCGTCGTCGGACATCTTGTCGTAGATGCGCTCCAACAACTGCCTGCGCAAGTAGCCGTCAACGTCCAATGCCTACAGATTGAAGTAGTGGCGAATATCGAAGCGCTTGTCGGCGTCCTTCAGTTTGTCGAGCGCCAGGGCATGGACGAACTCGAACATCATGTTGCCGTCGCCAGCATACTTGGTGAGCGTTGTGGACGAGTCGGACATGATCATGTTCATCGTCACGTAGAGGGCACAGCGGTTGTAGCAGGGCCATTCCTCCAGCTCGAAGCCGCTCTTCTCCATGGCGTTCTTCCACTGGTCGCGAGTCCACGGTGCAGGTGGTGTCATGGCGGCAACGATCTTGTCGGCCTCGGACGGCGTGAGGTAGTTCTTCCACTTGATGGCCTCCAGCTTCTCCACCCATGCCTGGGCAGCCTCGGGCTTGTTGGCGGCAAGCCACTCCATCATCTCATTCATTACATGACCGAAGGCTTTCATGTTCTTCGGATCCTTACTTTGAGCCATGTAGTCGTATAGCTCGTAGTATTTCTCTTTCAGTTCTTGTGTTGTCATTTCTTCTTCGATTTAGTTGTTGATTTAACCTTTGGTTGAGCATGCTCACGCTCGGCAGAGTCGAAACCGGTTTCACTCTGCTCTCGCTTACTCGCATCCTTTGTAGGATTCCTGTGGATATCGGTCTTTGACGGCTTTTTGTCCGCTGTCTCGGGTGGTCGCTGTGACACAGCGACAGGCTGAACGGGATTGCCGCACGACGGGCAGGGCGCTTCAGGAACGCTCCTTGTGGGTGTCGGCGGTATCTGCTGTTGGATAAATCTTGCCATAGATGTAATCGTAAAGTTTGTCGATGCCGCCCTCGGCGAGTTCAAGCCAGAGGGCAAGGTAACTTGCGAGGAAGGATATCGCCAGCCAGCGTATCACGTCCGACAGGTCACACCCGTAGCGGTCGGTGGCCGCCAGGATTGCTCCGTAGGCCATCGTCGTCCACCACGTCAGGCACCTCGGGCAACTGACGACGGGCAGCGAGCGGCGCTTCTTGAAGAACACACCGACGACTGCGCCGACGAGCCCCAAGTGGTTGGCCGTCGTACAGGCGAACACGATGCAGGCGATATCCGTCCAGTCCATAGTTAGTCACTTTTCTTGGTCACTCACGTCTGGCTAAGTTCACGCACCGGCGGTGACCTCGACGGATGTCGTGATGGCAATCTGGTTGGTGCAGGGCTTCGTCGCACGACAGCAGCCACAGCCGTTGTTCAGGTAGTACGTGATGGGTTTCGGCGATGCGTTGACCTCGCCCAGCGTGAGTTGCGGCGTGGTGGCCGACGTCGTGGTGAGGCAGTCCTGAAGCGTGACATACTCCGTCTCCGGACGGCACGAGCCGCAGGGGCAGTAGGTCACGGTACCCTTCAGCAGGAACTCCTGACAATAGATGCCGTTCCCCAGGTCGACAGGTGTGCCGACGGGTTCGATACTAAGATTGGCGATGACTGGCCGCGAGGGGTCGCTCAGCGCCATCTTCTGATTCATACAGGTGTAGTGGGTCAGCCCCAGTGCGTACACCCCAGCGGCCTGTGACGAGAGGAGGAAGTCCTTCACGTCGGAGCCGTTCTTGATCATGCAGTTACATTTGCAAGCCATAATGTTTTGTTTTTGTGTTTGATTGTCTCGGGGCCCTACTTTCTGCGCCAGCCCCACTCTGCGCTATTGGTTGCCTATTATTCCTGACTGTCGAACAGGTCGCCCTGGATGGGTGCCGGTGCAGCCAGTTCTGCCTCGGCGCTCTGGATGGCCGTGAGGCGCTGCTCCAGTTCATAGATGCGCTGCGACTGGAGGTCGAGACGGGTGATGACATTGTTCATTACCTCGAACATCTGGAATGACATCATCGACGAGCAGCAGATTTGCTGCGCCATCGAGCATCGGCGACAGTCCTTCGGACAAGGACGGGCCTGCTGTGTCTGCGGTTGTGGCGTGGCTCCGGGTTCGGCTGCAACGCCTGCGGTGGTTTGATTCTTTTCTGCCATGATTGTTTCTATTTAAAGTAATTGATAACTTGGTTCTTAACGATTGGGTTCTGATCCCAGCGGCTGACAGCCTGGGCTACCTTGCGCCCGGTCACTGCGCGACCTGCCTTTGCGTGCTGGCCGATGAAGGCCACGATGGCCATGCGTGCTTCCTCGGCCTCCTGCTCGTCGTGGGCGTAAAGCTCGAAGGATATGCGGAATGGCCTGAGTTGTTTCTGTGTCTGTTCCATATTGCCGTGATTTTAATTCTTTGGGCTGCTATGACATAGCAGCATACTAAACATCTTCGTTGATAGGCGGCAGCGCGGCGGCGGGTGCCTCTGTGGTCTCGGCTGCCATGCCGGTGAGTGACAATGGCGGCAGGCGGTTGCCCGTCATACCTCGCACGATTTCATATATCTGCAGCAAGCCCTGCTGGTGCTCGCCTCCCCAGGAGAGGATGCCGTTCAGTGCGTTCTTCGTGTTGTCCACCCACGTCTGGTCTGGCTGATCCACCGTTGGCAAATCGGTCATCACGTCGGCGAAGTAGTCGCGCAGCTTCTTTGCTTCGTCAATGTCGCCCTTCGCAATCAGCAGGCACTGCTGCGAGATAGACATCTTGCTCGTCGGATTTATCAATCGTATCTGGTTCAGCATCTCTTCCTGTCGTTTTCGTTTGTTCCATATCATATTGCCGTGATTAAGTTAGAGAGTGAAGGCGACGGCAAAACCGCCGCCAACACTCAAAAGCCGTTGTTAGCCTTGGCAGCCACAACCGCAGCCTGGACAGCCACAGGGCTTGGGAGCCGAGTAGATGCAGACGGGCTGAGCATCGAGGCTGGAGCGGCCAGTCAGACGGTCGGAGATGATCTGGTTGTAGGCCGTAGCCATTGCCGAGTTCTCGACGCTGGTGGACTGTGACGTGCTCTGCTGTCCGCTGATGGTGTCGCTGACCGACTGGGTGATGTTGATGTCACCCTGGATGCGACGGTTCACCTCGCTCTCCAGCAGCGCACCGATGTTGTCGAGTCGCTTGTCAACTCCAGCATAGTAGGCCATAGCCACCTCCTTTGCTGAATGTGCGGCCTCCTTGGCCTCCTTCGACTTCGCGTTGGCGTAGGTGCCGCCGAAGATCCATGCTGTTACAGCTGCTGCAGCAGCTACTGAACCGACGGTCAGTCCTGCAATCGCCACGCCGCTGGGGCGCTTCGACTGCTTGTAGCCAACCATGTACTGCTCGTAGGGAGTCATGCCACCCCCGTTGCCCATTGATTTCAGGGCCATCAGGTCATTCATTTCGAGTGCCATAATGTTTTGGTTTTTGTGTTGGTGAATAAATAAAGTGAACTATGTGGAAATCACTGCTGAAATCCACGGGCAAAGATAGAGTATTGTTGCGATAATATCGCAACTTACGGGACAAAGAGGGTGAAGGCGGCTGTTCATGTGGTGAAGTGGGCGTTTCAAGACGTTGAGCTGTATGCGGTTACACTTCTTCGTTGAGCCGTTTCAGGATGTTGTGGATATGGCGAGACGTTAGATGATAACGCTCGGCAAGGATTTCCATAATGGCCGTTTTCTTCATGTTCTCAGCAGACATAGCCATAAAGTCGTCGTAGATGGCGATGTAGTCGCTGTCCTCCATGCGCACACCCGCCGATTTCATGTTTTGAAATAATCCCGCGTTAAATTTCACTAATTCTATCCGTTTCATTGTTTATATAATTAAAAATGTTATTACCTTTGTGGCCTCTCACAGACATATATACACGCAAGCATCCCTGCCACTCCGAAGGAAAAACCATTAGGTCTCCTGGTGGAGTGGCAGGGATGCCGTGTAAAAATGCTGTGAGAGGTATTTTAAGCCAGGAGGCCTATTTTTTGTCTCATGACTTTTTTAAGGAACGAGGTTTTCTAAATTAATATCGCTATATACAGCGCAATAGCAGCCAAAATTTCAAGCAGCAGCACGCCGCTGCCTTCCAGTCTCGTCAGCAGCCAAGTGAACCACGGCTTGTCACAAGTCAGTACAAGCAGACTCAGTACCGCCATCAGTGTCCATACCAGCAGACACCATGGCTGAATGAATAGCACGCAGACCTGGCTCAACACACCTGCCGCTACTCCGAGTAGGTCATGCCATCGCTCCGTGTCATTGTCCGTTAGCGGCATCAAGGCACAGAAAGCCATCGACACCACCGTCAGGAAACCAAGGAACGACCAAGCGTCGGGCAACGACTCCAGCAGACGCGGCGTCAGCAATGCCGTCACTGCAAGTAGCCACACCGACCACACATATTTCTTACCAATCGGCAACATATAGACCATCGCCGACACCGAACGCGGCAACTCACCCTGCCGCCACGAGGCATAGCCCACACCAAGTGCAGCCAGCACCATTGAAATTATCGTCATTGTTGTTGTCATCATGCTTTTTCTGTTTTGGGTTAATCAGAAGGCGAGCTTATCGGGATAGCCTATGGTGAAGTCGTAGCCTTCGACCTCTGCTGCCGTGCCGAGTGCGCTGATGGCTGCCCGATGCTGTTCGGTGACGTTCAGTGCGTCGCCAGCATAGACTTCGAGTGCCACGAGCATCTGCTGCCATGTGGCGAGGGGGAAGGTGAAGGCATGACCACCAAACCAGCGGGTCATCTCTGTGCGGCCTACAGCCTCGCTGGCAGCTATCTGAGTGGCTATCTGCTGCCGTTCACTGACGGTGAGCCACATGGTCACGCCGCCGATGGAGAAGCCGTCCACTGCGTCGCTCTGGTCGTAGGCCGACAGTTCCGCGAGTTTCTTCTGCCGTGCCTGTCCGAGCCGCTGAGCGTCTGTCGGCTCTGGTGCTGTGTACTCCGTGTAGCCTGCCTCAAGCATCTGCTCGTCCGTGGGGTTAATCACTCTTGTCTCTCCTATGACGACCGAACTGCCGTTCCACAAGTTCCCGTCGCCGTCAATCCATTGTTTCTTTGTCATTGCCGTTGTTCTTTTTTTTATCCTATTTGTTTATACGTCTGGCCCTACCCTGAAGTCGCCCGTGCCGTCGTTAGGGTAGACACGTCCGCTGACACGGTCGTACATACAGCCCACAGTACCGATGCGGCCAGGGATGAGGTCAAGGACGAGTACACCGCCTTCCTTTATCTGCGCTCCGTATATCCGTCCGATGAAAGTGTTTTTTATGATGGAGATTTTCTCGTTGTAGCCAGTCTCGAAGGAACGTGACGAAGACCACCCTTTCGACTGGTTTCCGTCAATGTATAAGCCTTTTTTGTCAATGGTATACAGATGCCTTGTTCTTGTATTGATACTAACTTCACCTGAGCCTTGGTCAAGGAAACCTGCTCTAACCCAGCTCCACCTGTAACTAAACTCGAATCGCAACCTAACATAATAGGTATAGCTATACGTTGTCACCATAGCTTCGGGAGTGTCGTTTTCTACGGTGGTTAACAAACAGTCTATAGAGTACTCCCCGTTGTCCTTGGGAACGATGCTGGTGTTTATCGCCTGCGCGCCGTCGGTCTCAATATATTCTGTCCTGATGAGATTACTTTCGCTGATTGCGTAGCGGAACACACCAGTGCCAGCATTGCCGTAGAGCTGCTTCGTCACCTTGTCGTACAGATATGCCACGCCGTCAACCAGCACGGGAACGAAATCCCTCACTGGCACATCGTCCTCCCATATCTTGAACTCATATACGCGGCCTATCATGCGCTCGTCGCCACCGCTGATACCCGTCGATTTGAAGTAGTCGAATATGGCCATGTTCACGGTGGTCTGCCAAGTGTCGCTGTCCTCGAAGTCATGCACCTGCGTGCCGTCATAAGACACTACACCCCTGTTGATTTCGTAGGTATGGATGCCGTAGTCTCCAGTGATGCTCTGAAGGTTCGTCCATCCGCTCACATTGCCCCACATGACATGGAGCGTGCCGTTGTAATTGTTTTCCCAGTCCAGTACGACGGCAGGAGAACTGTTGTAGTTGCTTCCGCTTACACAGCCGAAGAGCCTTCCGTAGGGAGTGCTCTCGGTGGTCTGCATCCTCGCATATATACGGGTCTTGTTGTTGGGCCTGTAACCAGTGTCTATATACTGCGTTCCCGTCGTCTCAAGGAACAACAGCCTTGTGTATGGCTCTTTCACGCCAATGCCCATCATGACTCTTCTTCTCTCTTTCATATCGCAGCGTGATTAGTTGTTACCATTCCGCCCACAGTCCGTAGTAGGTCTGGTTGGCAGCATCGTACTTGATGCTTATCTCGTAGTGCTTACCTGCGGCAATCACGGGTTCCGTGCCGTCCTGCCACACTATGGATGCAGGCAGCGAGAGCGTTGTTGCCGTAGAGCCGCTGTCAAACTCGAAGGTGTACTCCGAGGGGTAGTACTTCGTGACGTTGTCCTGCGTTGCCGTCACTGGGCTTCCGAGTGTCACGGTGAGTGCTGTGACCTCGCCGAAGGAGTAGTGCATGTTCGGTGCGAGCTGCTGCGTGGGTGTGGTGCCGCTGACGACGGCCACGGGCGTTCCGCGCTTTATGTTTGCTATGAGCTGGCTCAGGCCAGCGGAGTCTAAGAATTTCTCCATGTCTGATGTTATTCGTTAAAGGTTTCAGTAAACTCCGGCGGATGGCTGCGGTGACATCCGCCGGAGACTTCTGTTCGCTATGCGACGGCATTCCACAGCTCGTCGATTTCCGCGTCTGTCAGTGCCGTAGCCTCGACGAAGCCCCATCCAGTGACAGTAGCCTTGGTGACGGCGGTGAATCCCGAGTCGTTGGTCAGGTCGCTGACCTTCGTGGGGATGGTCGGTTTGTTCGACAGATCGTTGTACGACCCGCTGAACGACGACGTCCCTGCGCCGATGTTCGTTCGGGCGTTGCTCTTCTCTGTGGCAGTCAGTCCCTGCGAGGCGGCGGTAGAGACGGCCTTGAAGTTGCCTACGTTGCCGAGACCTACGTCAGACTTGTCGAGAGTGACGGCCCCCGTCTTTCCTGCGACGCTGATGACGGTGTTCACCTGTGCGCCTGTCTCGTATGCAGGGATGGTGATGACGCCGCCAGACGGGGTGATGGTCGTTCCGGAAGAACCCACCTTGATGCCCGTGATGTCGGACGACGATATTTCGACGTAGGTCGTTCCGCCCCAGCGGTAGGTCTTGTTCGTGGCCTTGTCGACGTAGATTTTCCCCGTCTCGCCCGTTGCTGGGAACGCGCTCTGCGTGGCGTACTCCTCGACGTCATCGACGTAGCCCGGCAGCTGTGAGCTGGGCACCTTGCCCTCGCCGTCGAGCGTGGCCACACCGTTAGCGACACCCATCTCCGAGCGCTTTACCTGCGCGTCGTTGGTGACGCTGCCGAGACCTACGTCGCCCTTGTCGAGCGAGAGGGCAGCCTTGATGGTGTCGGCGCTGACGACATCCGACGAAGTTCCGTTGATGGTCTTCGTCAGCTTCTTGTTCGTGCCATCCCATGCCACGTTCGAGACGGTGGCCGACTTGTCAGCCTTTCCGGAGACATCCTGATGCTGCTGGAGAGCCGTATCAGCTTTGCCGAGAGAAGTTTGTACAGCCGCAGAGAGGTCGGAGGCAGGGATGCCTCCCGACGGCTTCGAGTACGAGCCCTTGTTGTTCCATGAGTACTTCTCGCCCGTGGTGACGAGCGACACCTCGGTGCCACCGTCGGCGGCAGACTTTGACGTGTAGGTAGTGTCCGTGTACTTGGGGTTTGCCGGGATGGCATCAACCTTACCCTTCGCGACGGCATCATAGTCGTTTGTAGACAGACCTTTGCCATTCTCTTTGGCCACGAAGGCAGCCTTGATGAGTGAAATCAGGTGAGCCACACCTGACTGGTCAAGAAATTTTCCCATAATCGTAATGTTTTTTTTAATTGTTGTTATTAAGTTCTGTTCCATAACTTGGAGATTTCGACGACATCAAGTGCCGTCGGCAGTGCGTCAGCTACGGTCTTCGTGGCCGCGTCCTGTCGCTGCTGGTCGGTGTGAATGTCCACCAACACCTGCGTCAGTGCTTCACCGTTAACAAGATGATTGTCATACTGTCCCATCGTCTCCCTCCTTTAGTCTCCTGCCGCTGCAGAGTTGAACACTCCTTCGTAGATGGTGTGTGCCTCCTGTGCCGTCATGACGTTGATGTCCTCAAGCGTCTTCACGCGAGCGGACATTGTCGTGTTCAGACCGTCGGCATACGTCTTGGCGTTCTGCTCGGCGGTTGCGGCAGCAGCGGCAGCAGCAGCCTCGGCAGCGTCAATAATTGATTTCAGCGTGTCGTCCTCGTCGTAGTCGGCAAGGAACGCCTTAATCTCGTTGAAGGTGTTGATAATCTTGTCTACATCACCGCCCTGCGCACCGATGAGCGTGTCGAGCTGTGACTGCAGCTGCTGGATGGCCTGCTGTGCCGACGAGCCGCCTGCGGCATCCTGCGTGTCGATGTAATTCTTGAGGTCGGTCAGAGCCTGCTCAAGCGCGGTCTGCGAAACCAGTTTGGCTGTAGAAGCCAAGTCTTTCAGTGTGTTTGCCATAATGCGTAATTTCTTAACGTTAAAAAATTGTTTACTAATCGTTCGCTCCGAGTACACGTTGCATCATGGAGTCTGTGTCCTCGGAAGTCATCACTCTGCCGTCTACCCACTGACGGATAAGGCCGTCGTAGGTGGCAAGGTTGCCGAGAGTGACTGTCTTATTATTGAAATTGTCCATGACCGTTTCCTTTTAAGGGGAGAGGGACGTTGCTCCCCCTCCCGTGTGAACGTGTTTACTCGCCTTCCTCCTCGGCAAAGAGTGCAGCTACCTCAGCGTCGGTGGCGTAGTCGATAGCGTCAATCTTCTCCTTATCGGTAGCAGACAGAAGGCCAGCATTGCCGCCTACACCTGCCGATGATGCCACGGCACCGACAACAGTCTTCTTCGTGACGCTAACCTCTCCGTTGGTATTCTGAGAGATAGAGTCGATGAAGGCTACGGCTGTCCCGTTGGCAGTGGGGTCAGCGACGGCGCTCTGCGTGGTCTTGTAGTTTCCTGCGGGCTGGAAGTCCGAAGCCTTTGCACCGCTGTCTACAAGGTTGCCGTTAGAGTCAAGCCCGGCGAAGTTTCCTGCCGTAGCACCGTCAACCTTCGTGGCGAAGCCGTCAATATCTGCCTGCTGAATGGCTGTGTCGGCGAGTGCCAGCGAAGCCTGTACGCTGTCGGCGAGGTCTGTTGCGGGAATACCTGTGTCAGGCTTCGTGTACTTAGCAGCGATATTGCTGTTGATGGTTGTGAGGATGCCATCGAGGGTGGTAGCATCAATGCCGTCAAGGAAGGCGACAATCTCGTTGAACTTGTCAATGGCACCACGGGGGTCATCGGCAGTGATGAGTCCTTCGAGAGCGGACACCTTACTGGTCAGTTCCGCGATGTCCGATGGCTGGAGAGCCGAGCCTGCGGCGGTGATAGCGTCTTGTACGGCCTGTGCAAGGTCGGTAGACGGAATACCTGTCTGAGGCTTCTGATAGGCTGTTGCACCTGCGGCAGCACCGCTACGGATGGTTGAGAGGTCGCTGATAGCGGCCTGATACTTGGCATCGGCAAGCTCCTTGAACTTCGCCAACTGCCCTAACTTGATAAGTTTTGCTTTCTGAGCGTCTGATAGTGCCATAATAGCTTTTGTGTTTGTGTTGTTAATGAATAAAGTGAACTATATTGATTCGGACTAACGTCCTCTTCATCATCTGTAAAGGCTTTCGATGTCTTCATCGTCGGCTATCAGCGAATCGTCGATTCCGTCACCGTCGCCGTCGCTGACGATGGGCTGCTGCTCATCCTGCTCGCCACCGAAAAGGTCGGTAATATCCTCGTCCGTTGCCGTGCTGATATTGTCCATAGCGTCTTGCACCTTCTCGTTAATAATCGACGGCATATCCGCAGCGGTCTCCATCAGCTCTGGAACGGTGTCTATCCGCCCGTTGTCCGTAAAACGCTCAATGAGCGTCTTGAACTCCTCGCCCGACATCGACAGGCGCACCGACTTGTCTTCTCTTGGTCTTGGCATAGCTTTATCCTCCTGTATTTTCGTTGTTGTTCAGTATTCGGCTCATCATGTCTCTGGTGTCGTCCGGTGTCATCAGCCCCAATTCGGTGTCGTCGTCAACACCGCCGAGAACGTCCTCCAGTTCCTTCCGCGTGTCGATGATACCGTTCTTGTCGCGGTCGTCCATCCAGTGCTTGAACTCCTCAGCCGTCATGTCGATGCGTACGTCCTTACGCTCCGGCACACGGTCGCTAAAGCGTATCAGCTCGCCGTTGCAATCACGTATCGGATTTCCGTCCTTGTCGGCCAAGTAGATGCCGTCCTGGAAGTTTACCGTCCATACTCGCGTGTACGTCACCTTCATGCCGTCGGTCTGACAGCAGTGACAGGTGTGATTGGCGCAGCCGCAGACGCCGACGTCGACGAAGTGCTGGATGTCTGTCACCTTCTGATAGCCGTCGTGGAAGTCTTCGTCACCGCGCCAGCACGTCAGTAAGGCAAAGTATGAGCCTCTGCGAGCGTTGGGCATGTTGAAGAACCACATACCATTGCCGTTGGTGTAGAAATCTTCGGCCTTGTACGAATACTTCACCTGCCCGTATCTGTTCTTGATGACCAGTTCCATGTCGTCCTCGTCTATCGAGAAGCCGTCCATCTCGACTGTCACCATCCATTTTATGTCTGTCCCTGGGTATATCATATCTCGTTGTCTGTTGGGTTGTTAAATATTGTGTGTCAGATGTTCTGGATGGTCGTTACCGTCCCGTACTTGTCTCGCCGTTCAAGGACATACCACTGTTCGCCGTTGCTCAGCAGCCGGACGTAGATGGTTGAAGCCGTCAGGACGATGTAGTTGCTCTGTATTATGCCGCCGTTAAACATAGCGTCGTAGAACGTATGGTTGGCGACGTTAGGGTCTGTACCGATATGCCACTGATAGGTGGTGTTGCCCTTGTAAATCTCGATCTGCTTTCCCTCGTTGCCCTGCGGATTGGGTATGTAGAGACAGTGGTCGGCGATTGCGAATCGCAGGTATATGATGTCGAGCAGTCCGCATCCGACGTAAATACATGCGGAGACGTAGCCGTGTCCTTCCTCGTACTCGTCGGAGTATTCTTCTGGTGTCAGATAGTTGCGTTCGGTGCGTACATAGCCGTCCTGGTACGTCCAGTTGTAGGCCGTGGTGCCGTTAGAGACACTGAAGAACCCGATGCTGTGGTAAATGCCTTTCGAGCGTACTATGCCTGCGAACTCGGCGTTGCCTGCCGCGTCGAGCCCCATGATCTGGTCGCCGTCGCGGTTCTGCCACTCGAACTGGTCGGCTACGGCGGTAATCTTACCCCGCTCGATGTCGATGCCTGTGCGTGCGAGACCTTCGATGTCGCTGCCGAAGCCCCGTGCCTCCATGCCCTCCTCCAGCCGCGGTCGGATGATGCGTATGGGCAGTCCGTTCATGGGGCTGTAGAACGACACGTTGGCCGTTTCCTCCAAGTTGTCGTCGCACTCGAAGGTGATGACCTGCCGCAGGTAACTGGTGGCGGAGGTGGCAAAGTAGAAGTCGTAGGAATCGGTCGCAGTGCGTTTCTCCGGCTTGCCGTTGACGTAGATGTTGCCTGTAAAACCGTTTGCGTGGGTTATGTTCAGGCGCAGCGTTCCCTTGTCCGCCGTGACCAGGGTCACTTGTCCCGCTCCGTAGCCTTTGACGTAGTACGTTCCGTCCGCCGGTGCCGTCAGCGTGATGGTGCGTATTGAACCGTCGGTGGAATTGAACGTCGTTGCCGCAAGAGGTGTGCTTCCGCCGGAGCTGTAGATGCCCACGGTGAGGTAGCCGCCTCCGGAAAGTATAAAACCTCTTACGTTAATGTTGTATTCTTCGCCGCCTTTCATCGGCATTGCCAGCAGTTGTGTGGGGTTTGAGGCGGACTGTCCGGCAATGGTGACGGTGCCCGTGAATATCGGTGTGGATGATGCTGCGCTGGCCAGCGAGAGGTCGAAGCCCAGCGTGTACCACCTGCCTCCGGTCATTATGACGGGCGTGGCGAGCTTGAGTATTCCGACGTTGTTGTTATAGCCAGTGTACTTACGCACTGAGCTGGCGTAGCGTATGGATCCGGAGGTTGTGAAGCTCCAGTACGTCGCACTGTAGCTCCACTTGGCGATGTCCGTGGCGAGGAATCCGGGGTTGGGCAGCATCTGGTAGCTACCGTCCATCAGTCCGAGGAAGATGTTTCGTGCCTGTATCTGCAGCTTTCCTATGTTGCCCTCGCTGTCTGTGACGCGGCTCTGCAGCTGCGTTGCCGTCTGCTCTACGCGGCTGACTGCGGAGACTGCGCCGTCGACCTCCTCGCGGAGCTCGCTGACGTTCAGGTCAGCCGAGCGTATGTAGGTAGCCTCGGCCTGCGTGGCGGTAAGGAGTCCGCGGCTGTCAATCTCCGACGTCACGCGGCTGGCCACTGTGGTCTCGACGTCGCCCTGGATGGTAGTCTTGATGGTTCCCATGAGGTTGACGGCGACGGGCACGGTCAGCGTGAAGCTGTAGGACCGCGAGCCGTAGATTGCCGACCCCTGGAGCTGGATGTCGAAACGCTGCGGGTAGCTGTCGCCGTAGGTGCTGATGGCCGTTATGCGTGCGGTGTTGTCCTGCCGTACCAGCGTCACTCCCGAGGGGATGCTGGCGCCGACGCTGGACAGGATGACGGTGGCTGGATGGTTGCCGCACCGTGCCGTGACGGCGATGACTCGGGGGTTCGAGGCTGAGAGTCCGAAGTCGGTGGGGTCGTCCTTCGACTGGGTGATGATGACGGCCTGCGGCGAGACGGCGAGCGTCCATGCGTCAAGACCTGCATCTCCCGGACTACCGTCATCGACAGTACCGACAACCTTGCGGTCAACAACAGAGCTGCCTTTTTTCAATATCCATTCTACGGAGTCATTCTCGTAGTAAAGGCCATTCTGTATACCCGTTAAAGTCTTAGTCGCTCCGCTGACAGTACCATCATTAACATCACTGTCACCGATATTGTGGTATAGTGTCAGACCTTCCGTATTCCAATTGCCAATCTCGGAAGTCGTGCCGCCGACGGTCTTCGATACCTTGAAGCTGATGGAGTCAACGCTTGGGATATGGTCGCTATCACGATGGACAGAGCTTAAACTTGGAATAAGGGTATAGACGATAGCAGGGTCGCCGTTCTCGGCCTTCGTAATGGGCACGGTGTCGTAGTCCATGATCTTGTATGTACTGCTGTTGGCGGCATCCGCGCTGGCATACTTGCGCAGCTCGAAGTAGATGTCGTCATTGAGGTCGGCGACGTTGTCGGCGCCTGCCGTTATGCTGAATGTCTCGGAGAGGATTTGCTCGGTGACCTGCGACACGTTGTCGCCGGACTTCTTCCTGTAGGTGACAAACAGACGCAGAAGGCCGCATCCCGACGTGGAGCTGATTTTCACAGGGTTGTAGAAATCATCGCCGCCGGAGGCGAAGACGACGTCGCTCTTCGCGCCGCCGATATCGAGGCGTGTCACGGCTACGGCGACGACCTGCGTGGCATAGGTCGCCGAATTGTAGGCTACGGCGTTGGGCGTCAGCACCAGCGAGTACTTGTCTTGGCGGCACATGTTGGCGGTGAACTTCGCATAGTAGGTGTTGTCGCCGTAGACGGCCTTCACGGTGACAAAGGAGGACTGTGCGTAGATGCCCTCCACATGCAGCAGGCCAGGCGTGCTGTTGTCAAGCCATGCGAAGTAGGGACTCTGGCCGTCGCTGAGGACGACGCCGTAGGAGAGCGAGGGGTCGATGCTCCATGTCACGCCTGTGTTCACCAGTTCGCCGCCGTCATAGAGGCGTGCCTGTGTTGTCACGGGATCAGAGACCCTACCGCCATGTGTGTTGTCAGAGTCGTCGGAGTAGAGGAAGTCCTCGTGTGGGTTGTCGAGGTCTATTCGGACGGAGGTCTTGCCGTCGGCACCCCAGTGACTCTGCACGCGAGGCTCGGAGAAAGGTCCCCATCCGCCGACGTCGCCAGAGGACGATGAGTCGCCGCCACGAACGTAGTCGCGGTAGGAACTATACTCATAGCGGTAGGTGTCGTCAGCACCGAGGCGCTCGTCAGTCCACCCCTCGGGCACCCAGCCGTCCTGATTTTTGTCGCTGTCGCTGCCGTCTGCGATGGCGGATGGGTTCACCTCGCCACCGGTAACGTCGGCAGGGTAGGGGTTCTGCACGGTGCCGAAGGTGATAGCTTTGGTACTGCGGTAGAAAATCCACTCGCGCACCTTCGAGTCCTCGCCGTCGCGGACGAAGGCGATGGTCTGCTGCGTCAGCTCTGTCTCGGAGCTGCCTCCGTCGGTATCTATGATACGTACCAGTCGCACGTTGATGCTCTGCTGGGCGGCAAAGGCGGTGGCGGTAATGAGCGTTGCCGTGCCCACGACGTCGCTTGCACCCGTGAAGTCAAGTGTCCGCCATCCGGAAGAGCCGACGGCTGCATACTGTACTTCAAGCCCGGCATTGTCAATCTGCCCCTTGGTCATCTCGAACACGTCGCCGCGCTGGTCGGTGGCGCGGATGCGGAGCGTGATGCTGTCAGGATCGTAGGCCTGAGTCATGGGGTTGTAGCCCACGATGTTGGCTGTCATGGCCAGCTCGTACCGCTCCACCGTCTCGGCATGGATATTGATGACGGCAGTCTTCAGAGCAACAAGGTCCTGCGATTCGGAACCCTCCTCCGGATGTCCCATTGCCACCACGGTAAAGGTTGCTGCAACGGCGCCGTTGAAGTCATCGCCCACGCCACGGGCATGCGTCAGGGTGATTTGCCCGTCGGTCAGTCCGCGATAGCTGCCTGCACCTGTTGGATGGTTCCACGCATTGTCGGCATCGCTGTCGCCGGAATCCCTCGTAATTTCCCAGTGGTCGAAGCGCTTGATGTCGGTACCCGTCCATCCTTCGGTAAGGGTAGCGGTGAGCACGAGCTGCTGCCCCCAGTAGACATATGGCGTCGGGCCTGCGTCTTCGTCGTCGATGGTGCAGCCCAGCTCTATGCGCAGCGGCAGCAAGTCGGGATTCAGCGCCCACTTCTCGTTGTACTGGTCGGTGCCCAGTATGCCGGTGTCGAGCGTGACGGTGCGCTGGCCGTTCTCTGCCGCCGAAACGTCGCCAAGACGTATGTACCAGTCGAAATAACTCGTGGTGGCGCCATCTATGGAAGTGATTCCGTTTATGGCATTGTCGGCCAGCGTGAGATACTGGTATTTGTCCGTCCCATTCTCAGACTTTGGGACAAACACAAGATAGCCAGTCTTGTCGCCCGTCTTTTTCAGTCGTGCATAGATGGTATATGGTACTGTTCCTGTAGTATCGGCCAGCCTGCGGTTGCGCCCGCTAAGCGTCCACTCCTGATATTCATTCTTCACATAGCCAATGCCAGCCCTTGGGCAGAGGACTTTTATCTTTGCACCCTTGGCGACGTATACTGCCAAGTCTCGGTGAGAGCCGTTGGCGTTGGGCGTGATGCTTATTGCACTGGGGGCTATGTAGTGAACGGGTGATGTACGGGCCATATCTTTTTTTGCGCAATATACAAATCGGAGAAAAAGAAATCAAGGGCAGGGTGTTTTGCCCTTGATTTTCATTACGCCGCACCGTATTATGGGGTAAAAACAATTATCCCTTATGGAACACTTAGCATTAGAAGTATTCGACCTCACAGGCAGCGGCTCGCAGTTCGCCACGCTGCCACCGAACACCGTCATCCACATCCGCCGCACGTCGCAGATATTCGGCAGCGGCGCAGTATTCTCGCAGGAGTTCACGCTGAACATCCCTGCCAACGCACACCTGTTCGGCACGGCGGGTGACATCCACGGCTCGCGACTGCACGAGCAGATGAACAAGCGCAAGGCCCGCATCTGGGCCGAGGGCCTGCCGCTCTACCTGGGCTACCTGCGGCTGGCCGACGAGGTGGACGTGGACGGGGACGGCAACGTGGACGTGACCTTCGAGAGCGGGCAGAAAACGTTCGAGGAGATGATTGAGGGGGCCAAGGCCAACCAGGTGCCGATGATGGGGGATGTCAGGTTTGGTGTGGCGCTATGGAGAAAGAGGTGGACGTGCGTCAATGTGAAACTGGAGGCGTCGGCCAAGTTCAAGACTAAGGCAATGTCTGGCAGAGACATATCTGATCCTACCGTCATAACTCACGAAGTTCATCCGACGATTGTCGGCGACGAAGACCCGCAGCTGACTTTTTTCATGTACGACGGTGAGGATGAAGGCAACTCCGTACAGCAATATCCGCGCATGGTATTTCCAAAGGGTAAGTTTGACAATCTGAAGACGGGCGAAGATGACGAGGAGATAGACTGTCTGAACACCGACTATCCGTATGACGACGCACACCCCTACTGCAACGTGGCACTGTGTTATCAGAAATCAGGGTACACCGTTACGAGGGAAGAGAACGGCACCAAGACGACCTACGATGACTATAGCAGTGAGCCGACAGCACAGCGCGGCTACGAGGTGATGCCCGCCAACCGCGTGAACTCTGCACCTAACTTCTTTGTCATCTACTGGGTGAGGGCGCTGATGAAGCACCTGGGCATCTACGTGGAAGAGAACCAGATGATGGACGTGGAGGACCTGCGACGGCTGTTCTTCGTGAACACCAACTGTGCATACAAGGAAGTGAAGAAGCTGCGCAATCCGCAAGAGTACGACTGGTCGCTGGGCAAGTATCAGTTTGGCAGTGACGGCAACCTTGTTGCGGAGTATTTTGGCGACTTGAAGGACGAAAAGTACGGTAACGACAAACCAACCAAGCGATACGACGGTCTGAAGAAGATTACCAAGATTGAGGACTGCGGACTGGAGTGCAAGGGATTCACGGCTGGACGGTGGTATGAGACGGTGACAACTACAATCAGTGGTTTTGACTATACGCACGACGTCGATGTGACAAGCCAGATACCGGAGATAGAGCGTATAGATATTAAGGTGAAAGAGATAGCTGGCATGAGCGAGGCCGTCAGGGCTTATTACGACGGCATTAACGGGCAGAACAAAGGTATTGCAAAGAACATCTTCCTGCACGACGCCATCGCCACCAGCGAGTGTTTTCCCAATGTGGACATCAGCGAGGTGGTTAGCGCACTGGAGAGTGGCTTCGGCGTGCGCCTGCTGTTCAGCGAAGACTACAAGCGGGTGCGCATCGTACTGCTGAGGAACATCTTCCGTAGTACAGAGGTGCAGACTATTCAGTGCGATATCGTGGGCGAGCCGACGAAGACTGAGAACTCGATACGCGGCTTCCGCATGACCTACGGCGAAAGCGAGGACACGCACTTCTACTACAAGGGTTTTGCCGACAAACTGCCACACAAGAAGCCGTACTTTGTGGACGACAGCGACAAGCATGACTACTCACACTGGAACCTTGATGCGAAGTATGAAGACCTGTTGGATAAGGTATCGGCCTTCGACAAAACCTGCTATGTGGACAACTGGACTGGCGATGCCTACGTCATCAAGGTGGACAAGGATGCCAAGCGCTATGACGAGCTGCATCCGTCGCTATTCGGATGTGCCGACTTCATGGACGCGGAAGACGGAGACTGCACCGGCGAGGACGAGACCATCAAGACCGTCAACGTGGGATTTACGCCAGCCATCATGAACGACGTGAACTACGAGAATCAGCGTGGCGAGAACAGAACGAAGAATCAGCGGTTCGCGCTGTTCGTGGACGAAACGATGCGTCCGCGCAGGCCGGATTTGCAAGACGGAAAAGATTATGATGATTCCGATGCGGTATATAGCGTTGAGAAACTGTATGAACTACATGGCCCCAGTGGTTCTGGCAAAAAAATGGTAAACGACAGTGTCGTGCAGCCAGGTTCATTTGCCATCACTTCTGATATGTATGCAGAAAGGACAGGATTAAGTACGGAGTTGTCGTTTACTTACAAGATTGATTACGAAGGTTTTATGGACTGGACCTATCACGTCGCCAAATGCCAGGTTACCGACTTGCACATTGCCGGCCATATCAACGAGGGCTACCGCCTGTACCTGCAGGACAACTTTGAGCCGAACGACGATGGCATATCTCCTATTGAAACGAAGGACTGGGGCCTGACGCTCGGCATCATGCGCGGCAGCGGCAGCGACGCCTACGTAAACTACACGGCTGACCCCGACGACGGAGAGAAGAATGATACATGGGATATTATGGCTGGCAGTAGCGTGACGGCACATCCCGACACCTGCGACAATTATGGGAACGAGTGGGACTATAACGGCAATCAGCCTGGCATATCATCAGCAACAATCATATCTACTCCAGCACAGGCAATAGCAAAGTTGGTTGAACTGTGGCCAAACAGCCATGCGCCATTCTACGACAACAGTAAAGGCTATCTCACCTACGCATACGGAGAACTTGTATTCAGCAGCGATGACGGCAAGTATCATCATGCGTTGTTCGCTACAAGCTACAGCAATAGTGGTCAAGTGTCGTGGAGGGATTTCTATGTCTACTTAAACAGCCTGCAGGGAAAATCCATTGCAGACATTATGGCAGCAGACGCTGAAGGATATAACGGGTTACGGAATCTAATAATAGAACTGGACGGCAATGCGTCGCGTGCAAGCACACTTATGTCCCTCTGCCGTATTGCCTACGGCGGCTCGACGGAGGCTCTATATCTGAATAACGATGGTGAAGATTCCAGATACGGTCGCTTCTCGCTGAAACTGCGTGCGGAGAAGCCCAATCCGTACTTCAATCCAAAACAACCGGAGAGCAACAGCAACCGCCGCTATCTAGAAATCACCAACAAGAACCTGCAGGGTCGTGGCTTGTGCGACCAGTTCTACAAGGAGTATAGCTACTGGGTGCGCAATGCCCGCATCGTCAACCTGCCGGTGCGCATGGAGCTGGCGCAGCTGCTCAGCATCGACGACACGGTGAGGGCGACGGTGGGCGACGTGACGGGATTCATCAACGAGATGGAGTACGACATCAGCAACGAGACGGGGCTGGGCAACGTGACGATGCAGATGATGTACATCTGACATTAATTGTCATACGGTTCCATCTTAACCGTCCAGTCGGATGTCGAACCGGAGAAAAGAGGGCCGCGCAACGTTGTGACGTAGCCACGTCGCATATTAAAAGTTGGCAATGAATTGGTCGGAAGGAGATTCCCATTAACGTCCCAGACATCAACACCTAATTGAATGTTGTCAAGACCACTGAGAGGGCAGAGTGTTGTGGAATATAGCGAATTTATCTCCAACCCTTCATCGCGGGCACTCTCGTCGCGCTGATTACTCCATCTGTGTTCCGTGTCAACTTGAAGAAACATATCTACAGAAACTTTCTCCTGCAACCTATAGTCATTGTTCTTCAAGAAAACTGTTTTGATGGATGGTATGCCTGTCACTTTACCAATCTTCACCCAATCCCAGCCGTGAGCATCTTCAATCCATTCTGGCATTGCTGTCCCTTTTGGTATATCAGTAACTATAATTTGTACGCTTCCGGCAACATAGTTAGTGAACTCTATCTGTTGTGCTGCCATCAAATATGGCGTTATCTCCAATTCCTTTTCGCAGTATTTAACCTTTCCAGGACTTGCGTATTTGTCATATACTGAAAATGATTTATTCTCCGGATTGTAGTGGACACCCGCATAAAACATATCATCAGCGTTTTTCCAATACTGATTAAGATAATCGTTATTATCTAAACCAAAAATCCATAACAAGCTATGCTTACCTTGTCGTAGGTCAAGCGTATATCGGGATCCTCTGACAATAGTGTCTGTACCGACATAGTTGTTTCCCGCATAATCAAACAAAATAAACTGATCCCAGTCATATAAATATTCGCTAAACTTAAAATCTATTGGGGTTGTCTCATTGGACAGCAACTCGTCAATAGACTTTTCTTTCGGTTGTCCTGTTGGTTCGTCGTCATCACCACCACAGCCTGCAAAACCGAACGTAAACACACATACAAGCATCAGCACTGCCAGGCGGCTTGCGGAAAGGAATGTTTTTGTTTTCATGTTTGTTGTAGCTTTTATGTTATAACGGAATTGTGTGGCGATTTATTGTGTTGCGCTCTTTTCTCGCACTCGTCTGCCCTTGATTTTCTGCCCTCAGCGCGGTATCTTGCTGACAAAAAAGCGATATGGCAGTAACGATTTCAGGGATGTTCGGTAGCGGACATACGTACTTTGCCGGTTCGCCGGTGGTGATTACTATCAGCGGACTGGAGTGGGGCGAGCCAGTCACCAGCCCTTTTACCATTGTCCGCGTGTATGTGTACTATAACGGCAGGAAGGTGGGTGAGTTCCATGAGGACACGGGCGGACAGACCACGGTCACGTTTGATATCAAGTCGGCGCTCATGGCGATATGGGCCGACTATGACTTCTCGGCGGAGGTGACGGCGGCCAACGGCACGACATCAGTCAGCCGCCGTTACCGATCGTACTCGATAGAGGTATTCACGGAGTATCTCGACAGCACCGACGGCGAGTTCACCCGGACCAGCATCGGAACCTTTACAGGCGGCCAGTGCGCCCTCGGCAGCTTCACGGAGTGGGAGCGGAGCATCATACCAACGAATGCCGATGCCGACGTGTCGTACCGCGAGCATGAGAACCTGCGCTACGGCGACGCTTCGACCAAGCCAACGGAGTCGCCGGAGAGGGTGGGGAAGAGCAGCATCACGTCGTGGGTGGACGTGAGCAACGACGGTACCCGGAGCGTGTTCTATCCTGCGACGGCAACGGCGGGTGAGGACAGTCAGTCGGCACATGCGCCGATGGTGCTGCGCGACAGTCAGGAGTACGTGGACTTCCTCTTCCTGAACCGTCGGGGAGCCATCGAGACGTGCAGCGGCATGACAAAGGAGGCGATGCAGATAGACGTAGACATGAAGCAGTACAGCCGTGTGGAGCGCCCGACGTTCCGCCCGTCGCGCTCGCTGATGGCCATCGGCACTGACGTCCGCCGCTCGTGGCAGATGTCCTCTGGCTATGTCACCCGTGAGTGGGCAGAATGGTGGGCGATGGAGTTCCTGGGCGGCAAGCGGAAAAGACACTGGATGAAGTACAAGGGACCGGGGCAGACGACCGCCGCCTACGTACCCGTCATCGTGGAGCCGGCGAAGAAAAGCATCAGCATCTACGACAAGACGAAGCAGCAGATGCCGCACGTGGACTTCACCGTGACGTTGGCATTAGAGGGGTAGCCGCCTACACACTATATATTGTACGCGCACGCGAGGACTGCATCCTGCCGGATGTGACTGGATGCTGACTTCGCTTTACGGTGTGGACTACACGTTCTTACGAGGACGCGGATTTGTGTCAGCAGGTGCCGACAGGGAAGTACCAGTCGAGAGCCCTTTTTCCATCGACAGGTCGGCTCGGAGAGAGGAGACTGTCTGCTGGAGGTTCTTGATAAGGGCATCCTTTGTGGCAATAATCTCGTCCTTGGCGGCCAGCTCGCACTTCTGGACGGCGATGGTCTCGTCCTTGGCGGCAATCGTGCCGGCAAGTTGGCGCTTCAGGGTGTCAATGACTTCATCCTTGGCGGCGAGGGCGACGCTTATCAAGCCGTTGCAATCGGGATGTAGCGGGGTTGTTTCCTGCGGATTGGCATTCGCATCCTTGCCGGACGGCAAGTCCTTCACCAGCATGATGTCGCTCTCGCCACGCAAGTAGTCGATGTTGATGATGTCGCCGAACGCCTTGTAGACGCCGCGCATGATTTTCTCGTCGAACGGGTTGCCGCTGTTCTTATTGCGCGAAACGGTGGTTGCAGTCGTGCCTACCTTGTCGGCAAAGTCCTTGTCACTACTGATTTTTCCCTGCATCCGGAGATGGCGTAACACACGTGCCAGTCTGGTCTGTTCTTTCTTCTTTTCTTCCATAATGTTGATGTTTTGTTATAACTAAAATCTAAAAATCTCTTAAATTATTTACGCAACATTACGGCGTTACAACATTATTTCTTATCTTTGCACTCCCGACGTGTTAATTAATTAATTAGTTAATGCCGGGCATAGCGGACAGATAGAGCCTGCGGACGCTTGAAGAGCGCCTTTCAGCGGAAAGCGTTGCGTCGCCTGTTGTCATTGTAGCAGATGCAAAGGTAAGGCTTTTCTCCCGCTTTTGGGTGAAACGTAACGAAGAATTAAGAATATTAAAGAAATGCGAGAGACAGTTACAGTTGAGGATTTCAACAGGATGCGGGTGGGGCAGAGCCGCACCTTCACGCTGGCCGACAGGCGGAAGCTGAAGTCGGTGCGCGTGCAGGCCACGTCGATGAAGGACCACGACATGGAGTTCACGGTGAACAAGGTGCCGCGCTCGGAGCGGACGGTGGACGGCAGCACGTCGGTCAAGGTCAGGATTACCCGTAACAAATAATCGCGGCGGACTATGAAGCAATATTTCAAGAACCTGGTGTTGGTCATCCGTGGCCGCAATCCGTTTGCCGAGGAGGTGGCGGACTTGAAGGAGAAGCTGGAGAAGGCCGGCGAGAATGTGCGCGGGCTGAACGAGATGTACTACAGTGCCCTGGAGAAGTGGGAGACTGCCAAGAAGAGTGCAGCCAGCCAGCAGCAGCTGGTGGAGAACCTGCGTGAGCGCATCCGTGACAAGGATGCGGAGCTGGAGGAGCAGGGCAGGGCGTTCCGCGAGCGCATGGAGCAGACGCGCCAGGACTGCGACAAGCGCATCGCGACGTATGCCCAGGAGATTGAGATGCTGCAGAAGCGGCAGGAAAACGCCAAGAGAAAAATTGAGGGAATGCTGTCTGAGGCCGAGCGTCAGCACATGGCTACCACAGTGCATAAAAGAACATTCATGGATTTGCTTAATTCTATTCTGAAATGTCTGAATGATTAAGCGGTGAAACAATAAAAGCTACACGATTATGAGAACGACGAAATTACCCCCCCCCGACGAGGTTCAGCGGCAAGGCTGCGGGCAAGCGAGAGCAGAGCGGTGCTGGCACCGGCTATGCCGAGCAGAAGCAGGCTCGCCCCGTTTTTCGGGGCAACGGACTGAGCCGCACGGCGATGCTGTTCAAGATTGCGACGGTGGCCGGGCACAGGCTGACCGTGCCGGAGATGAACAAGTTCAAGAACGTGAATCCCCGAAGCCTGGAACGGGTGTACGACGAGGTGCTGCGCATAGGCGACGCCGGAAACGCGAAGTTCGCCCTGCGGCTGCTGCTGGGATGAGACAGATAGTGTAATTAGAAATAAATAGGTGAATATGAAATCAGACTACATTTATTTTGGCGAGGCTGGACTGACCTCGACGAGCGCGAACCATGTGGCGAACATGGCGAAGGAGAGTGTGAAGAACCTGGCCGACGAGCTGTCGGGGGTGAGTTTCTACGGCACGAAGGTGTGCCTGCTGAGCGGCGGCGAGCCGAAGCAGAGCAAGGTGGGCAACACGGCGGAGCAGCTGGACAAGACGTATGACAGCCTGGCGTACATCGGCGAGGCGCATGCGCTGATAGCATGGCTGCGCGAGGCCATCAAGGCCCGCGAGCGGCTGCTGGCGGAGGTGAAGCAGACGACGCTGGCGACGTACTGCAAGGAGGTGCTGGGCGGCGCGGAGGTGCCGAAGGTAGACACGAACATCGACACGTGGATGAAGGAGCGCGGCTATGAGGTGCCCGACATCGACGGCAAGTTCCCCGACGTGAAGAAGTCGCTGAATCCGATGGTGGCTTTCGGGTACAATCAGATACAGCTGTTCTGCTTGAAGGCTGGCCTGAAGATGCCTGCCGAGGTGAAGCAGAAGGCGGCGATGACCGAGGACGAGTACATGGCCACGCTGTCGGTGAAGGACCGCAACCGCATGTTGCTCCTGGAGGCGAAGGCTGCCGTCATCGGCAAGTTCATCCACGACGACGGCAAGCTGGCCACTGAGCGCAGGAACTTGCGCCACGTCATCGCCAACCCCGTGGGCACCACAGGCGAGGGGACGCAGACGATGATGATTGAGTTCACGCCCTCGGTGTCGCAGGAGTACGTCGATGGCATGTTCTTCCGCCTGGCTGCCGAGCACCGCGCCCTGCAGGCCGAGCTGAACGGCATGCTGGCCGAGCGCGACCGCACCATCGAGGCCGACAAGCAGGCGAAGGCTGCCGAATGGCAGAAGGCCACGGAGGACTTCAACCGCGAGATGTCGGTGCTGCGCGACAAGCTGAACAACTACATCCTGGAGGAGCGCCGCAAGCACAGCGAGCTGCAGGCCGAGTACAACGCCTGGGCCGCCGCCGAGAAGGAGCGCCACCAGCAGCTGACCGCCGACCTCGAAGCGTGGAAGCTGGCCGAGTCGAAGCGCATAGCCGCCCTGGGCATCATCATCCCCAACGAACTGCGCGACGTTTACGAGCGGGTGAACGGGCTGGGGAAATAGAGTTCTATGACATATTGAGACACAGGTAGCCGCAGACTGAAGGTATCTACTGCGAAACTGCGGCGCACCGGCAGCGGAAGGTGGTCTTGTTCTGTAGCACGTGCCAACATTTACGGGCTATTGGCAAGTATCAAACGACATTCAGAAGGTCGTGGGTTCGACTCCCACCTTGTGGTGCTTACACAAGTAGTTCAGCTGGTTAGAACGTTTGATGACAGTGTGCAGGTTCGAGTCCTGTCTTGGCCCCAGTGGTCAAGTGGTGGAATTGGTAGACACGAATCCCTTTCGCGGATTTACTTAATCAAAACCAACAAACGCTGACGATGCCGCACGACACTCTCCCCTCGGGGCCTGCGGGCCGTCGCCCGCCGGAAATGACCTTGCTCTTGCTGAGTGTGGCATCGGTTCTTGCTCTGGCTATCGTCCTTGTCGCTGACATCATCCGACGCCGCCGGGCCTGTGTCTCTTTTAACAACATACAATATGGAGAAACTGAAGATTTACGCTGCCACGCTGGAGGAGACGGCGGAGAGGCAGATTAAGGAAATGAGCGAGTGCGATGCCTACAAGGATTGCACCGTGAGGATTATGCCCGACTGCCACGCCGGGGCGGGCTGCACCATCGGGACGGTGATTGCGCTAAAAGACCGCATCGTGCCGAACACGGTTGGCGTGGACATCGGCTGCGGCATGCTGGTGGTGAACCTCGGGAAGACGGACATCAACCTCGAAGAACTCGACCGCGTGGTGAACAACGAGATTCCCAGCGGCTTCAACGTCCACGAGAAGCCGGTGACGGACGTGCCGTTTCTGGACCGCCTCTATTGCCGCGAGGCCATCGACGAAGACTTGGCGCAGCGCAGCATCGGAACGCTGGGCGGCGGCAACCACTTCATCGAGGTGGACGAGGGCAGCGACGGCACGAAGTACCTGGTCATCCACTCAGGCAGCCGTAATCTCGGCAAGCGCGTCTGCGAATACTGGCAGCGGCGGGCAGAGGAATATCTGTGCCGTGGGCTGGGTTACGACGAGAAGGAGATTATAGCCCGGCTGAAGGCTGAGGGCCGACAGAAGGAGATAGCAGACACCATCCGCGAGGCGAAGCAGAAGGCTAAGCGGGTGCCGAAAGACCTGGCCTTCATCGAGGGCATGGATGCCGAGCACTACCTCAAGGACATGCAGTTGTGCCAGCTCTATGCCGAGGACAACCGCCACACGATGGCCAGGATTATCTGCGACGCGATGGGGTGGATGTTCCCGAGCCCCTACAACTTCACGACCATCCACAACTACATCGACATCAAGCACCGCATCCTGCGCAAGGGGGCCGTGAGGGCGCTCAACGGCGAGCGGCTCATCATCCCGATGAACATGCGCGACGGCTCGCTGCTCTGCCGAGGCAAGGGAAACATCGACTGGCTCTACTCCGCACCCCACGGCGCAGGCCGCCTCATGTCGCGCAAGCAGGCCCAGCAGAGCATCAGCCTGGAGGACTTCGAGCGCACGATGGACGGCATCTACTCTACCAGCGTCTGCGCCGAGACCATCGACGAGAGCCCCATGGTGTACAAGCCCATGCAGGAAATCGTCGAGCAGATCGGCCCGACGGTGGACGTCATCGACGTCATCAAGCCCATCTACAACTTCAAGGCGAAGACGCCCGAGAAGCCCGACTGGAAGGCGCTCAGGCACAAGTTGCCGAAATGAGAAGATGCTCCGCACTATTGAAAGCCGGAATTTGACGGGCGAGTGGCTGACCCACGACGGTCGAACGGCTGACCTCTGACGGGCGAGTAAGTGAGCCATGACGGGCAAGTGTTAGGCGACCGAAGCGAGGGTTCGGCAGGCAAACGCCACGGGGAGCGAAAGCAAACAGCACCGGGGGACGATAAACGAACGATACGAGAGGCCGACTGACGGACGATACGGGGTCAGGCAGGCAAACGACATAAGGAACCGGAAGGTAAACGATATAAGGAACAGACAAACGATGTCAAGGAAGAACGACATACCAGTGCATAAGGTGCGCATCCGCAACCCGAAGACGGGGAAGATGGGCTGGACGTTCCGCGTGCAGACGCTGGACACGGTAGACCTGGCCTACATAGCCGAGCGCGTAGGGCGGCGGACGCTGCTTGACCCGCGCATGGCGGCGGTCGTCTTCGAGCAGTTTGCCGACGAAATCCTGAACCGCGTGCAGTACGGCTTCTCGGTGGACATGGGTGTGCTGGGGTTCATGTGCCCTGCCATCCGCGACCAGGGCATCAGCGACACCGAGGAGCAGATGACGCTGCACGGCACACGCGGCTTCGTGCGCTGGGAGCCGTCGAAGAAGACGCATCGCCACTTCTGGAACGTGGGCTGCACGCTCGACTGGAAGCAGCGCGACCGCGACGCCGCAAGGCGCAGGAACAGACGGCAGCAGGGCGATGACTACAATCGGGATGCCGACCCTGACGACGAGGACTTCGAGGAGGGCTATCCGCTGGAGTTGGATGAATGACAATCAAAAAATTATATATAAGAGAAGATATGAACTTACGACAAGCATACGACGGATGGAGCCAGCAGGAGCAGAACCGGCAGCTCTACGTGAAGACCCGCGACGCATTCCGCAGGGCGTGGTTCACGCTGCCCACGAACAAGCCGTGCTCGTGGTACACGAAGGACGTGCTGGCACTGGCGCTGGCCGAGACCCGCGTGGTGGAGAGCGACAAGGTGAAGTCAGCCTCGGTGATGATACACGTGCTGACATGGGCCAACTTCGCCGAGCCGAAGTACAACCCCAAGCCCGACTTCAAGACTGAGGACGTGACGCGGCTCATCCACCTGCCAGCCGACGAGCTGGAGAAGGAGCGCCAGCGCATCATGGCCTCACAGCAGGGAATGCCGATGCCTGAGCCTGAAGAGCCGACGGACGAGGAAGAGACCGACCTCGATATCGACCCCGTGACCGCACTGCCACGACGGGCGATGGCGGACGAGGACAACAAAGCCACGGCAACCGGAGAGCCGACGGCTACCCCTGACAACGATGCCGACCCGCTGAAGGGCATCGACTACGACGACAAGAAGCAGGTGGCCGACGCGCTGATGAAACAGTCGGCCCGCATCATGAACGACAAACCCGAAAACAACGAAACGAATATGGAGAAAGAGAAGAAGCCAAGTGGCAAGCAGCCACGGCAGATTTGCCAGATAGACCCCGAGACGCTGCAGGTAGTGAAGACTTACGACAGCTGCACAGAAGGATGCCGTACAGTAGGAGTGAAGAATCTCGACCGTGCCATCAAGCGGCTGCAGAAGGCTGGCGGCTTCTACTGGCAATATCCCGATGACGTCAGCACCTTCGCCGACCGTCTGAAGCAGAAGCAGGACGCTCAGCAGCAGCCGAAGCCGAGAGCAAAGAAGACGGTAGTCAAGCCGTCGGCAGCAGTGCAGGTCGCCGTCACCGACGACCCAACACCATCGACGGTCACCGAGCAGCAGCCCGTCAGTGAGACGTTCACACCCGAACCGTTCAGCACATTCACCGACGAGGAACTGATGGAGGAACTGGACCGCCGTGGCTTCGAGGGCGAACTCAGCCGCCGCGTCGTATTTACAATCGGGGCGAAATAGTCCCTACTACTAAGAACAAAATTCGTGACTGAAGAGAGCCTACAGATACTGAGGAACATTTCGCTCGTGGAAGTGATGCGGGCGAATGGATATGAGCCGGAGAACCTGCCGAGGAGCGGCCGGGCGGTGTATCGTTGTCCGTTGGGAGGACATCCCGACCACAAGCCGTCGTTCAGCGTGGAGCAGAAGGCGGGCGACGGACACGATGCGCCGGGCTGGGGATGCTTCGGGTGCGACAAGAAGGGCTACGGGGCCGTGGCGCTGCAGGCGGCGCTGATGGGCTACGACTGGAGCAACCTGACGACGGAGCAGATGCAGAAGGTGTGCCAGCGGCTGGTGGACGAGCACGACGTGGAGGTGAAGGACGTGGCGCCGACGAGTCCGGAGGAACGGACGAAGGCGATAGACCCGCAGGAGTGTGAGTTCACCGTGACGAAGTGGACGATATATCATCTGAGAGCGCTGGGCTTCACGGTGAAGAACGCGACCAAGGCAGGTGAGGACGGCGAGCAGGTGGTGATGTATAAAGAGCCCGACCTCGGCGGCAAAACCGCCGAGCACAGTGAGGGCGACGGGAAGCCGGTGCCGCTGTACCGCTGCTCAATCGACCGCGAGTTCTGGCGGGGCAGGGGAGAGGCCAAGACTGCCCAGGAGTGGGGCGAGACGATCGAGCGGGAGTTCCAGACGTACCCAGTCGATGTGTTCATCACCTCGCCTGTAAAAGCCAAGCAGGGCGGCAAGTGCTCGCTGGAGATTCACGACAGGCTGACGTACCCGATATTCGCGATGCCGTATGAATGGGGCACGAAGAAATACGAGCCGAGAAGCAAGACGACGAAATGGGCGTGGTATAAGAAGGGCGACGTGGCCACACGGCTGTACGGCGACCATGTGGCGATGGCGGCGATGGAAGCCATCGGCGGCAGAACCGCCGAGCACAGGACCGCAGCCGGAGAAGCGGCAGCCGCTCCGTGGTTTGCCGACGCGCTGAAGGACAGGCGGCACCCGCTCGTGGTGACAGAGCGCGACAGCGACAAGAACCCCGTGAAGGCGAAGATGAAGCGGCTGGTGCTGTGCTCAGGGCCTCGCGATGCGATGCAGATGTGGGCGGCGACGGACGCTCATGTGCTGTGGCTGCACAATGAGTTGGCGGGCATCAAGGACGGCGTGGTCGAGGAATGGCTGCGTGTGCTGCTGATGCGGATGGCTCAGGTGGCGGTAGATATATATGTATGCTACGACATCGACGCAACGGGTCAGGCCTGCAGTGCCAGCATCGCTCTGGAGAATGCCAGGGTGCATTGGGTACGGTTGCCGAAGGAGATGGGGGAGGTGGAAACCAAGGCGAAGCCCTACAAGGACGTGACGGACTTCGTGACGCACTTCTCGCAGATACAGAAACTGTTTGCGCCGGACTTGCGGAAGGCGAACCCCTCGGAGGCACTGATGCGGATGCTGAAGAACGCGCTGACGATGCAGTTCTGGATTGACAAACACACGTCGAAGAAGAACGACAAGGACGAGAAGGAGCACAACGTGCGCTACGTGCTGAGCGTGGCGAACCTGCTGCAGTTCCTCGACGCGAAGGGCATCCGCTGCCATCAGGACGAGCGCGGCCAGCGGGCGTTCTATCAGCTCTCGCACAATAATACCTATCGCTATCTCGACACGAGCCGCACGGGCAACCAGCTGGAGTCGGTCTGCCGCACGTCGATGCTCGACTGGATAGACGCCCACTTCGGCAACGATGCAGAGTATGCCGACCAGGACGAGCGCAGGGACGACCCGTCGCAGTTCAAGGCCAATTTGGTGAACACCATCTTCACCGGCAAGGGACTCGATGCCCGGACGATGAACACCATGCCGCCGGCACCCATCAACGAGCACTCGTGGGGCGAGGACTTCGACCACTTCTTCTTCCAAAACACCGCCGTCCGCGTGACGAAGGACGAGATCCGCGAGGTGCCCTACGACCGGCTGCCGTGGGTGACCAACGAGGAAGCCATCATGCCGGGCGAGTTCCATGTGCAGCAGCAGCCGTGGCGCATCGTCGTCAACCCGAAGTACGAGACCGAGCGGAAGCGCCACGAGGAGATATCGAAGCAATGCACCACGCCCGCCATGCGTGCCGCCGAGAACCTGCGGTGGAAGCAGTGGGAGGAACTGTGGAAGTTCCGGCTCGTCATGGACAAGCCCCTGGAGGAGATGCCGATGCACTTCCAGTTCGAGTACAACACGTGCCGCATCTTCTGGGAGAAGGAGTCGTTCGGCGAGAAGCTGACGGCCATCGAGCGGCAGATGCAGGACATGCACTTCATCAACCACTGCCACGCCATCGGCTACAGCATCACCCGGCACCGCAGCCTGGCACGGCAGCTGACCGTCCACATGACCGACTACAGCGTGACCGACGAGCAGAAGGCCAGCGGACGCAACGGAAAAAGCATACACATCGACATGATGGCCACCGTCAGGCCCTCGTCGGCCAACATCGCGGGCAAGTCGATGAAGAACATCTCGATGGAGGTGCTGTTCGGCTACGTCATAGCCCACCTGCACACGCTGGTCTGCATGGACGAGATGCCCGACAACTTCAACGTCGAGGACCTGTACAACATCGGCACGAAACTGGTGTGCAAGACGCTGTATCACCAGCCCGTCACGCTGACCGGCGACGAGGTGCCCAAGGTGTTCATCACCTCGAACAAGCCCTTCGACCGCTCGGCAGGCTCCACCAAGGGGCGCATCTATCCCTGCTTCACCTCGGACTACTACCACGCCGCCACCGACGACGGGCGATGGCTCGACCATGCCCCGAAGGACGACTTCCTGGAGAAGTACGGCGTGGCAGAGGTGGCGCGTAACCTGCCGGCACACCTGCTGAACGAGCTGCAGAACATGCTGCTGGCGATGGCGCAGTTCTACCTGCAGCACCCCAACGAGACTATCCTGCCGCCGACGGAGAGCCGTAGCCTGCGCCGCGAACTCTACGCCATGACTAAGGACTCGGGGCTGACCGACTGGCTGGTGCAGTACTTCGAGGACACGCCCGACAACCCTCACATCGGACAGCCGATACCGCCGCAGGAGATGGCGATATCATTATTGGACGCAGAGGGCGAGGGCGTCACCTGGGACACCATCGAGAAGGCGAAGAAGCGCATAGCGAAGTATCTCAAACCCTGCCTGAACCGCATGGGCATCGTGATGGATCCCGACGTGGTGCTGAACACGGCGTCGTACCGTCGTCGCGGCGGGCGCCAGACCCGTGCCTGGCTCACCGTGCTCGACCAGCAGGGCAAGCCCGTGGAGCGCATGGAGAAGAACAAGTACCGCCACGAGGTATCGACCGGCGAGCGCGTGCCCCGCGAACTCTCTGCCCAGCACACCTTCGTGCATTACTTCTACCGCAACCGTCCCGGCGGCGTGCCCACCAAGCCCTATACCGCCGGCAAGGAGTATGAGGAGGGGTATGTGCAGGCAGCACCGGAGAAAGATCCGGAGGAAGGAGGTGAGCAATGACCAAGCACAGGAAACTGGTGACCATCATCAAGCGGTCGTGCCTGACTGGCAAGGTGGTGTGGATATACCGGGGAGCGAGCCGCAATGCAGGCCGGCATGCCTACTGGAAGGCCTGCAAGAAGGAACTGGAGAAGGTGAAGCAGTGGGCGGAGCGCATGGCCGAGCGCAAGCGCCGCCTGACGTTGATGCTCGGCTCGTCTGACAGCAGCAGTTCATCCGGCAATGGAACGTCCGGCAACAAAGCGTCGGGCAAAGGCTCGGCAGGCAACATGTTCGGAGGCGAGCTGACCGACGAGCAGCGCAAGGCCGCCCGCGAACTGGTCAGGATGGCCAAGCAGGAACCGCCACCCGACATGGAGTTCTACAACCACATCGTCGAGGAACGCCGACGGCGCCAACAGGACAAGGACATCCGCCGCAAGATGCGTGAGCGCGAGCAGAAAGCTGCCGACGACGGCAAGGAATCCACGACTGAAGAAATTTACGATAATCACTGTTATGATAAATAGAGTATAAAGGCGATAAATTATGAACGAACAAGAAATTAAGGCGCAAGCCAACGAACAGAACAACGAGACAGTGACCACCACCCCGACGGACGTGTGGTATTCGTAAACAACAAGGAGAACGTGAGTATGATCAACAAAGAGACAGGACAAGAGGTGGAGCCGATTGAGTACGGCATCGACGCGGAAGCCATACAGCGTCAGGCGAAGATGAACCTGATGAACGGCAACAGGGAATACAAGAAGCTGCAGGACGAGTTTCTGCGGCTGGACCGTCGGCATGACTTCGTGAAAATCAACCTTGTACAGACGAAGATGCGCCACATGGAGAACCAGGAAGTTGACCGCCTGTGGATGCTGGAGATGGAGAAGCGCAAGAGCATCCGTGGCATCAGCAACCTGCTCAGGCAGAAGGACCGCCGCGAGTACGACCACTGGCAGGAACTGCTGGCGGGGCTGTCGTTCGTAATGGACATGATAGACTTCACCGTGGCCGACATCAACGAACTGCTGCAGCGCAACAACATCGGCATCAAACTGGAGAAGTTCAAGGAGATAGAGGCCGCCCGCGAACTGGCTCAGAAGCTGACGGGCGACAACCTGAGCCACTCAAAGGACTGGCACGCCCAGATGTGGATGGACGAATCAGACCGCCTGTGGGAATACATGAAGGAGCGCTGCGCTACCTACCGCCGCAAGGTGGATCGCATCGAGGCACGGCAGGAGAAGAAAGACCATAAAGACTAAGAAATATGACCTACGACGAGACGACGCTGTTTACGAAGTTCATGCAGGGAAAGGGTGTGATGAACAACTTCGAGTACCTGTACCGCTCGCACCGGTTCGACAAGCGCGACCTCGACACCTACCTCGACGAGGTGGCGGCAGAGGACGTGATACTGTCGGCCTTCGACTTCACGGGTGCGGGCAATACCATCTTCGGCTTCAAGTACTGGAAGGATATCGACCAGAAGTGGCAGGCGAAGCTGACCGAGTTCCGCAACACGGGCATACTGACTGCCGACGAGGCGCAGGTGTACTGTCCCCACTGCCAGCGGGTGCTGCCCAGGACGGCCTTTGCCACGAAGTCGAATGGCGCGCTGCACAAGCACTGCCGTGAGTGCGAGGGCGGCAAGTGGGACAAGGAGAAGAAGGAGCGCGAGAAGGCTGAGAAGGAGGCCGAGAAGCAGGCCAAAGCCATCAAGCAGTTGGAGAAGGAGATTGCCGAGAAGCAGGCGAAGCTGGAGCGGCTGTCGGCACAGGAGCCTATAGCAGAGCCGACGGGCAAGGAAATTACGAACGCCCGCTACGAGACCGCCCGCCAGCAGATAGCCGAGGGACAGGCAAACCTGAATAAGACCACAAAGGTGTGCGGCCACTGCGGCAAGCGCAAACTCCGCTCGGAGTTTTATGCCAGCGACACATCCGATGACGGTCTGCAGGAGTATTGCAAGACCTGTCAGACGGAGCTGCTGGCCGCTGCCGAGGAGGCACAGCGGAAAGAGGAGGAACAGCGTCGGCTGGAGATTGAAATAGCCGAGCGCGAGGCCGAGGTGCAGCGGCTGGAACAGGAGAAGAAGGCTCTCGATGAAGAAAGTACGACGCAAGAAGGAAGCAGAGCGTCAGGCCGACGAGCAGCGCAAGGCAGCATCTGCAACCGCCGAGCCTACGACCGTCGACACGACCGAAAACACGACCGAAATCCCGACGGCCCCGAGGTTAGGCGAGCACGACGCAACGCTGCACTACAAGACGACGGAGAAGCGCATCACGCTCAATGCCGTGCTGTCTGACATCGTGCGACGGGCAGGGCTGACGAAGTGCTACATCTACGCCGACCGCAAGGGCTGTCAGTTCCTGGTGTTCAACAATGCCGAGGGCTCGAACGTCACCCGTGCCACGAGCCGCACGAGCGACCTGCTGCAGGTGTGCTCGTCCAGCATCTGCCGACAGATTGCCGAGCGATTCGAGCTTCGCATCGGCGACAACTACTACCTGCATGTCACGAAGAACCTGGCGCACACGGCGGACATCGTGAACGTCGAGGTGAAGCAGGTGCGGACCCGCGAGGAGTATGCCGTCATCGTGGCACAGCGCGAGGCAGCCGTGAAGAGCGGCAGCGCGCCCGACATCGAGGAGACCGACGATCTTATGGAAGAGGCCCCTACCCCATCCACCGACACCAACGACATGCCGCTGATAGAGTTTGCAGACATCGACGATAACCATACAGGCGACGGGCAGACCCCGACCACAGGTGAGAGTGGCGCCAGTTCTGTGCCCCCACGCCTGAACCAAAGCAGAAGGCCAAGGCTGGCAACATGAAACCTGCCAACCTGAAACCTGAAACCACTGGCATCCCCCTCTCTGGCCGCAAGCCGCAGGACATCCTCCAGCAGCTCATCGACCGTGGCCACCTGTCGGAGCGCGACATCGCCGCCTTCCTCTTCCAGAAGGGCTGGGAACTGCACGAGCCCGTCGTGGTCACCAAGCACAAGAAATTCTCACTCTAAATATATATAAAGGTAATGGCAAGACATAAGCAGAGAAGATACGCAGAGATGAAGCCCGCCGTGAAGATGAACGGCGGCTACAGCCGACGCCAGCGCACCGACATACTGACCGCACAGGGCGAGATAACCGAGGCGCTGGGCTACGACAACTACCACGTGGAGCTGGACAACGGCGTCACCATCCTGGCCACCATCAGCGGCAAGATGCGACAGAACCACATCCGCGTCATGGTGGGCGACCGCGTGGAGATGGAACTCTCCGTCTACGACCTCACCAAGGGCCGCATCACAAGACGATTTCAAGTTAAGCAGCAATGATTATAGAATTAAACAAACGATTAAGGTATTATGACAAAGAGACTACACGGAGGCAGGACCACGGAGCAGTACGTGCTCGACCTGCAGAAGAACGGCTGGCAAGTGGCCAACATCGCAAGCATCGCAGGGGTAGATGCCCAGACGGTGCGAGAAATCCTGAGAAGAAAGAACATTATCATGGACTAAAGGGACAGCGACAATGAAACACTTGGATTTTACGATTGACTTTGAGACCGTCGGGCTGACGGCGAACGCCGCGCCGATGATGGTGGCCATCGTGCCATGGAATAGAGACGCCAAGGAAGACCCTTTCGTGATGGACGAGGACGGCACACTGACCGAGGAGCAGACCAGCAAGTGGCCGGAGTCGCTGGAGCTGTATGTGGACCTGCGCTCCTGCGTGGTCGAGGGCTACGACTTCGACCCGGAGACCGTCGAGTGGTGGACGAAGCAGAGTCAAGAGGCGAAACGGGCCGTATGCGACGGGCTGGCCCAGCCCGTGGACGAGGTGACGGTGGAGATTGTGGGCTACTTGGAACGCGCCAAGGAGCAGCTTGGGCTGGACAGTATCTGCCTGTGGAGCCAGGGCGACACCGACCAGGGCATCCTGCGCAACCTCTGCCGCCGCAACGGCTACGACATGGAGCAGGACGTCATCGCCCACACCCAACTGCGCGACTGCCGCACGTTGATACTGGAGGCGGCGCTGATAAAGCGGATGCGAGAGATTAAGGAGAGAAACGAGCAATTGATCAAGAGCGGCAAGGCAGTGACCGATGTTGAGATTATGCCAGACGGCAGTGTCGTTCCGTGTACGCTTCTGCCCAAGCAGATACTCGCAGGCAGCTACGACGTGTACAAACTCTTCCCTCCCCTACCCGACCGCTACGCCGCAGGCAGCGAGGCGCACGACGCGCTCTACGATGCCCTGCGCTCGTCGTGGAACACGTGGCAGGCGCTGAAGTGGATGAAGGGATAATCAAAAGGGATTTTCAAGCAAAGGAAAAGAAAAGCGGACCAACGGTGCTTGTGCCGTTGGTCCGTTTGGTGTGTTGTATCATTTTCGTGAGGTCACGAAAATGGTCAGAAGTCGTAGTTATCCTCCCCGCTCCACTCGCCATTGACGCTGAAGCCGAAGGTGGACTGGGCGAAGTTACCCTCGGTACCGTCGAAGAACTGGCCGGTGTAGGTGGTGATGCGGTTGCGGGTAACGGGAACGCTCTCGAAGACGCGCTGGCGCAGGGTGTTACCGTCGGCGTCGTAGGCAGTGAGGGTCATCTTCAGGGTGCCGACGTCGGCCATGTAGGGGAACGTAAAGACCTGGTAGGTCGAGGTGTCGCTGCGCTGACGGTTCTCGCTCTGGGTGCTCTTCGTCGTGCCCTCGCTGGTGGTGGGGTTGAAGTTGGCCGAGCCGCCAGTGTAGGCGATGACCATCTTCGTGAACGATTCGGGCACCTCCGTGTCGGTTAGCTTAAACTGCACCATGGCCGCGACGCGCTGCATCTGGAAGGTGTGCTGCAGTTCCTCGTTGCCCACCTCTATCTCGCCGCAGTAGCAGAAGGTATCGGTGAGCTTTTCACCATCCGAAGCTGTAAACTGCACCATCTGTGGCGACTTGATGGTGGCGCTTTTGATGCTGCTGTGACCCACGGCAACGACGGTGTAGGTACCTTCCTGCAGTTGGCAGGTCAGCGAGCCGAAGCCGCTGTCGTCGGCAGTCTGGGTCTTGACGGTGCTGAATGCCTTCTCGCCCCAGGCGTCGAACAGCATGACGTTGAGCTTCTGGAAGTACAGGGCGAGGTTCGTGGTGGCGGCTCTTGTCACACACGCCGGAGAACCAGCGGGAACAGGGGCGGCGCGGGTGCTGGCGTCGCTGTTGGTGGCGGTGAACGTCAGAGTTACGTTGCCAGTTGGTGTGATGTCCTCGCTGTCGAGAATGGGCTTTTCGCAGGCGGCGAGCATGATGGCTGCGACGATGACGCAGCATACGGAACAAAGATTCTTTTTTATGATTATCCGCAATTGTACCACCAAAATTTTCGGGCATCCGCACTGGACAGCCCGATTATTTTTGTATCTTATAAAAAATAATAGGTAAAAGATTTGGTAGTTACAATCAAAATGATTACCTTTGCAGTGCATTTATAAAATAGTAGTAACATGAAGATTTTCGAGTTCAACAAGTATTTTCCCGACGAAGCGGCCTGCCGTCGCAAGTTTAAGGAAATGAGAGACAAGGAAGGCGTGACGTGCCAACATTGTTGCTCTCACGATGTAGTGTGGCTGGAGAGCAAGCAGCAGTATCAGTGCAAGCACTGCCGCCATAGGACTACGCTCAGGAGTGGCACGGTGATGCACGGCTCAAAGTTGCCGTTCCGCTATTGGTTCATAGCCATGCACCTGCTGACAGCCACAAAGAAAAGCATATCGGCCGCAGAGTTACAGCGTCAGTTGGGACACAACCGCTATCAACCCGTATGGGAGCTGATGCACAAGCTGCGTTCAGTGATGGGCAAGCGTGACGACAAGTACACACTGAAAGGCTGTATCGAACTGGACGAGGGCTTTTTCTCTACAGAGATACCAGAAGAGAAGAAGGATGAGAAACTGAAAGCTGGCGTTGGCAGTCAACGCAAGTCTAAAGTGATGGTGATTGCAGAGAGCACGCCAGTGGACGTGGAAACAAAGAAAGGAATGAAGCCAAAGTCGGTAAAGCATATTAAGATGATTGTGATACCTGATGAGAAAGCAAAGACGATAGATGCCGTTGCAGCCAAGTCGATAGAAAAGGACAGCAGTCTGACCACTGACGACCATCGCTCGTACATTCACTTCAAAGATATGTTCACGGAGCACAAGTCGCAGGTCATAGACCCGAAGGACATAGGCAAGGTGCTCCCATGGGTACACATTGCCATCAGCAACTCCAAGACACTGCTGGCCGACATGTACCACGGTGTAAAGCCGGAGTTCCTGCAAGAGTATCTGAACGAGTTCTGCTACAAGTTTAATCGCCGCTACTTCGGCGAGGACTTGTTTGAGCGGCTTGTAATGATAGCGGCATCCTACCGCACGGATTTTGAACATAGAACATATAGGAAAGCAGCATAAAATGGATTGGAATAATTTTAGCTTCATAGATTTGTTTGCTGGTATAGGTGGCATCCGGCTTGGCTTTGAGTCGGCTGGCGGTCATTGCGTATTCTCGTCGGAGTTTGATGAAGATGCTTGCAAAACATACGAAGCAAACTTTGGTGAACACCCAGCAGGGGATATTACCAAAATAAGCACTAAGGATATACCTGATTTCGACATACTCCTGGGCGGATTTCCATGTCAGGCATTCTCTATTATTGGTAAGAGAGAAGGGTTTGAAAATGAAACTTGTGGCACTCTCTTCTTTGACATAGAGCGAATACTGAGGGATAAAAAGCCCAAAGCATTCATGCTCGAGAATGTAAGGAACCTTACCGCACACGATAATGGCAACACGTTTAAGATTATACTCAGTCATCTTTCCGCTTTAGGTTATAATGTGTATTCTAAAGTTCTTAACGCTCTTGATTATGGAGTTCCACAGAAGAGAGAGAGGATTATTATTGTGGGATTTATTGATGATGTGCTGTTCAGTTTTCCAGAACCGTTACCGAAATGCAAAAGGCAAAGGCTGGAAGATGTTTTAGAGAAGGATGTTGATGATAAGTATTATGTACGGACTGCCATCAGGGAGTCCAGACTTATGAGACTGAAAGATCCAAACTATCCGAAGCCATACATTTCTCACGAGAACAAGGCCGGTTCTGTAACCCCACACCCATATTCGTCATGTCTAAGGGCTGGGGCATCAGCTAATTACATTCTAATCAATGACGAGAGAAGACCGACGGAGCGAGAACTTCTACGTTTCCAAGGATTCCCTGAAGATTTCAAGGTAGTAGTTCCTTATGGGAAAATCAGGCACCAGACGGGAAACTCGGTGGCCGTTCCGGTTATAAAGGCGGTGGCAAACCAAATGATAGCAGCACTGAAAAATTACGAAACTCATAAAATTCAAACAAATGAACGAACAGCTTAGGCAAGCAAAGGACGCATTGGATTCTATCATAAAGAAGTCGAGGACGTACTGGTATAAGCCTATACAAATAGCAGAAGTCCTGTACCATGACAGGGTTGTCGGCGATGCAGACTTGAACAACTTGGAATCGTACAGAATAGCCAGTAAGCACTGGAGGAACGAAGTTACAATGGCTTTGCTCAATGCAAAGAGTTCAAGCAGCAACGACTACCAAGACGGTTTGTTCCTAAAGCAAATGCCGCAGCAATATATCAAATTGCTTGGCAAAGAAAACCGTCGTACAAATGGAGCAGTCGAAGCATATATTTACGGGCAATTTCTACACAACCAAATACTCCTAAACAAGATACTTCACTATTGTAATGCTGCCACGACGGAGGATTTCGATATAGAGTATCTATTAGACACGTTTCTCAAGGAGAACGGGCTAAGGCATAGCATGGACAAAGTTTATGAAGTGATAGTTTATGCTCTCTTCTCCACGTTGGTGGAGAAACTGGGGTTGCAGGTAGAAGTTTCTGTTGATGTGGACAAACTGGGAATCCTTTCTGAGTTTTTGGACTTCGCAAAAATGATAATGGGAATTGATGTAAATATCCGTAAATCGAAACAGAAAGCAAAAATATATAGGGTCGGTGTTGCAAATGCAGCCGATAAAGGATTGGATATGTATTCAAACTGGGGCCCGGCAATACAGATTAAACATCTGACACTGGATGTACAAAAGGCAGAGTCGATAGTGTCTGAAATTTCAAGTGACAGGATTGTTATTGTATGTCAGGAAGCAGAAGCAAGCGTAATACTTGCATTGTTAAGCCAGATTGGATGGAAGAGCAGAATACAGAGTATTGTCACGGAAAAGAATCTTGTCGATTGGTACGAGAAAGCCTTGCGCGGAAAGAACTCCGATATTCTTGGTAGTACCTTACTGAAAAAGATGCGGGATGAACTTGTGAATGAATTTCCGCACGTGAAAGAAATTCCTGAGATTATCACATCAAGGAATTATGATGATACCTTTTACCCGGAATGGACTGTGATGATGTGAAAAGAAACAAAATCATAATGTATGACAGAGAGACAGACACAGATTGCCATCAAGATACTACAATATCTTGTTGACAATAACAATTATGAGCGCGATGGAAATGTTCAGTGGTATGCCTATGATGGAAATACTGAAGATATTGATTTTGAATGCGATTATCTCCATGTTCGTGATTCGCTCATAAAGGACTATCGCTTAATTCGTAGGGAGGGAGCCGAACTACATCTTACTCCTGATGGCGAAGCAGCACAGAGAATAGGGTTTGAGAAGTACCTGAAGAAAATCAAGAAAGGAGAACAGCTTGACATAACGCTGAAACGTCTGGACGTATTAGCCAAGTTCCTCACAGTCTTGAAAGAATCCAAGACAATTCTCGTGATTGCAGCTGGACTTGTCGGTGGTCTCTTTGGATTATTCGGACGCTACTTCCTCCCGTTGCTCACAAAAGCAACCAATTGGCTATGCGAAGTAATAAGTACTCTATTGGCCAGCCTATGAATACCAAAAAGATAAGGGCAACAATAATGCTCTCAGTCCATGTCACTTTCTCTTTCATGTTTTTTTTCGTAAGATAAGTAATTCAAACAACCCAAACAAGGGCAACAGTATATGGAAGATAATAAGCAATTCAATAATCTGGGGGAACTGCTGGAAGCGCTTTCACCCTACATATCGGCCCGGGCACTGGCCCGCATCTGCGACATGAGCGAGAGCCAGATGCTGCAATACAAAGCGGGCATCAAGAAAATAAGTCCGAAGAACATTGCACGTATTAACGAAAAATTGCGTACCTTTGCAGTCGAACTCAGTGAGTTCACTCTGAAGGGCGCGTGATGCGTCGTACTATTTTATAAATGCAAAGAAGGCTGGCGGTGTTCGTCAGCCTTTATTGATGATTATTTGGTGGTACAATTGCGGATAATCATTTCTTTTTCATTGTTGTTTGGCGTTTAATGTTCACTTTTCACTTAAAACTCCACGGTGTCGTAGTCGTTCCAGTCGTTTACAGTAAACGAGGCGGTGAAGGGCTGGTCGGTGAAGAACTGGCCGGAGTAGGTGGTGCGGTAGCCGTTCTTCATGGGGACGTCGGCGAAGGTGCGCTGCTGGATGACGTTATCCTCCGAGTCGTAGGCGGTGACGGTGATGGTGCGCGTGTGCTCCTCGTCAGAGCCAATGACGTAGATGGTGAAGGCGGCGGTGCCGGTCTCGGCGTTGCGGTTGACGGGGGAGAAGGTGACGGCATAGTCCTGCGGGGTGATGCCGGCGATGGCGGTAGTGCTCCACTGCGTCGGGGCCTGGGGTGTGCTGACGATAACCTTCGCCACTTCGTCGGGAACGGCGTCGGTAGTCTGCAGTTTGAACTGGCCGACGATGCGCTGCATCTCGCACGAGAGGGTGGTGACTTCGGCGGGGGTGAAGGTCTGCTGGTAGAAGAACGTCTGCAGCACCTTCGTGTCGGGGAAGGACACTATGCCGTCGGCAAGGGTGACCGCTGCCGAGCACTTGTGGGCCACGGCGGTCAGGGTGTAGGTCTTGCGCTTGTCGAGTGTGATGCTGAGCTGTCCGAAGCTGTCGTCGCTGGAGGCCTGGTGGATGTCCTGCACGGTGGTGCCGTCGGTGAGCCACACGTCAAGGCGGGTGACGAGGGTGCTGATGGCGGTGGCGGAGCGGGTGGCAGCCCGGCGCACACCCGACGGAGAACCGTCGGGCACAGTGGCCCTGGTCATCGCCTCCATCTGGTATGGGCTGAAGGTCAGCGTCACCTGCGTGGGTTCGGGGTTCTGTACTGCGCTCTCTGTGAGCATGTCGTTGTCACTGCTGCAGGCGGCCAGCATGAGGGCCACGGCTGCGAAAAAGAAATACTTCTTCATTGTTCGTTTTGTTTTAGGGGGGGGATAAATAATGGGGATAAGAAATGCCGCCCCGGTGTGGGGCGGCCTGGTAAATGGAATCCTGCGGAGAGGCGCAGGGCACAAGGGCTTAGAAACGGGATAGCGACACATCGCCCTTATACAAGGCTTCGGGGCGGTCGGTCACTCGTCTCACCCAGAACACGGTTCTTTCTTTCTCATCGAAACCACATCGGTCCTGGTATTCCGTTTCTTCTGAGGTCTCGACCACGAACTTCTCTCCGGGGAAACGCCCGTCGTGTCGCTCCGGCTCGCCAGCCATCTCCACGAGGAATGACTTACTGCCTTCGTAGGCTTCTCGTGCCTCCTTTTCGTCCGTGAATAATCGTGTGTACGCATCTAACTGACGCTTTGGATTGGGTCCACTGTGGTCATAGTCGCAGAATGTTACTGCCCATAATGTAATTTCCATACTCGTTTCGTTTTAATTATTATTCGTTTTCGTTATTCTCAATCACTTCGAGGCCACGCTTGCGGGCCTTCTGGTAGAAGTCCTGGCGCACCGCTTCGTTGGGCAGCCAGGCAAGGGTCTTGCGCTCCTCGCCGCTGGGGGCGCGGAGGGTCATGGCATATACTCCTTCAGTCATATGCGGTCAGATTTCTCCTTTCTCTTTCCATTCGTTCCACTTGTCGAGAGAGTAGCCTTCGTCGGTCTTGACACCGAGGAAGGTGAAGTCGAAGTCGTGCGATGTCATGTCGGGCCACGCATGGAGGGTGGCCATGTTGCCGCGATGTGTCAGTTCCTCTGGGTGGTCCATCACATGCTTCAGGGCTTTGTCATAGGCATCTGCTCCGCTGTCGGCGATGACGTTGCTTGAGAAGGTCAGGTCGGTCATGTAGTCGTTGCCGCGCTGTGCAAACACCATTGCTCTGACGGTCAGCTCCGCATGATACCAGCCCTTGCGCTGCTCATTCAGTTCGGCAAGTCTGCTCTGTATGGCTGCTTCTGCCAGTCGTTTGCGCTCTGCCTTGGCTGCCTCGCGCTGTTCGTTGTAGATACGCTCATGCTCCTCGATAGTGTCAGCCAGTGCGGGATGGAAACCTATCTCCCATGCGCCGCAGCCAGTGGTGCGCAGCCCGACGTAGGTACGGGGCTGTCCGCTGGGATAGTTGCCGAAGCCGTCGCGGAACAGGTCGCGTATCTTCTGCTCCGTCGTGGCGTTTACCATGATGGGCGATGCGTAGTCGCGCTTGCCGCCGTATGTCTGCCAGGTGTTGATGACTGCAATAGCTTCGTCAGCCGTGTGGGCTATTGCCTTGTAGGGTGTGTAGGTGTTCCCGTTGCGGGCCGGGCCGCAATAGGTAATACAAAATACGTTTGCCATATTGTCTAACTGTTTAACCGATCAGTCCGGGGTCTTAAATGTGAATGTTTCGTTGTAGCTGCTGCAAAGGTAATGCTTTTTTCGGAGATTGCAGCATGATTCCGGAAAAAGTTGCAGAATAGTCAGGCCACTCGCTTGTAGCGGCCTGGTGAGTAGTAGGGGCTGTGCGGGTTCTCGCGCCACACGGCCCGGCGGCCTGCCCGACGCGGCACGATGATGGTGCCGAGGGCGTCGAGCAGCTGGCGCATGTCGGGGTCGATGTAGGCTGGGTAGTTCATGGCGTCAGTTTGTCTCGTTCTTCCTGAAGTCTTACCAGTACGTCGTGGAGAGGAATGCCGTGGACGCAGAGCCTTTCCACGGAGGTCATTACTTTGTCGAGACTGGAAGCGGCATTGAACTGGGTATGGTTCCCTGCCCTGCCTTCTTCGTGAGCACACCTGATGCAGCCGTGAGTCCTGCCGTGCTTCAGGTCGTAGGTGGAAATCACTCGCTCCGTGCCGCACTGGCAGCGACAGAGCCACTGGGCCTCGCGCTTCTTGTTGCGCCCGGCCATCTTCACCACCGTCCATAGTCCGAACGTCTTTCCGCTCAGGTCTTGAATGGTGGGTTTGAATCCGTAGTTGTTCATAGGTCGTCACTTGTTTTTATCCATAAATCACTTCTCCGAATACGATGTACTGCAGCAGGCTCTCGGCCTCGGTGAGGTCGAAGTTGATGATGTCGTCTTCGTCCATCAGGTCACGGGCGTATTTCGATACCTCCGACTGGCTCGACAGGGCGCGTTCCAGTCCCTTGCGGATATCTTCGAGCGTCAGTTCGTAGCGCATGGCCTCGTGCTTCGGTCGCCATAAGTGGGGCAGGTCGCCGTAGAACTCGTCGGCATCCTCGGCGTAGTAGTCATACACATAGACGGGCTTTCCTGCAAGCAGCACCTTCGCCCATGTGTCTTCGCGGCAGTCGCCCTCGTTCTCCAGGGGTGTGCCGTAGTAGTCGGTCTTTCTCTTCTTGACATCAAAGAAAGGGCTTCCCTCTGTTGCCGTGGCGAAGAGGTTCACCAGATCGTCGTGAGTGATGTCGCTCACAATAGTTTGAATCTTCATAGTCGTAATGTTTTGATGTTTACTCATAGGGTGTCAACCCGTTCTCTATCTCGCTCATAATGTAGGCATCCATTTCGTCAAGGCTTGCGAAATATGCGGAGCGCTTGCCGTTGCTGAATGTTCCGGCGTGAGGTGGCCGGAGTGTTCCTATACGGTCGTATTCGTTTCTGCTCGGATAGCCTGACGCAGAGGTGATGGCCACCAGCCTGTCTTTGTGGCGGTAGTGGAACAGAATGTCGTGATGGCCGTCATAGATATTGCGCTCGTCGATGGACGTCCTTGTCACATCGGGCGACATGCAGATGGTTGTCTTTGTTGTCATAGTCGTAATGTTTTGATGTTAATACTATTTCAGGGCCGACTTGATGACGCAGGCCCAGAAGAGGAATAAAAGGATCCAATTTTCTATCATGCTTGTTTCTGTTTATAGGGGGTTAAACTCGGGTTACTCATAGACGTGAAACTCTTCTACTTTCACGCCTTTATAGTCATAGCGCTCGTATTCGGATTTCTCCTGAAGCGCTTTCTTTTTACTCTTGTACACGCCAAGAACTCCGGCGTTGTAACTGAGGACGTAAACTGTCAATTCCATGCTTGTTTCTGTTTATAGGATTATTATTCATTTCTTCCGCCACTGCGTGGTGATGTACTCGGTGAGGATGTCGCGGTTCTTGCGGTCGAGTTCGCGCCAGAACATCTGCATGGCGGCCTTGTTGCCGTACTTCTCGTAGCAGTGGTCCCACTTGTCTTGCAGGTGCTGGCGGTTGCAGTGTCCCTTGGGGTGCTTCACCAAGTAGTCGAGCCAGCGGTTCTCGTCGTCGTAGTCCATGCACCAGTCGCTCCACAGGGCGATGATGTCCCTGGCGGTGTCCGGCTCCCTCGCGATGTCCTTGGCGAACTGGTCGAGGGTGTAGCGCTGGCCGGGCTCTTGGCTCGATGCGCTCCAGCCTTTGTCGAAGAAGTGGTCGAAGAGGCAGGCGTTGAACGTTACGGGCATGGTGGCGATGACCTTGCCTTCGAGCATAGAGAGGATGTCGATGGGGAAGGTGCCACAGTCGGGCAGGCTGGCGATGGTCTCGGGGTAGTCCTCGTGCCAGAACTGCTCCAGCGCAGCCCATGCGTCGTAACAGTGTTCGTACTGGAACAGGTAGGTCTCGCCGCCTACCACGGCCTTGATCATGTAGTTTGCAGTTGTCGTCATTGTCGTAATGTTTTAATTGGGTGAATAATTGTCGGGTTTGGAATCGGTTCCCGAAGCGATTGGCAGTCGGTTGGGCAACCGATTGGAAAACGGTTCGGGAAGCGGTTTGGAATTGATATGATATACCAGTTTGAAACTGATATGATATACCAGTTGTCGATTGATATATATACCAGTTGGCAGTTGGTATATATACCAGTTTCGAGAGGGGGGTCAGAGCGCCTTCACTTCGATGTTGCCATAGAGGTAGGGCTTGCGCTCCATTTCTGCACAGAGGCGGTCGACGGATTCTTCGGGGATGTCGTGGTAGATGACGTCGCCGTCGCTCAGGATGTCGTATCGGGTGCCGCGTCCTTGCGTGCCGCTGAAGTTGTCGATGTCGTAATCGAGTCGTGCCATAGTCTCAAATGTCTTTTGGGTTCAGGTATCTCATCACATAGTCCTCGTAGGATTCAGGGACTTCCAGATATGCGTCGGTCGTATAGCCTTTTACGATTCTCCACTTGCAGGCAACAGGGAGTTTGCTTGCGGCATTCTCAGCGTCTGCGGCTGATTTGTACTTGATTCTTACTTGCATAGTCGTATTGTTGTTATGCCATAGCCGGCTGTTGTTTCTTGATTTGGTTTCTCACATAGTCGTTGGTGTGACGTTCGTAATCGCCGTAGACTTTCGCCAGTCGGCTCTTGCCCGTCGGTTCCTGGTCGTAGCACACCACGCAATAGCCTTGTTTCATATACTCGGCGGCTGCCTTGTCAGCATCGCCGATGGTCAGATAATGTTCACGGTCGCTGCCGTCGCCGTCCTTCCAGACGATGAAGTGGAAGTGTCCGTACTGCCAGCGTCCATCGCGGAAGATGAAACGCTTGTCTCGGTGCTCAATCCAGTTGTAGGCGGACTTCAGGCACTTGTCGAAACTGACGCTCTTGCCTTTCCAGTCGCCGTCGTAACCCACGGCATAACTCTGTCGGAAGTTCTGTCTGTCGTAGATGAAGATGCAGAAGTCGCCCTGGTCGGTCTTGTGATTGCGGAAGCGAATCTCCAACCCATGCGCCTTGGCTACCTGCTTCAGTTCGTTAATCTGATTGTCGATTGTCTTCATATTGCTTGCTGTTTTAATTGGGTGAATAATCGGGGTTAAAAAACCGACCCTCGGTCGATGTGATTGACCGAGCGAGGGACGGTGTGACAAGCCGACCGAGGGTCGGTTTTTAGAGAGGGTTCTACGCCGCCTGCTTCATCTGTTGCTGCTCGTCGCTGTGGATGGACTTGTTGATACGGCGGTCGAGCATGGCGAGGTCGGCGCGGAGTTTCTTCAGCGCGTCTTCCTTGGGCCAGTCGTTGGCGATGATGGCGGTGAGCTGGTCGATGCGCTGGCGGTTCTCCGAGAGTTGCTGCTGCCACGAGCCGGCCATGTCGGGCAGGCGCTGCATGGTCTGCAGGGGCAGCAGGGCCGAGGCGGTGGCCGACGAGCGGTTCAGGCGGCCCGAGCGGTTGACGATGTAGATGAGCCGCTGTCCGCTGACGTAGAACTGATTCGTATAGTCCGTCAGTTGCTTGCCGTCGAGGATGACGGTGGTCGAGGTGGTCTTCACCGAGATGGGGAAGCCATAGACGCTGCCGATGGTGACGTGCTTGCCGTCGGTGCGGGCGGTGTCGGCGATGCGCAATAGTTCGGTGCCGATGGCCTTGTTGAAGGCGTCGGGGTTGTTCTCGGCTGTCAGTATAGAATAACTGCCGTTCTCATGTTGCTCACGAGGCTCAAACCCGTCAATCTCAATCTTGTGGATATACTCGCCAGTAGATACAAGCGCTCCTGCCTTGCCCCTCTCGGCAAAGAACCGCTCGCTGTCCTCGTTGACGCTCTCGATATTCCTCTCCAGCGCCTCGCAGTCCTTCACGAGCCGTTCGCGCTTCTGCTCATAGTCGGCCTTCTCTCTGGCGAAGGTTTTCTTCTCGGCCTCCAGCCCGGCAATCTTCTTCTCCAGTTTGGCACGCTCCAACAGGTCGGTATTACCTGATAAGACGGCCATAAATTCTGCGAAGTTGGCGCCGGTCTTCTCATCCATCACGCCCTCGTCGAGCGTTCGGATGCTCAACTGTCCGCGCTTCAACTGATTGATGAACGTCTGCTTGCAATGGAGCAGGTTGAACTTATACGAGTCGAGCGACCGCTCCACGGCGTAGATAATGATATCCACCTGGTTGCCGGCATACTGCTTGGCCACCTCGTTGCCCTTTCTGATGGCACGGCCGTCGCGCTGTTCGAGGTCGGAGGGTCGCCACGGTGTGTCGAGGTGATGCACGGCGACGACTCGCTGCTGGGCGTTGACGCCGGTGCCGAGCATCTGGGTAGAGCCGAACAGCACCCGCACCTCGCCACGGTTCACGGCGGCTATCAGCGCGTTCTTCTTCGACTCGCACTTGCACTCCTGGATAAACCGGATTTCCTTCGCCGGGATGCCGTAGTCCTCCACGAGGTGCCGCTTGATCTCCGAGTAGATGTTCCATTTCTTGGGGTCGTAGGCACTCAGATCAGAAAAGACCAGCTGCACACCCTTCTGCTCGCTGTACAAATCGTAGTACGCCTTGATGTTCTTGGCGCACTGCGAGGCCTTCGAGTTCGGGTGGTCGCTGTACGCTTCGTCGATGAGCCGCATATCCAACGACATCTTTCTGGCCTTGTCGGTGGCGTATAGCATCTTGGCCTTCTGCTGCTGGTCGGTCGGGTTCGGCATACCGATGAGCTTGAAGTCTCCCGTCTTGGCAAACTCCATCAGCACCTTGATATACCGCTCCTGGTCGGGCGTCGGCTTCAGGTTCAAGAGCATCGTGTGCTTCTTCGGGCGGTCGATGCCCACGTCTTCTGCCGTGCGGAAGTCGGTTATCTCGTTATAGAACATCGCAAGTTCCGGCACTTTTATAAAATACCGGAAGCGCTCCTTCAGGATAATCTGGTTGGTTATCGAGAACTCATACTCGCTCGACTTCTTCGTGAAGATGGCGGCCCAGGCATCGAAACACGTGATGCCCTGCTTCTTCAGAGCCTGCGGACGTAAGTAGCGGAACAGCGAATAGAGTTCCGTCAGCGAGTTCGTCACCGTGGTACCGCTGAGGAACGTCGCCCCGAGGTCGCGGCCCGTGCGCTGCTGGATGGTGCGGATGGCCATGAGCAGGTTGAACGCCCGCTTGCTTCCCTCCGAGTTGCCCAGCCCTGCCACACGGTCGTGACGGGTACTGAAGCCCAGGTTCTTGAACATGTGGCTCTCGTCGACGAAGATGTGGTCGATGCCCATCATGCGGAAGTCCACCACGTCGTCGGTCCTCGTCCTGATGCTGTCCTGCAGCGCCTCAATCTTCGCCTGCATGTTCTGCTTGCGCTTCTCCAGGCCCTTCAGCATCTTGCCCGACACCCGCCACTCTTTCCACTCCTTGGTAATCTTGATGGCTTCGTCTATCTGCTGCACCTCATCACGCAGGATGTCGCGCTGTATCTCGTCGCTCTGCGGAATGCGTCCGAACGAGTCGTGCGACATAATCACGCAGTCCCAGTCGTTGTTCTTGGCCCGGTTCAGGAAGTTCACGCGCCCTGCCTCGCCCTTATAGTCGGCCTCGCCGGCGTACAGCACCTTGGCCTGCGGATAGGCCGTGCGGTACGTCTCGGCGATGGCGCCGACGTTCGCCTTCAGTCCGATAATCATCGGCTTGTGTACCAGCCCCAGGCGCTTCATCTCATGGGCAGCGACGCACATAATCAACGTCTTACCGCTTCCAACTTCGTGGTCGCAGATGCCGCCGCCATTCTGAACCAGCATCCACACGCAGTCCTCCTGACTCTTGTACAGCCCGCCGCTCAGTTTCTTACCCTTGGCGTCGTACTGCGGCTGCGGAATGCCGTACTTCGCTTCCAGCCCCGCCCAGTCCACACCGGGGAACGTCTGATGAGAGCCGTCGTACTGCGGCTTCACGAAGCAGTTGAACTTTCGGTTATAGATAGCCGTTATCTCGTCCTTCCACTCCTTCGGCTGCTTGACGAGCCAGTCCTGGAAGCCCTGGCGAATCTCCTCAATCTTGGCGTTTGCCATCTGCGTCTTCTCCGGATCCTCCGTCTTCAGGTGCTCGCCCTTTTCGTTATACATGCAGCGGCCCTGAGCGTCGCGCTGATACTTCATCATCTTCGGACAGGTGTTCTTCAGCGCATGCACCAGCAGTTCGATGCCGTCCAACGACTTCGTAGCCTCGCTGCTGATGCTGTACTGGCTCCATATCTTCTCGTTCCTGCTCGATGCACTCGCCGCAAACTCATCCAACAGCGCATTATACTTAACGGTCACCTCTACCCTGCCCGACCAGTACGAACTCTTCGTAGCATCCTCGGGCATCGAGAAGAACTCACTCGCAAAGTCCGCATACACCTGACAGTCCATCCACCGCTCACCGAGGTTGAAGTCCAGGTCCTCGAAGGGGATGGGTGTCGGGATAGCGTCTTCGAGAGCCCTGATGCTGGCTATTACCAGCGGGTCGCTCTCCTCTTCCGTGGTGCAGCGCTCATGGATAATATCCAGTTTCTCCACGACGTTGCCAGATACGAACCGCGCCTTGATTTCCCACTCCCCGCTGATAGGGTTGAAATAAATCTCCCCCTCCAGCGCCTTCAGCAGTTCCTCCTCGCTCATGCCGCTCATCATGCACATCTCCGTCACCTCCGGCCTGCCCCATCGGTTCAGGCTCCGCGCCAGCGCCTCCTGCGCCGTCATCACCACCGGCTCGCTGTCGGTAGCGAATGATACTGGATGATTGAAGATGTCGGCCTTCTGATAACCGCCACCGTTCGGATCAGGACTCTCCAGCGTCAGCAGTTCTACGATATTGTCAAAGCCTTTGATAGCCTTTATGAACTTCACGTTCTCCGGCTTGTTCAGCGGGCCCCATTTTTCAACAAAGCCGTCATAGAGGCGGTTTATCTCCTTTCGGAGTTCTGGCTGCTCAGTCATCTCTTCCGCTTCCTTCTTGTACAACATCTGATAGTCGAAGCAAAGCTCTCGCAAAACACTCTCCTTAATAGTCATCCTCTCCTCCTTGCGCTCCTGCTTGCCACCGTGCCCGCCGGTTCTTGCGTCCCGTTGGTAGCAAGCGTCCCTTTGGGGCCGAGCGCTCCGGCTGGTCTCTCCGTCCTGATACAGCCCTGCATCAAAGTTCTCCGCGAGGTCCTTGCTCAGCACCTCCCCCATCTGCTTGCTGATACCAGCCACCCCGTCTCTGTGGTGATACACCAGCGCCCTCTTCCCATACGCATCCGTGTCCACCGTCCAGTTCGTCGCAATCACATGCTCCGGCTTCATATCGAAGTACATATTGGTGGGGCACCCCGAGTCCTCATACATCGTCAGCAGCCACGACTCTTCAGCCGTCAGCCCCTCCTTCCGCGAGTCCTTCTGCAGCACTAATAGGTCAGTGCCCACCTCCGTGCCGCTCTCCTTAAACAGATTGTTCGCCAACCGGTAAGCCCCGATGAGCCGCGCCTGCTTCAGTGCCTCTGCCAACTGCTCCCCGTCCCTGTTCAGGTAGTTCGACGTGATGATATACGCCTCGATACCCCCGTCCCTCAGACAGTCCAGCCCCTTCAGCACATAGTAGCGGTGAATCATCTTCGCCGCCTCCCTCCTTACAGCACTCTTGCTCCTGCTATACTCCGGATCAAACACGGCGATATCCCCAAACGGCACATTCGTAGCCACGAGGTCGTACTTCCCCATCTCCTCGGCAGGGATAGTCTCGAAGCCAGCAATGCGGATATCCTTATTTCTGAAGATATTCCTGCGACTTAACATTAATCCTGTCAGTAGGTCTTTCTCGTATGCCACTACACGGCCACCTGTCACCGAAGCAGCACCGCCCAACCACTGAATAAATACACCCATACCAGCCGCAGGGTCGAGAAAAGAATTAGGACGGCACTTGTGTTCGTTGTAAAAACCATACAGCGCTTTACCTATTCCATGTACAAACTCCCTCGGTGTATAGTACGCCGTCAGCACGCTGGCCTTCAGGCTATCCCTCCAAGCCTGATATTGTTCACCGCCGCCGCTTACTTTCAGCAGCAGATTATCCAACTGCACCGCGTCCTTGTAGTACACCATGTCACTCTTCGACCAGCACGCAGGGTTCTGGTGGTTCAGAATGAAGTTCATCCCGCCGAACCCTGTGTACTTCGCCAGCACCTCCGCATCGCCCTTGCCGGTCAATGCACACTCAATCGCCGCGATATTGTCTCTTAGTCTCTGTAACTTGCTCATATCTCAATTCGTTTTATTACTTGTTAAACTTCATGCCTGCCAGAAATCCGTCGGCATAGATGATAAGTTCCTTCACAGTGTGGTAGTAGCCAGCCCAACCGAAGTCGGGGCCGTCCACGAACTGGATGGCGTACTCGCCATTGCAGGATATAAGTTCCATGGGAAAGCCTGTTGCTTCCTCCAACTGCTTCACCTTCGTTTTGAGGGTTTCTTTCGTGTAATAGCTTGCCATAATCGTATCTCGTTTTAGATGTGGTTCTGATACTGAATCCATTCATACAATCCTTTCGGAAGTCTTATGCCGCGTCCCTTCATCTTCTCCACGATGTTGTCGAGGATAAAGAGGCTGAAGCGTCCGGCGCAGTAGGTCACAAACAGACTGTCCTCACCTCGGTAGTTCTTGAAACCAAGTTCCTCAAGCATGTTTCCGTAGTCTATATAACCGCAAGACGGATTGTTCTTATCCTTGAACGACACGATGGAGAACACCGCCTTCTCGTTCTTCGATGCAGAGTCGATGATAATCAGGATCGTCTTCTCCTTCACTGCCTTAAAAAAGGCTTTCACCATTTCGTTGAATTTCTCTGTAGTCATAGTCGTAATCGTTTTTATAGTTTATTCAATGATGGAAAACCAGTCGCAGTCGCCGTCCAGATCGCGCCATTGGAACTCAAGCCAGTTGTGGTCTTCTGTTCGCTGGCCGTGCTCGTCGTCGCGGTGTCCGTATTTGATGCACACGATTTCCGAAACGTGGCGCAGACTGATATGGCTGGCGAATATCTTTGCCTTGCGCATAGCCTCACGTTTCTTGTCGCCTGTGAAGTCGGCTATCATGTCGCGCAGTTCCTGAATGGGCATCCCGTACTTGCGGCGGTCGGTAGCATTGGGGATGTCGATTTCTTTCTCCTTCAGTTCAACGATAGCCTGGTACTCATTTTCCGTGCCCACCTCGCGGCTTGCCTCGTAGCGGTTTTCGCCTTCGTCTTCATCAGCGTCATACTCGCAGTCCTCGTCGCCGTAAACGTCGCCTTTGATGCAGTCGCGCAGGTTCTTGAACTTCTGACGAGCCTTGTCGGGGTCGTCAAACAAATAACTCTCCTGATGCAGATAGTTGTCTGCTGTCTCGTAGCTGCTTGAAACTACTTCATAAACTTTAATCTTCATAATTGTCTCGATTTCGTTGTTAATACTGTCGTTAAAAGTTTGATCCTCGTAGAAGCCTGATGCTTCGATATCGTACTCGTTGCCAGCTTCTACGAGGTAAAAGGTTTTGGGCTACATACAATACCCGTCCTCCGGAAAGGCGCCGTCGCTCACCAGGGAGTCGTAGACCTCGGCCAGCTGTTCGTCCTTCAGATAGGGGTTCAACATGTTCAGGACCGTCTTCACGTCCATCTCGTCCTCCATGTACCGCATCACCTGCGATGCCTTCTGCTTGTCTGTCAGTTGTGCGGGCTGCTCGATGCAGTCGTACAGTTGCTCCAGGCTCTCGTCGGTCAGCCGTGCAATAGGCACGTTGAAGTTCTTATGACCCGTTCCGCCGATGAAATGCACGCTCATGGGTATCGTGGTCGTGTCGATATGATCGAAGCGGTCTTCATGCGTATTGCCGTCCTTGTCGGTGTAGGCCAGCACGTCGATGTCGTCGATCTCGTCCGTGAAGTTCACGCCGCGTGCCGCAGCCATAATCTTCTCAATCATTTCTGTTCTCTCCATAGTCGTAATCGTTTTAATTGTTACACACTTTCACATTCATACCCTTCTTTTGCAGGGCGTCGTTAATCAAGTCTGTCACCTTCTGCTTATCTCCGATGGCAGAAAGAACCAGCTCGCAGCCCTTTATTAGTTCTTTGACGGCACCCGCTATATAGCAGGGGAAGTTGGTATAGGCATCTTCGCTGAACTTCCTCATCAGCGTTTCCACCGTGTACGTTCCATGCAGTTCGCCAGCGTCGTCGGCGTGTCTCAGCGTGACCTTGTAGAGCCATCGTCCCTTGCTGTCGCCGAGCCACTTGATGCGCTCACACCATTTCACACAATACAGATTTCCGAACATCATCATCTGTTCGGATGTTGCTTTTACTTTAATGTCGCTTTCCATACTCCTAAATCTTTTAATAGTTCAACTTGTCGTGTGCCTTGCGGTCCAGATTGTGCAGGTCTGCGCCGTTGGTCAGGTCGTGCTCGCCGTCGGGCATCATGTCCTTCAGCTGCTCAATGAGATACTTGAAGTCGGTGATGTCGAGCAGGTCGTCATCCTCCGTCCACGGGTCAGGGTCATCGTCCACAATGAAAGAGCCGTGCTCCTCCGTACCAGAGAAACAAAGCATACCATCGTCATCGAGCCACACCTTATCCACACACAGGTCGCGGGGTTCGTAGTCGCAGTTTGGCGATACCACCACGCGACACAGACTGCCACCTTCTTTTTGCTGCCCCGGCACCAGCCTGAGCGCCGCCTTCACCTCGCCGATAATCATCTTGTTCATGGCATCGTGTATAGCCCCGAAGTCACTCGTCGTAATCTTTGCCATAGTCTCGAATGTTTTTATTCCTTGATAAGATACAGTTCGCCATCGTAGTCGGTGTGGCGATAGGTGGGCTGGCAGACGCACTCCGTCTTGTTCCAGTCTATTTCCACTCGCTCCACGTCATCACCATACTCTTCCGTCAGTTCTCTTTCCGATGCAATGCCGTCAGTGCCTTTGTCGTTCAGGGCGAACAGCCATCCGTCGCTCCCCTCAAACAGCAGGGTCACACCCATGCTCTCCACCTTTGCGATAACCGCTTTCAATTCATTTACAGCAGCCATCTGTTTCTTTGTCAATCTCTTTTGCTCCATAGTCGTTTCGTTTTTATTGGGTTAATAACAATACCCGTCGGGGCTGATGGCGCCGTCGCTCACCAGGGAGTCGTAGACCTCGGCCAGCTGTTCGTCCTTCAGATAGGGGTTCAACACATTCAGGACCGTCTTCACGTCCATCTCGTCCTCCATGTACCGCAGCACCTGCGATGCCTTCTGCTTGTCTGTCATAGTCGTAAATGTTTTAATACTGATAGTCAAGAATCTCCGTACCTGTGACATAGATTTCTCCCTCGTTCAGCGTCGGGAGATAGTCAATCCTGATGTCACACATGTTTGCCGTAGATGTTTCATGTCCGTTGGTGAAATAGACACAGCAGTCAAACTTTCCGTCCGTGTCGCCTTCCTCAAACTCGTTCTTCGTTCCGAGCATATCCTGCAGTTTCGCTTGCAGTTCGCCCCTCATAATAGGCTTGCACTCCAAAGAAGCAAGCACACCTTCAATCACGTCTCTTCGTACCATAGTCGTAATGTTTTAATTGTTAATACCATTTTGCTTTTCCGTTCAGTACCATAGCCACGCGGCGGCCGTGCTGCATAATGTCAGCACGATCGACACCGGGACCTCTCACGATGTTGAACGAGTAGCCAGCTTCGCGCAGCATCTTTCGCTCGTCGTCTGTGATATACTCGTTTACGTTTTTTACTGCCAATGCCTTCAAGTCCGCCATAGTCGTTACTTCTTTTTAGGTTGTTTCGGTTCCTTGTAGTAGCACTCCACCTTATAGCCGCTCTTGGCGCACGCCTCGACTATCATGCGGGCCTCTTTATAGTACACGTTCAGACGAACACTGACAACATTGTCGCCCAGCAGCGTGTGGTCGCTGCTGTTCTTCATAATGTTGCTGATGTGCTGCTTATCGCCCAGGAAGGTAAACAGCTGCGCCATCTTCACCCCGTTCTCGTCCTTGTAGTGGTAGATGAACGCGCCGCACTCGCAGTTGGCGGGATGGAATTTCACTGTGTAGAGCTTCTTCTCGTTGCCTACACTTTTCACCTTGATTGAGCCGTACTCAATCTGATAGTTCACTCTTAGCATTGTCGTAAATGTTGTTATGATTTATAAATCCGTAAAATGTCTTGCCACGAAATTGTCATCCTCCACAGGGTCGTTGTGCCTGCTCCACCCTGCCAGCTCGCTTTCGGATTTACTCTTCAGTACATCTGAATGGATGCTAAACCAGCGGGCCCTGACGCTTGCAATCTTGCGAGTCACCTCCCGTGCGTCGTCGGTGCTCAGGATGAATTTCAGCCAGGGATGGCGGTCTCTGCCGTTCATGAAGTCTATCAGGTCGCAACCAATACGGCGGTCGAAGCCGCCGTTCTTCATGTCGGTGTCATACATACGCTGCGTCCGGCTGGTCACGTCCTTGCAGTCGCGGTACATCTGAAACAGCAGAATCTTCTTCCGCTTCATGTCAACCAGATAAAGTTCCTTCGGGGTCTTGTCCTCTGCGTCGTCGAACGTCACGAGGTTGTAGTTCTTTGTCTCCATACTCCTAAATCTTTTTATTCTCAATTTTCAATTCTCAATTCTCAATTTGCCGCAGGCACTCACGCCGCCATAGCAAGTTGCTTCCGTAGCGCAGCCCGCAGGCGCTCCTCCAGTGTAGGCTCAGGGTTCACGGTGCATGGCTCAAGATTGATAGCCTTTGCCGTGGTCTTTTCCTTTTTGGAAACAGCCTTCTTCTTAGACTTGACCTCTGGTCGAGCCTGCTTCCGCTCGGAAGAACCGATGCAAGCATCATTCTTCCCTCGCTTACTCGCAGCCTTCTCTGGCTCCGTCCACGGCTCCAGCGCGTCCACCTTGTAGGTCGTGCTGTCGTGCTTGCCCTTGGTGGTGCACACCACGGCATACCAGTTGATCTTGTCTTGGTACATGTCGAGCTGGCCGCGCACCTCATAGACGCTCAGCTTGCCCTGCCACTTCTTGCACTGCTTCTCCTGGTTCTTCAGCATTACCATGTCGCCCTTTGCAGGCCACTTGGGGGCAGGGCTCTCGGCCAGCACCTGACGGAAGTAGGCTATCAGCTCCTTCGCATAGTCCTCGTCCACCACCTTCCAGCACTCCGGCCCTGGCTCAAAGTCCTTGGCGGTATAGACCATCGGCTGCTGATACTTGTCCTTGCCGTAGTCACGCCACAGCTTGCGGCGCAGCATCTTTCCGGCCAGGTCGCCCATCTCGCGGCCGTGCAGCTTCTCGATACTCTTCACCGCCGTCAGCACGCTCAGCGCCCGCTTCATACCCTCGCTCGTCAGGCTCTGCGCCATCTTGCCGATGACCTCGAACTTCTTGGCGATGCGGTCGTTCTCGGCAGCCAGGCTGATAGTCCTCGGCTTGTAGCCGTGGCAGCGCTGATAGGGCTTCAGCTTCGCGCCCTCTGGCATCTCCTTGCCCTCCACCGCAAACCGGTGGTACTTCTTCGGCGCCATGTTCATCACACCCTCCCACTCTGCCATCTGGGCAAACGCCTCGCCGGCATGATAGGAGCAACAGAACGTCTCAGTCTTGATGCCGATGGTCTTGTAGTCCTCGCCCTCCATGAACTGGTGCAGGTAGCCGACCTTGCCAGCCATCTCAGCCGCCGTGTACTCACCTGCATACACTGTTGTGCCCCAGTCAAGCATGTCATGCGCAGCAATGATCATCAGGTCGTACACCACCTCGTTCACGTCCAGCCCCTTGTGATAGTTGCCATGGGGCTTATACGTCACCTCGTAGCCATCCACCGTTCGCTCGGCTACCGTCTTGACACCCTCGATTTCCACGATGCCGTTTGTTAATTCCTTCTTCTCCATAGTCTCTTGGGGTTTTAATGTTTAACTTGTTTACTCATTCAGTAACTGCGCCCTGCGATTGTCTTTCACAGTCGCCAGTCGTATAGGCGGCTCGGCACACAGCGATACCACCACCATCTGTCCGAACAGGTCATAGCACACGCGGCTCAGCGGCTCGTCCTTCAGACCAACCAGCCTGCCGCCATCAATAGCCTGCTTGATTTCCTTTGTAGTCATAGTCGTAGTAGGATTAAAGTTCTTCGATATACTCCACCAGCTTGTCACGGAAAGCCGTGGCCTCGTTGATGTTCATCCTGGCACACTGGCAGCGGAAGCGGTACTCGTCTAAGTTGTTTCCCAATATCCGCAGATTATCCTTGTGTTTCGCCGTAGCATTCTCTATGGGTGTAGTTCCGTCGGCATATCCGAGCTTCCTTAACTCACGAATCTTTGCCCGTGACTCACGAGATAGTTGGATCCACAGCATCACTCCAGTGTGTGCCAGTATCAGCATCTCCAGTTCCTTCAAGTCTCTGTGACAGGTGAAGGGGTTCATTGTTCTTGCTATAGCCATAGTCGTAAATATTTTAGGGGATTAATAATCATCATTCAAAAAGTGCCCCTCGCCATCGCAGCGAAGAGCACTACCACTCAAAATCAAAACCGCCCCAACCGAAGCACTCGGCAGGGCTTTACAGTTATGAAAACGTCGATTGAGCCATAGCCAGAACGGAACTCGTTCCAGTTATGGTATGGCGTAGACGTTTCGACCGATAGGTCAAAACGTAATAGTTCCCACGGTGCCATCAAAGGCGCAGGTCGAGCCGCCGTGGGATAGTAGAGAGGGTTATTCCCGCTTCATAAACACGAAGCGGAATCCGCCGTCGGGCTTTGGCTCTATATGGAATATGCCGGTACGGATAAGCGGCATGCCGATGATGAAGTCCTGGCTGTCATCGCCGAACCCCACGACAAGCAGCGACCGCTTGAAGCCCGTCTGCGGTATCTCGATATTCACCAGGTAGGTAGGTTCCTCTATCACCTGCTTGTCGCCGTAGCGCGTCAGCCTTGTGCCCACCTGCAGCAGACCAAGTTCCTGAGCCAGCGCCTTCGACACGCCGCAATGTTCCGAGCCGGTGTCCCACAGGGCGATGGCGCCGTCCTTCCGGTGCTTGCCGTCAGTAGAGCACACATTCACCCGTGTCACTATCAATGGATGCGACAGCGTGAACTCTGCCGTCGCTATCAGTGAACATCTTTCTGACTTCTTCATTCGTCCATTTCATTTCGCCCGCCGAGCGTATCACGCCGTTACGGACAGGTTCAACGTTCTGTTCCATATCACTCATGCTTTAGAATTACGGGGCAACGCTGCGATTAAGCGAGGGCAGAATGAAACTCGTTTCAATTATGCCGAGCGTGAGCAGGGTCGCAATTTCAATTGCAAAGATACGAAATATTCCCGAATAATTCACGATCATTCGTGGTAATTCGTGTTAAGCATCCTCCTCCGGCTCGTTGATAGCCTCGTAGTCTGGCTCATCCTCCGGCTCACACTCGTTCACCTCCGTCACCTCACGCTCCCAGATGGAGTCGTAGTGCTGCAGGTAGTACGCTTCCTCGCGGGCCGTCTTCTCCATAGCCTGCTTACGGGCCTGCTCTGCGCTGTCGGCTTCCACTTCCACCGACACTGCCACAAGCATAGTCATTCTCACTTCATACTTCTTCATAGTCTCTCTGTTTTAATTGTTAATCCACCAGAAGCTCACGTATAGCACGTTGCCCTCACGCTTCATCTCCACCTCTGCGGTATCGGGCTCGATGCAGTTATGTTTCAGTCCCTCTTCCCACTCGCGGAACACGCCCTCGAAGTAGCGGAAGAAGTCGTCGCGCATCGAGTAGAAGTCCTCGGCACACGGGCAGGCCAGCAGCTCTATGCGGATAGTGTTGCTCGACGCGCTCCACTGTGCATCAACGATAGCGTCCAGATAGATGCCGTCCTTGTCGTAGCTGTCCACGTCCACACGTCCTATCATGTGGCTCCGTCCGCCCTTCATGTCGGCGGCCCAATAGCAGTTCTGAAACACCACGTCCCGCAGGTCGTCGTCAATCAGATTCTTGCCGTCAAACGGCGCTGCAATTCTTTCCATAGTCTCACTGTTTTAAGTTTGTTAATCATCATCCGACTGCCTCGCGGACTGGCATAGTGCTTTAGTTGCTTGATGAATCACGAGCGTGGAAGCCCGAGCTCGTAAGGCCGCCATCTTATTGATGACCGCCCTACTGAGCTGGGCTTATCATGTGCTCGTGCTCTGAATCCTTCCGCTCTGCAATCTCGTATAGGCTGTATGCGCAGCCGTCTCTCACATAGATTCCGCTTGCCGCCCTTGGCGCATAGCTTTAAGTTGCCGATATGATCCGGTGTAACAACCCTGGATGTTACTGGGAGGTGCTCCCAGTATAAATCCAGGGTGATTGTGAACCGGATGATTAAAATCCCGGACGTCTTGCGGTCGTATTTCCCCTGCGCTGGGGTGTCGCCTGCTCTACGGATGCGGCATATAGGCTTTAGCACTTTGATGTCAACAGTGAAATACGAAGGCGGTTCCAGCCGTCGTATAACAATAGGGATACGACGGCTGGCCCCGCCTTCCCTTATTTACTGTTTACTAAATCTCTCCGCCTTGCAGGTTTGTAGCCACTATGCTGTGGCATAACCGTGTGCTCCGTGCATGGTGCGTCAAGTCTTTAGAGGGTCGATGTAGTTCAGGATGTTTCTGTAACTCATCAGATGCCTGCGTGAATCAACGCAGGCATCTGATAGAGCTACAGAATACAACATCCTGACACGCTAAATCTCGCACGTCTCACTCGGTCGTTCTTGCGGCGCACGCCGCTTCCATCCATCCGTGCCCGGTGTGTAGGCTCTATAGCTTCGATGTGTCAACCGGCTGGAGGCGGTAGCGATGACTTCAGCCAACAGGGGATGTCCCTGTCGGCTGAGTCATAGCACGGCCTATTGTTGCCGGTTGGCCTAAATGTTGCACGGCCTGATGGGTCATAGTCCACACTGACTTTGCTCCGCCTTGCAGCTCGGCATAGGGCTATACTCTTGCGATGATAGGTGATCCGACGCAAGAGATTGGTCCTCGAATACGTTGTGTTCGACGGACCATCTCTGTTCAGACGGATCACCCTGAAATGTCGCCGCCCTGCGGAGCGTGATGGCCGTATGCGCAGCCCATAGAGACCTATCGTCTGTTGTGGTTGATGCGGGCGGCCTTAGCGTCATGCCACTCTTTCATCTTCCCTTCGATGTCGATGCCGTTCTCGTCAAGCATCTGCTTCATCAAGCCGAACAGACGCCAGCCCTCGCCATCGTCATAGGCTTCAGCGGCACGCTCCAACAGTGTCAGACCTGCCACGTTGCGCTGATAGAAGTCGTTGTCCTTTGGGAACGTGCAGCCGTGGAAGCGCAGCAGGTTCTGCATCGTGGCGTAGGCACCCATGCCCTTGTAGGCATCCTTCCACTCGGCACACTGCGTATAGCGCCAGTCACTTGTGGGGCAGGCTCTCCAGAAATTCTTGACGGCCTCGTACAACTTCTGCGGAGTCTTTGCCTCTGCAATGGCATAGATAGCCTGGCGGACTGGTGTGATGAGCTTCTTCTCGATGTCGGTCAGGAAGTAGTGCTTGTGCTGCACCGTCACATACGGCACACCCTTGCACTTGTGCTGCGGACGGCCCAGCGCATCCTCACGCAGCTGCTTCACGTAGTCGTGGGCCATAGCGAGGGCGACGGTCTGGTTAAACCAGCGGTTGCGTGCGTTGAAGTTCTCCATGTCCTTACCGTAGAGCTTGGCCTGCACGCGCAGCTCCTCAATCAGCATCTCCCACTGGTAGTCGTAGCCGTGATACTTCAGCCACTGCGAGAATCCGCCGCTCGACTGCAGTCCGTGGAACACCTGCGACATCACCCAGCGGCGGAACAGGTTGCGGTTAGGCACGGTGCCGCCACTCACGATAGCCTGGATGATAGGATCGTCGGCGCTGACGGGCACGGCCTTGCCGTCGTCGCCCATCTTCATCATCTGACTGCCACCCGTCGGCAGGTTGATGGAGAAATACTTCGAGGTGTCGATGCCTGCTGCCTGCAGAGCCTCGCCGCGCTTGCTGACGGGCAGATAAACCGTGCCCAGCCCTGAGTCCTGACCGATGACGGTAGCGTTCTTTACCTTGTGCTCGTGCTCGCCGATGGCAAACTCGCTGCCGCATACGGGGCATACCACGCGGGTCTCGCTCTGAGGCGTAGTAGCCTGCTTCTTGGTGGTAGCACTCTTCTTGTTAGTCACTGTTTTCTTGGTCTCATTCTTTTTAACCATAGTTGTAAATGTTTTAAAGGGTTTATAAAAAGTTATTGTTTGTCTCTATCGCCATTAACATGGCACATGGGATATACGTTGTCGATAAATTCTTCAATAGAAAAAAGCTCGTCTTACTGCGATAGATACAGGGTGTGCGCCCTGAAAAAGTAGTCTACTCCTTGCGACGCTGCACATCATCTATATCTTGCCGATTAGATAGCGGCGTGTGCCAGAATGGCCGCCAGGATCCATCCACGGTGATGAACCTGGACGGATCCAGGCGTCCACTCTGGTTAAGCACGCCGCTACATGAACTTGTCGCCATAAGCAGACGGGGCATTGTGCGATGCCGTCATCCATCCTTGCGGACTGGCATAGTATCTGTATTGTTGCGATGTGTAGAAGACGTCGCCAGAACGAGGAGTCTGGCGCCGAGCCAGGGAGACATGAGCATAGCGGTGTCTCCCAAACGGCGCCAAGACTCACGAAGTTCTGGTTAAGAGGTCTTCTGCTTGAATACTCCGCCCTGATGGATAGGCTACTATGCGGTAGCGTCGTATTAAGTTGCCTTGCACCAGCTCCTCAGTACCACCAAGTCCGGGTCGTTCTCGCTCTGCCAGAACCACCCGCTGCCCTCGGGCATCACAAACCCATACAGCGCCTGCTCCAAATCTCGCTCCGCCTGCTCACGGCTCACGCCATAGAGCATGTCGTCGTCGCTGAGTTCACTCTCCGGCAGCGCATAGAATCGCGCCGTCCTGTGCATCGTCTTCTCGCTCGGTATCGAGTGCTTATAGGCTGCGTATGCCGCCTCCAGCATCTCGATAGATGTCTGATGGTCGATGTCTGAAAGGTTACGGGTAGGCGCGTCAGCGGGAATTGGCTGATGTCTTACATCTTCCTTCTTACATCTTACATCGAGCGTCCTCACCAGCGTATCATACGCCGCACGGCTCGTCCTGATGGAGTTCTGCATACAGCCTAACGACAGATACCCGCTGATGTCGTCGCCCGTCTTGCGGCGGTTGGCCGAAACATTCCTGCCCCTGCCACGGACGATGCAGCCCTCACGGCCCTGCTTGTCATAGCCCAGACCGCCAACCTTCTTCTTGCCAGTCTCGACCGCCCGCAGACAGTCCATCACGAACTGATTCATCGTGTCGATGTCCTGCCTCACGTTCACCACGCCGAGGATGCCCGTAGCCCACGAGTGTCCCTGTCCGTCGCCATGATACAGATAGCGGTTCACCTGATTCAGTGCCTTGGCAAAAGTCACAGGCTTTCGCTTACCCTGCTTGTCGATAGTAAAAGCCTTGATGGTACGGCTCTCTATCTCTTTCTGGAACTTCTTGATTCTCGTGTTGCTCATCGAGATATCCTTACCCCTGATAGAGAAGCCCAGGAACTTAAACCAGTCCTGTGCATCCAGCAGCTCCACCTTTTTGGGATTGAGTTTCATCTGCATACGGCCCAGCTCCGTCCGCAGCACGTCCATAGCCACGTCGTAGTCCTCGCCGATATAGAGCATGTCGTCCGAATAGCGCACATAGTAGCCCTGCATCTCAGACAGTTGCTCGTCGATGTGATAGAGCAGAACATCCGCCAGCCACGAGGCCACCGAGCAGCCCTGCTTCAACGACTGATACTTGCTCTTCACCTGCTTGTCCTCGCCGTCGATATACAGGTCCGAGTGATAATACTTGCGTATCACGTCAATCAGCGCACTCTTCCCGTGCCTTTCCTCCACCTCGTCAAAAGCCGCGTCGATATACTCGATAGGCACCGAGTCGAAATACTTGCTCAGGTCTGACTTCCACCCGATCGTTGAGTGTGTAGCTGTGTCACAGCGACAGATAGCGGCACTTGCCTCCTGCACCACACGTCCGCAGCCTACGCCCTTCAGATAGCTCTTGCACGCCGGATGCACCTTGTCGGCCATCAGCTCGAACAGCAGGTCGTTGGCAATGGATAGCAGCACCCTGTCAGCCGCCTCGTTCACATACACCGTGCGGAACTCGCCCGGCGTGTCCTTGGGTATCAGCGCCGTGTGCGGCGGTGCAATCTCGTACTTGCCGTCACGGATAGCCTCGCACATCCGCAGCCTTACCTCCGGCTTGCACAACTGATAGAGCACGTTCTTCGGAACGTCCTTACCCACACCTTTGGCAATGGCGTATTCCCACCGCCCTGCCTCGAAAAACATCTGTAATATCTTGTCCATAGTCGTATCGTGTTTAGAGTATAGCCTTCAGTTTCTCCATGAGGCGGTCTATTTCCGCCATGCGCTCCTGTGACAGTTCGTTAGTGGGCCATGCCTCATAGCGGCTGCGCATATCGTGCAGGGCGTTCAGGATGTCGGCCCGCTCGTCTTCGGTGATGATACTCAGTTTGACCGACTTGAATCCGGCCGCCTTGATAGCTTCCATACTCAGCACCTCCAGCTCGTCGCCGTCGGTACGCAATACATGATGCTTGCAGTCGCTCACCTTCTCGCCGTTAGGAGCGACACGATAGGTGGTGCCGTAATACTCAGCCCCACCATCCGTCCGATGATAGTAAAGTTCCATAATCGTTTTGATTTTTGAATAATTTTCAGAATAATTTTCGGATAATTTTGAGGAGCCGTCAGGCGACGACCCCTCATTCTTCACTTGCGAAGCATCAAGCCGCCATAGCCAGTTTGATGTTCTCGGGGATGGCCTCGCCCGCCATGATGCGCTTCAGCATGTCGGCCACGTCCTTGTCGGTGTAGCCTTGCACGGTGGCGGCAGGTGTCGGCTGCTCAGTCTTGCCCTTCTCTGCCTCGCGCTTGGCCCGGCGCTCCTCACGCTTGGCCTGGCGTTCTGCCACTGCCTCGGCCACTACGCTGCTCTTCACCTCCGCCACGGCCTGCTCAGCCCTGGCCCATGCCTCGCGGTCGTCGGTGTTGTAGGCATCCACCAGCTGCTGGGCCACGTCCAGATACTTGGCACCCATCACCAGCGAGTAGGTCTTCTCGCCCGTGGTGCGGTCGGTGAAATAGCTGGCGTTGAAGGGGTCGTTAGGCACCACCACCCACTGCGCCATCATAGCCTCCTTCTCGGCCTTCGTCTTGCCCTTCATAGCCTTGCGCAGACGGTCGTTCTTCTTCTCGGCGTCGGCCTTCAGGTCCTTCAGTCGCTGCTTCTCGTCATAGTGCTTCTTCCAGCGGGGGTCGTCCTCACCGGCGAAGCCCTCGATACGCGGAGCCTGCTGCTGCGTGCGGGCCGTCGTATAGACCACCAGCCGCACCTCGGTCAGCGTCGTCTTGGTAGGCTTGGTAGGTGTGGTAGGCTTAGGACCGTCGCCGCTCTCGCCCGGATGTGGCACACGTGCCACCACGAACCTGTCGCGGCCCGTCGGGCGCTTCTCCTCCTTGGGCTTCATGTCGATAGTCTGTGCCACCGGCTTAGTCGGAGTGATAGCCGATACTTCCTCCACCTCCTCGTAGCCGACGTTAGGCGCGACGCTCTCGAACGTCACGTTGTTGCCGTTGTCGTCCTTCACGGTGTACTCGCCCACCTTGGTCATCGTCTCCCACTGCGCCTTGCCTGCGCTGACCATCGACTCCACCTGCGCCACGGTCAGGCTCACGTTAGCCGCTGCGCCCTCGCCACGGCTGAACTCTGCCGCCAGCTTGTCGCCGTCCACTGACTTGATTACATACTTCGACTTGCCGTCGCTCAATACTAACACCTTGCCCACATACTCCTGGGCGTTCACATTCTTTGCCATAGTTGTATTGTTTGAATTGTTTGATGATTTGTTGTTGTTATATACTCGGATGTCGAGTTGCACCCTGCTCTCGATGTCGGCCGTATAGCCGTAGTTGGCCGCGTCGCCCATCAGGTCCTTTAGCTTCTGCCAGTCGCGGCGGTCGAAGTAGAAGGCGATGCCCTCGCGTGCCGTCTCCAGGTTGGTGCGCATCTGCTCCAGCGTCTTCACATTGTTCTTCGTAGCCTCCTTCACCACGAATCCCGTAGCCTTCTCCAGCGGGTCGTCGCTCGGCATGGGTCCCGTCTGGTAGCCGTAGTCGTGCATCTTCACGGGCTGATAGGTTGCCACGAATCCGCGTCCCTTGTAGTAGGCCACGATAATCAGCAGCGCGTCATACTTACATCCATTGTGCTCATAGGAACTCACTCCCACCATTAGGGTGAGATGGTCGATTTTCTTTGCCATAGTCTTGCAATTTTAATTTTTCACTTCTCATCACGCGTCCGCCCAATACGTCCACGTCCGTATCTTGCTCACGCCATAGCGCTTCAGGTAGGTCTGCAGCCGCTTCTCGAACTTCTCGCGCTCGTGCTTCACGGCCTGTAGTATAGCCTTGCGGTCGCGGTCGGTCATCTTCTCGTAGGTGCCCGGCGTATAGCGGTAGGGCTCGTTCTCCACGTCATACTCGCTCCACGAGTACCACTTCCACAGGTTCAGCCGCTCCGTCTCGCCCGTATAGCTCTGGCGCTGGATGTACAGCGTGCGGCAGTCCTTCGTCAGCGACTTCAGCCGCTCGATGTCCTCGTCAAACCCGCTCAGGTTGCGGTCCAGGAAATACTGCGCCAGCCGCTTCTCCTTGTCGGCCATCAGGTGGCGGTAGTAGTCATAGTCAGGCCCCTCGTCGTGGAAGCAGAACTCATGGTCGATGCTCGGCTTCTCGAAGTAGAGGATGCCCCCGTTCTGCAGCCGGATAGCCGACGAGAACTTCTTGCGGCAGTAGTCCAGCATCCCCTTGTCGTTAGGCCACACCTTCGCATACTCCTGCATATACTCCTCCAGCAGCGCCTTATCGTTGTCGATAGCCTTGCTGACGGGTGCCTTCCGCCCGCCCAGCTGCATCAGTAGCGCAACCCTCAGCCTGTCCTCCAGCGACGCGCCCTGCTCCTCCTGCTGCTCCTCACGGCAGGCCGCGATAACGTCGTTGAAGTCCTCCTCGCTCAGCCACTCGCCACACTCCAGCCCGTCGGGGAAGTCCTCCACGTCCTGAATCATATACTCTGGGTCGCGCTCCCCACGGTGTAACGCCTTGCACTTGCGCAGGAAGTCCCCGTGGTTCTTGCACTCCAATAGGCTCACCCAGCCGCCCTTCAGCGACCCTCGGTTGTACTTGCCGTAGGTGCCCACATAAACTCTCGGATTGCTCATAGTCTCACTTGTTTTACTTGTTATACACTTGTTGATACACCCCGTAGGTCAGGGCGAAGGCCGCCAGTTCGCGGTCGCTGGTAAAGATGTCACCGCAATAGTCCACATAGGCCTTCAGCAGCGGCACGTTGTCGGGGTCCTGCATCAGCCGGTCGCCCTCACGCCATCGCTCGCCCTCGGTAGTCTGCTCGTAGGGAGCGTTATAGTACACGTCGTACACCTCCCTGAATATCCTTGCGAATTGCTCAATGCTGAACTCCTCGCGCTCCCAGAATTTCTTTGCCATAGTCTCACGCTGCTTTAAGTTGATTGATACACCTCTGCTGATAGAAGTAGTTATTGCCTGTCTGCTGCCAGAAGCGGCCGCAGTCGGCCAGCAGTCGCCATGGTCGGGCGTCCGCCGTGTCGCACTCCAACATATAGGCCCGCCCGCTGAACGTCTCGGCCAGCGTCCGCGCCGTCCTGGCGTCACAGTCCAGCACACACGGATGCTCGGCTGCCTTATACGTGCGGCCATAGTCGAACAGCCCCACGAACATGCCGCCCTTCGTCTTCACGATGTAGCGGTGTACGTAGCGCTTGCCGTCGTTCACCGCCCGCATAATCTCCTTCAGGCTGATAATCTTAGCCATACCTCATGCTGCTTTGCGATAGGCCAGCATCTGACCTATCGGGGTTTCGATACTCTCGTTGATACTCACGTTGTACGCATAGGCCAGTGCCTTGCGAGTCTTGTTGATGTTGATAGCCTTTGCCATAATTGTTTCTGATTTTTGTTTTTACGCTGCATTTACGATTTCAGTTATCTCGTTTTCGAGAGTCAGATAGTACTCAAGTCCAGGGCTCACGCACATCCCCTGCCTACGGGCACGGCGGATGCGGCGGATAGCTCGCTCGGTCGCATTGAAGCGGCCGCAGATAGGCCACAGGCGGCTGTCGTCGTTCCTGCGGAAATAGGCGTTAATCTGCCTGATGGACATATCGTCCACGTTTATCGGCTGTTCCATAGTCATGCTGCTTTATTGTTGTCATACAGTTGCGGACCGCTCTGCAGCATCCACATGTTACACCCACAGAGGCGGTCGTGGTCAAGCGTATTGCCGTCCTTGTCCTCAAGCCCATAGTCCACGCAGATAGCGTGATAGTTCTCCACACTCAGCCGATGGTCGCTGCAACTGATAGGGTTGTCGCTTGTCACCTCGTCCAGGTCCACGCTCGGCTCCGAGCGCAGATAGCACTCGCGGATGAATCCGCCCATATCAAACTTTGCCATAGTCAGTCCTCCCTACTTTACGCGATAAGCCCGCCGAAGGGGTTCATGCTCACGATGACGGCGTGCTGGCCGTACTCGGCTGCCATGTCGGCGAAGGCGCACTCGGCTGCCCTCACGTCGTCGCCCGATAGTCCCATACTTGCAGCCATTGCTGCTGCCATGCTCACGATCTTTGCACTCTTCTTGGCGGTGCTTGCCATACTCTTTGTTGCCATAGTTGTTTTGATTTTGATGTTTAATTTTCAGTATAATTTTCAGTAAATTTGAAACTGCGTTTCGAGCCTGCTCACGCTCAGCATAGTCGATGCAAGCATCACTCTGCCCTCGCTTAATCGCAGCATTCTGCCCGATAGACCGACCCGAATAGTCGCTTACATCACGTCGAACTGTGTCTCCTCGCCCGTCAGCCGCTCCACGCGGGCCTGCTGGCCGTGGTGCCACAGGTCGTCCGCGATGTCGTCGCACTCCTGCGGTGTGCCGATAAGCAAGCACGCCGTGCCCACGAATACAGCCGCCTGGCCGTAGTCTCGCCGCTGGGGGCGGATAGAGTCGTGCTTCGTGCGCTCAGCGGGCATGTCGTACACGCCCAGCAGCGCACTCACGGCGATACCCGTCGCAAACAGGGTCACGATAACCACGTTATCACTTGCGTCGTTGGCAATAGCCACACACGCCATACCTACGGCCACGATAGCGGCCACAATCATTTTCAGAAAAGTCTTCATACGTTTGTCCTCCGAATTTTTTTAGTTTTGTTTATAGACACACTTCCAGCTCCTCGATAAGCTCTTTGTCCGAACACTTTGCGAGCTGTCCGGGCGAGAAGTAGAAGAATATTTGTTCGTCGATAGCCGTTGCTTCCTTGCTCCAGTCGGAACAGTCGTCGCTGCCAAGAGCCAGCAATAGCGACGTGTCGGCTACCTTTACGCCGGCATAGCACTCGTCTTCATACGAGTGGATGCCGCGTATGTCGAGGGTGCGCACAGGATAGTCCACACCCTGAAAGTTGATAGTATTTTTTTGCATTTTTCTTTCGATTTTTCTGCGATAGTCCGGGCATAGTTATCCCGTCGGATAGTCAGAGCGCAGGACAGGACAGAGCTATTGCTCCATCCCGTCCAGAAACTCGTCGACGCTCTCGTACAGCTCCTTCTCGTCCCATAGGGGCACGAGCGGGCGGGCGAAAGCGTATAGCAGTTCACGCAGTTGTCGCCGCGTGTACGTCATCTCCGCATTGTCACGCATCTCCTGATAGTGACTGCGAAACGCTACAGTGAGACACTTTTGTGGCTGTCTCAGACATACATTATCCTTTCCCATAGGCAATAATTTTTGTGAATTGATAGTTTATAGTAAGCCCTGCCGACTATCAAGCCGACAGGGCACAGTTATCCTGTCATCCACCAAACGGCAGATAGGATCCGTCAGAATGCAACCATCCAGTTCATCACGCGGTTCGCATGATCCGTGCGCTGGAACCCATGGTTTGGGCAGCGACGGCGATAGGGATTTTCCGCTTTCGGTGCTTCGTAGTCCGTAGGCGCATACCTGTCCCTGGGGATAGGCGCACTCCACACTTCGGGCTTGCGCTCGTAGGGCTCGCACACGCTCAATAGCGCACGCTTCGGGCGCTTGCTCTCCGGCACGATGGCCTGATAGTCGTCACCCCATGAAGCCAGCGAGCAGATGCGCACGCGCTCCTGCATGTCCTCGATAGTCCGTTTGTCCGGACACACTCCGAACTCCGTAGCAGCATCCGAGAACGCACGTTTCTTGTCAGCGATGACACCCGCTGCATCCCAATAGCTGTTCAGCGTAGTATGGTGTATCACCCTCTCGCCCGTACTCCCGTCCTTGCGCGTATAGGTCTCATAGTCCACAAGCGCAGGGTTAGCCAGCTCCGCACGTTCACGCGCCAGTGATAGCGCACGCATGACCTTTGGGTTCTGCTCATAGAACCAACTCCACACCATCCAACGCTTTTTAGGAGAAAAGTCCTCCTCCTCATAGGTTACAGTCTCCGGCCTGTAATAGCCACAATAGAGCACAGCATTCCCCATCCTCAGCTGGACACTGAGCATACGGGCATAGCCGTGAAGATCCTCGCGTTCGGGCACAATCTGGACATACCTGTGTTTCCGAACACGCGCCAGCACGATAGCGAAGCACACATGGTGCGCGCGCAGTTCGTGCATACGTGCCCACTCGTCACGACTGGGCACAATACCACGAGGCTTGCAAATAGACATCACAAACTCATCGAATTTTTTTGTTGTCATATAGATATAATTTTTGCTGTTAACTGTTTGTTCGATGGTTGCAACTGCAACCGATTAGACACAGTTCTTGCTATCAAGCCAGAGCGCACGCTCCGCACAATGATAGCAAAAACCGTTGCAGAGATAGAACAGACGTTACCAACCGATAACGTCTGCTTTACGCTTATAGTACGCCTGTATGTACTGTGGCGCACGGTTCGGGCGACCAAACTTTCTACGAATAATCATAAACATGGTCGTCGTTAGATAGTCTTTGCATTCCTGACAAAATTCAGGTTGTTGTCTTGCAAAGTTCTTCACACGCGCAAAAGCGATCTGCGCAGGCACGCCAGTTTCACGCAGGCGGCAATAATAGTCGAAAGTGTGCAGATAGTTCATGTACCACTTCGACTGCAACTTCTTTGAATTTTTCATTTTATTTTCCTGTTAATTTGTTGTTGTATTCTGATAAATTCGACCAACGGAATAGTTCGCAATAGGGCATAGTATCCCCTATCAAGCCGAAAACCGTTTTTCGCAAATTACTAATTTTCAAAACGAAAGAACACCGTTTCAGGGGTGTTCCCCTGTTTGGTGTTCGTGTTCCCCTGATGCATCATTCAGGGGTGTTCCCCTGTTTGGTGTTCGGGGTGTTCCTGTTTTGGGTGCTGCATCATTCAGGGGTGTTCCCCTGTTTGGTGCTGTTCGTGTTCCCTGATGCATCATTCAGGGGTGTTCCCCTGTATGGTGTTCGGGGTGCTGTTCGGTGTTCCCTGTTTGGGGAAAAACGACTAAAACAGGGAACACCCCTGAAACAGCGTTCAAACCGTTTCAGGGGTGTTCGGTGTTCGGGGTGCTGCATCATTCAGGGGTGTTCCCCTGTTTGGTGCTGTTCGTGTTCCCTGATGCATCATTCAGGGGTGTTCCCCTGTATGGTGTTCGGGGTGTTCCTGTTTGGTGTTCCCTGTTCGGGGAAAAACTCTAAAAACAGGGAACACCCCTGAAACAGCGTTCAAACCGTTTCAGGGGTGTTCGGGGTGCTAACAACAATTAAGCGACTTTTTGCTTTTTGTCGTTCTTCTTCTGTTCGTGCTGTTGTAGTTCGTTCTTCTTCTGTTGCTGTTCTTCTTCTGCTAACTTCAACAAACCGTTTTCAATGTTGTTGAACTCTGTTTCAACAGCAGTGAAGAAAGAACACTGTTCTAAAACAGCCGTTGCCGTATGATGCAGTGCACTTCTAAATTGTGCGCTGTTGTATTCATACATTGTTACTAACTGTTCTTTTCTGATGTTTAACGCTGTATCAGAAAGCAAAACACCGTTGTCGCATTTAACAGCGTGTGTCAATTTGCCGTTGCTATCAGTTTTGTAAATAACTGATGTTCTCAAGAACGGGGAAAACTTGCGTTTTGCCTGAATTCCTGTTCTAACTTCTTCTTCTACACCGTTAACCGTAACACCTGTTTTGAACATTCTGTAACGGTCGTTGAAATCTTCTGCAACGTTGAACTCTGCTAACAGCGACTTCAACAGGTGTTTAACTATTGTTGTCGGTTTTGTGTCGCTGCAACCTGTAAACTGTAACACCTTAATTGTTACGTTGCCGTTGCTTGCAACATTCTGCAACAGAAGAACGACTGCATTGTTTTCGAAGTTGATGTTGTTAACACTCTCGTTTTTGTACTGATTTACTGTAAACATAACTGTAATGATTTAATGAGTTAAAAAATAATGTTATCTATTCAGGGGTGTTCCCTGATGTTTTCGAACTCTGCATTTAACAGGCTTGCCATTACCCTGTTTCAACGTTGCCGTTTCAACAGGCAACGAAAGTGCTGCATTAAATTGTTTCAGGTACGAAAGAACGGTGTTTCATTACTAAATATTAGATACGTTTCATTACTTTGCCGTTTTTGTCGGTGTTCGGGGTGTTCCTGAAACAGGAAAACGAACATCAAACTTTCGTGGCTGTTGCCGTGTTAAAGAACTCTGTTTTGTGTCCCTGTAACAGGAACACGGTGCAAATTTAGGTGTTTTTCTCTAAACCTCCAAACATTTTCGCAAAAAAATTGTGTTTTTCACTAAACTTTTCCACTTTTTTTACAAAAAACACCTGTTTTCGGGTGTTTTTCGGGGTGTTTTGCTGTTCAACAGGTGCAACACCTGTTCGGGGTGCTGCATCATGTTCGGGTGTTCCTTTGCATATATGCAAGCACCCAGAACGCACCACACACCCGACCCGCCGGCCAGCGAGGCGCAGGCTTTCGCGCATGAATGAATCAAAAAAAAAGAAAATGATTGCGTAATGTTATGCTTTTAATTGGTTGCAAATAAAAAACAAACGAGGTTTTTAAGAATCCCGCACCTCGCTTGCTTAATTATTTATTTGAATATATAAAAGTATATATTGTTAATTTCTGCCGCTGATTAACATTTAATTTGTTAAAGTGTTAAATTCGTAAGTGTTAAACATTAACATTTCATTTGTTAAAAGGTTCTCACCAGTGTGTAAACTTTTATTTAGTCGTTATCGCCATCCTTGTCGGCCACCACCTCCCAGCCAGCCAGCGTACTGGCAACCACCATCAGTTCGGTGTTGATGCGCCCTATCTCCTCCTTAGTGATATGTACATGCGGAGCCGACGGCTTCAGGTTGATATTGCTCTCGCACTTCCTGGTGCCCCACCCCAGCACCTTCGCCGTAAAGCCCCTCAGTTTGATGTATTCACTTATCCGGCGCAGGCCCTCGAGGATGGCGGGATCGTCGTTGATGAAACGGCGGGTGGCCGCTTCCTCTTCGTTGCTGCACTTCAGTTTGCACATGCTCAGTTCCTCGGCTATCTGCTGCAGCGCCGTGTTCATCAGCTCTATGTTCCGCTTCGAGAAGCTCAGCGGCTTGCCGTGGCGGTTCAGCGTGTGGGTGAAGCAGTTGCCCACGATGCCCTCGCTCACCCCCATCTTCTTGGCGAGGGCGGCGCGGATGAAGAAGTTCCCCTCTAAGAAGGTTCTTAACTCGTCCTGTGATACCTTAATCTTATCCATACTGTGTAGCTCTTTATTGTTTCTGGGTGCAAAGATAAGTGTTTTTCTGCAAACTACCAAACTTTTTAACTCTTTTTTAGTGTTTTTCTGCAAACCTTTTTCATGCGTACATTATATAAAAAAACGGAGGCTCCCCGTGATAAGCCTCCTGTTTTTGGATTGTTGTCTCTTCAGGATGTAGTCCGCCACCTACTACATTGCCGCGATAGTTCCTGAAGAGGTCGATTACTCATTGTCGCCGTTGTCGCCGCCGCCAGTGTCGCCGCCGTTGTCGCCGCCGCCGTTGTCGTCGCTGTCAACGGTGCCGCCGGCATCCTTAACCAGTTTGGCGCTGGCGCGGTCGAGCACCAGTTTGCCGTCCTTCGAGAGTTCGGCGCGGGTGAAGTCGCCAGTGGCCTGGGCCAGCAGTCGGATGGCCTGCACGTTGTCGTTCTCGCCGCCGATGTGCAGCGAGACGTCCTTCAGGTTGGCCCAGCCTCCCTTGTTCTCGATGCTGGCCTTGAAGATGGCCAGGCCGTCGATCTTCACCGGCTGACCCATCAGAACCTGCGTGCGCACCACGTCCACCAGGTCGGTCAGTACGCCGATGATGGTTCCCTCGCTGACGCCGATGTTGTGCTCCTTGATCAGCTTCGCCACGTCGGTCAGTCCGATGGGCGGCATGTTGTCTGCGCGGAGATACCAGTTACCTACTACGCCAACCTTGTCGTTGGACTCATTCTGTGATAAATAAGCTCTTAATGCCATGATGCTAATGTTTTGTGTTTGTGAATTTGAAAACTACTCTAATTTTTCCGAGAACTACTCTAAGCGCAATATTTCGGGGGTGTCGGTGACGCGAAAACAAATTGTGAAACTTTGTTAAGATGTTGTTACTTTTTTGGGCACTTTGCCCTAAATCCGTTTAATCCGTGTCATCCGAGGTCGTTCGCTCGTATTTTATCTGGCCGAGCTTGGCGACATGCTTGGTCAGTTTCTTATACTTCGACTGACTACTGTAGCGGTTGCGCGGATCGTCGGGATGACGGAAGAAGGCCTTGCGCGTAGGGTCGAATCGCCGCTGCTCCAGCTCGCGGCGCATGTTGCGCGTGGGCGTGAACTTCAGCGTCCGTTTGGCTGGCAGCGGAACCATTCGGTCGATACCTTTCTCCGGGCGGTAGTAGTGGTAAGAGCGGGCGGGCACCTCCTTCACGCTCATCGTTCCGAACGACTCGACCACCACGATGCCGGAGCCCTCGGTCAACTCCTGGCGCCATTCGTCGAACGACGCCTTCAGCACCTCCTCCACCGTCGGCAGGGCAATGCCGCTGCGCTTCGATATCTTCCGCGCCATGCGGGTTAAACTGTTTTGTGACATAACTATTCTGAAATTTTAATTGTTGAACTATCGTTCGACTTTTCTCACGCTCGGAGGACCTGATGCAAGCATCGCCCCCCCTCGCTTAATCGAAAAGTTAATCTTCGTTATAACTGTGTTACTTTTTTGATGATTCTGTCCTCACTGGGTCGCTTCGCTCGAAATTTACTGAAAATTTGGCTGAAAATTTCTTTTGTCTTCCAACTACGAATTACAGGAATTGAATAATTTTCAGAATAATTTTCGGATAATTTTGAGGAGCCTGCGACGACCACCCCATATCAGACTATCAGGTCGAAGTCATCGGCGCGGAGGATGCAGACATCTCGCAGTCGCCTTGTGGCCCCGCTGCTGGTGAATTGGACTAAGCGCGAGGGATAAGCCCCGGGGCAGTTCGGCGGCACATCCACCGATAAAGTCACACACTCCTCCCCCAGGATCATGTCGCCATTAGAGGCAGCCACATACCACACGCGCCAAGGGATGCGCTCCTGAACCTCCCTCACCACGAAGCCGCCACGACCGTCCGGCACACGGGCCTTCACCATCCGCGTCCGCTCCGCCACCCGCCGCAGTTCACTTAATACTAATACCTTTGTCATAACTACGAATTATACGAATTATACGAATTTCTTCAGCAGGGCGAGCCACCATGTGCGCTTCTTCACGATCCACCACCCGGCACAGACGGCGAGGGCGACGAGCACCAGACGGCCAAGCCACAGCTGCATCTGCTGCCACCAGGAGAGCGGCTTCGGCACCTCCTTGATTTCCGTCTGCTTCTGCTGCTGCAGCAGGGAGTCGGAGTGCGCTATCTGCTGTCGCATGATGTTCATGGTCGAGTCCATCACCTCCAGGCGGTGCATCATCACCTCGCGCTCGTGGCGGTCGGTCTCGCTGGTCGTCTCGCGTACATTGTTGATGATGATCTTCTCGCGGATGGTGTCGCCGGAAGCACTGAGCGTGACGCTGTGACTGGTGTCGCTCTTCTCGCGGATGCTCTGGAACTGCTTCAGGATGGTCTCGCGCCATGCCGAGTCCTGCTGCACGACGGTGCGCGTCGCCATCAGCGAGTCCATGCGCTGCAGCATGTCGGTGATACGGTGGTCGGTCACGTCGCTGGAGATTATCTTCTGAGGTGTGCAACTGGTCAGCAGACTGAGGACGGCGAAGGCGGCCAGAGCTGCAACGAAGCCGATAATAGTTTTTACAGCCATCCGCAGGCTCTGACGCAGATACTTGTCGCGCTCGCGGTCGGTCATGTGCTCCGGCATGGGGTTGTAGTACATCCCCATAGGGTCGCTTGGGTCGAAATAATTGTGGATCATACGCCTATACATAAATGATTATAGGCGCAATATACGCATTCGCGGCGACGGGCGCAAGGGCAATGGTGCGGATTGTTTTAGTTTAAGGACATAAAAATCCCCACGAACCAATCGAAAGCTACAACGAAGGGATCGTGGGGGTGCGCGGACGGTGAGGTCGGCGCGGCAGTGTTCTCTGACGGCGTGTGAACGCACAGAACACGAACAACCGGTTCAACGGGTTTAGGGTTCGGGACAGACGGCAGGGTTGGTGGTGCGGCGGGATACCTGCCGTTTTAGGGTGAAGGGGAACTGCCCCGAATGGGGCCCCGCGCTCAGGCACTGGAGTATGATCGAGTGCAACATCCAGCGTGCCAGCGCAGGGGTATCATCAAATACTTATGGCAATGTTTGAAAGAGCGATGGGTGCAAGGCTGCGGTTAAGCGAGCGGAGAGTGATGCTTGCATCGACTCTTCCGAGCGTGAGCAGACTCGCAGCGGTTTATCTCATAAAACCGCTGCAAAGGTACGAAGATTTTCTGAGACTGCCAAGCGTGCGCTCGCTTTCATTGAGGCGGGTGTCCTGTGTAGTTGGCGGCGGATTGCGCGGAAACCACGATGTACAGGGCGTTTCGCGAGGGCGAAAAATTTTCGCTTTGTAGTTGGCAGTTTAGAGAATGATGGCGCAAAATGCGCTGTTCTGGATTTTGTAACGTGCTAATATTCAATTTGTTACACCACCTCGAAGCGCCGATTTCGCGCTAAATTTGCGCTGATTTTTCATACTTCATATATTTTTATAGTAAAATTTTAATTGAAAAACGACAACGTAATACTATACTATATACGTAAGTTATTGATAATCAACTTCTTTTCTTATTTTCAAATCCTATTTCTCTCTTAGTGGGGTTCGGGGAGTTTGCCGTGTGAATGTAGTTAAAAGTGTGATTTTTTATAAGAGAAAAGTTTCGGTGAAAATAGCGCATTTTATGAAAACAGAGCGCACTCGATTTTCAACACATTGATTTTCAATCGGTTACAAATTGAAAATCCTTTCATGGCTTTTACACAGATATGAAAATCCAATGAAAATGATGAAAACGATGAAAACGAGGCTTCGGCAGTCAGGGCGGTTTTTAACACGAATTATCACGGATGATGGCGGTTTTCTGCGGGAAAATGTGTACCTCTGACCTACGGTCGAAGATACTCACGCTCGAAAAAACTCAAATAAATATTTGGTTTTTTGCTCGCTTATTCGTACCTTTGTCCCCTGTTATGGAAAGGACCTACGAGCCACCACCCGTAACGTGGCTGAGGGTGACGGACTTTATGCACGGGTGGATTCAGAGAGAGCTTGGAGGCGGGATGACAATCAGGGAGAAGAAGGTGGTAACGGTGCAGCACCTGGACGGTGCCAGGGACGTGCTGCGCATGGAGACGACGGACAACACGGCGCTGGCGGCTACGGACGTGGGCACGGTGATGTCGGCTGCACTGCGCAACGCCATCGACGCCGGCATGCGCTACGACGCGGCGGCGGTGGAACGTGAGTATGGGCTGACCAAGGACGTGCTCGGGCTGTACGTGCCCATCGAGTGCCCGAAGAACGCGGTGACGGAGGACGGCGTACTGCGTCCCTGGAGCCAGGACACGTGCTTCACCCACAAGCAGGCCGTGGCCATGCAGCGGCTGCTGAGAGAGGCGTTCTGGCAGGCCGTGAGCGACTACGCCCAGGAGTATGCCCGGCAGCACCGTGGCGAGAAGTACGCCCAGCAGGATATGATTGAGGCCTTCTGCCAGGCGAACGGTACCGATGACATCCATGTGCCGGCGATCAGGCGGGAATGGCAAAGGAGGCAAAAACGTCTGAAATGACGTTTTTGGGTGCCATCTGGACCAACGCCCTACCCTACCGGGCGAAGGGATTTCCCCTCAATGCGCACCATCTTTGTGATGGTCTTCAGGCGGTCGAGCACCTCGGAGCCGTAACGCTCCTGGATGGAGAGCGGATAACGGTCACGGAACTGCGGCTGCACGGGCGTAGTGGAGAGGTTGGTGGTGATGATAAGCAGCGGACCGCCCTGCACCGACGCCTCGCAGAGGTCGAAGAACGTCTGGTCGGTGTCGCCATAATGCTTGCGCGGTTCCTTGCCAAGGTCGTCGATGATGACACAGCGGGCACGCTTCAGTTCGTCGATACGCTGCCGCATGCCGCCGGCACGCACCACGGGGATTTTCTTCTGCCACTCCGGACCGCCGAGGATGGGCGGCAGCACATTGCAACAGATTTCAGACTTGCCCATACCGGGTGTGCCAACGACGAGCAGTCCCCTACCCTTGTTATCGCTGAGCCAGTCGGCTATCTTGTCGTAGGCATCGAGCCACTTGTAGCCATCGCCCACGACACGGCGCAGGCCGTCCTCCACCTTCTGACGGGCATCGGGAACGGAGAACTGCGCCCGCCCTGGCAGCACGGCGGAGAGGAACCCCTCGGGGTGGTCGGGCGACGGCTGCAGGATATGATAACTGAGCCGCACCTGCTGGCCGAACACGGAGCGGAGCGCCCACGACCAGAGCCCCATGCGGTAGTGTTCGATGTAGTCGCAGACGTGGCGGTCGGGCACTCGCAGCGAAAGGGCGCCCGTCGCAGCGTCGAAGCTCTCCAGCGCGATGGGCGCGAACCATGTGTCATACACCCACGCGGCATCGTCGTGTGTGATGATCCTCACGTCCTTGCTGATATTCTCGCGGATCATACTGAGGCACCGGCCCCAAAGTTCTTGACTGTTCTCCATCAAAATTCCTCCATAGTTATTTTGTCATCCACTGAACCGCTGGGCACGTCATCTACAATCTCTTCAGCCTGGGCGAACTGCTTGTTCTCCTCGGTGCGGATATGCTCGTCGATGGCGGTGTAGGCCCAGGCGGGTATCTTCTTCACGTCGGCATGGCGGCCGGCCATGAACTCGTCGTGCCACTGCTGCAGCTGCTCGACAAAGCCTGGCATGATGACGGGCGTGACGCGGCGCAGGAGGGCTCGCGCCTGGTTGATGTGCAGGCCGAAGAACTCGACCATGAGCTTCTGGCATATCTCGCGGTTGGGGGCGTAGTCGTTCTCTTCCTTGATAGTGCGTCCGGCCTCGGTGGGCAGGATGGTGAAGGCCACGGCATCGGGGCGCTTGTAGGGCGGCAGGGGCGTGCCGTGGAGCAGTCCCTGATAGATGAAGGTGAAGTCGGCTCCCCCACCCTCGGCCAGCTTGTCGAGTTCCTTCTGTGCCTGGTTGAGCACCTTGTCGCAGAACTGGCTCCACGAGCCGTAGCGGTTCTCGCGGTCTGGGTCGTCGCTGTCCTTCACGAAGCCCAGACGGGTGCGCAGGTCGCGCATCGGTATGACGAACCGCTCGCCATGGTGGCGCCATTCCTCGGAGAGGTAGATGTAGAGGGGGTAGGAGAACGACGAGCGCAGCTTGCCTGCCGTGTAGCCCACGAAGCGGGTATAGTTCGAGAAGAGGTTGATGTCGAGGATGTTCTCGGCTATCGTGCGGGGGATGATGACCGAGAAGTCCGTGCCCACGAAGCGGCCGTTCTCGCGCTTGCCCTCAATCTTCATCAGGTTCTCGGTGACGTAGTAGCCCGGCTTGTCGGGGTCGGGGATGAAGCACTGTACGTGGGTGAGCGAGTAGAGCGCGGTGCGGGCTTCCTCGTAGTGCGGGTCGTCGGCAATGTCGGACATGCGCAACTTGAAGAGCACGTCGCCCTTGCTGAGCACCTTCGTGTTCTCCTTGATGACCTCGAACTCGTCGGTGATGAAGTTCAGGTAGAGCTGGCCGGTCTTGTCGGTCTGAGGCATCTTGGCGATGCGCCAGAGTCCCTGCAGCCGCTGGAGCACGGCGATGAGCACACGGTAGCCGGTGACCTTGTTCATCATCGGCAGGTGGGCCAGCGCCCGTGGCTGGGTAATCAGATCCTGAAGGCTCAGGGTGACGGCCTTCTTTTTCTTGGACTTACGAGGCTGCGGGGTCGTCGGCGACTTCGTGTCCTCTGACGGCTTCGTCGGCTTAGACTGAGCGTCAACAGCGGTTTTCTTCTTGAACATATTGTGTAGCTTTTAAATTGTTGCGGGAGTGACCTTTCAGGGCACAAAGATAGAAATTAAATTTGAAACTTCCAAACTTTTTCGGGAAAAGTTTTATTTTTGGATGCAAATTTGTTTGTTTTGATTATCAGCAAGTTACAAAATCGCGCCTTTTGTTTCGGGAAGTTCCGCCTACTATTTCGGAAAACTAAGCCTTTGTTTTCGGGCAATGTCGGCTGCATTTTCGGAAACCTATAATGACCTACCAATTCGGTAAACCTCCACCTACCAACTCGGAAAACTATGGGCGCAATCGCCTACCAATTCGGTAAACTCCATCCTACGTTTTCGGGTAATCTGAGCCTACCAACGTGCTAAACCAGTACCTACCATCACGGTAAACCGCGCCCTACCAACTCGGAAAACTTTTGTTCGTAACTCGCTGATAATCAGAAAAAATTTGCGGTGGTATATATATTTCTATTCGATATTCTATAGAAGGAACATATTATAAAGACGATTCGAGGCGTTTCTTTTCTTTTTTTGAAGGAAAAAGAAAGGAAAAGAATAAGGGAAAGGTCTGAACTTAGTAGCGCTTTGACTCTGGAAGGATTGCTGCATTTAGCCTACGGCAAATTGTCAGCAAACAAAAACCGTCTGATTTACAGGTAATTACGTTTTGTCTGGATTTTCTGCGCAAATAAGATTATTCGAGGTTTTCCGAATTGGTAGGTTGCTTACCCTCTCCCCCTACCCCCTCTCCCTGCCTGGCCAGAAGAAAAGTTTTCCGAAATGGTAGGTCATTCGTGGGCGTGTCTTTGCCAATCACTGGCACGAAAAAACCTGCGCACATTCGCACGCAGGTTTTCCGAAATAGTAGGTGAACGGGTTACTCAAAGAACTTCCGGCCGTCGCCGTAGAGGAGTGAGTCCAGGTCGGCATCGCCTACCACCATGGCCACCTTGCTGCCTTTGTCGGTTTGCTTCTCGCGCTTGGCGAGCTTCGGCAGACCGACGTTACGGTTGCCGACCAGCAGTACGTTGGTGCTCTTCGTCATGCCGTCGGTGGTGGCACCCATGGCCTCCAGCGCACGTTCTATCTCCTTGCGCGAGATATGGAATGCGCCGGTGATGGCCACCACCTTGCCGCGCAGCGGATTGCCGTCGGAGGTATCGAGACGGGCGATGTCAACGAGATCGGTACCGTCCTTCTGCATCTGGTCGCCCTTGTCGAACACGTCCACTATCTGCGGCTGAGCGCCCTCGTAGGTAGAGGTGAGTTCGGCGAAGAGGTCGAGTTTGTCTGAGGTCAGACCAGCCTTCTTCTGCTCGTCCTGCAGGCGCTGATGGGCGGCAAACTGGCCGGGCTTCAGAATGAGCTTCGCCTGCTGCTGCTTGCGCAGCTCCTCACTGCTCTTGGCGATGCCCTCCCACTGAGGCTGACGGCCCTGGGCGTAGGCGATGACGATCTCGGCACACTTCAGTGCGTCGTACTCAGCATCGTGGTGCTCCGTCTCGTCGAACTCGATACCCAGCGCCATGCAGCACTGCGCCAGTCCGTTGCCACGATTCGCCTGGCAGTCTGGCCGCTGGTAGAGGTCGCGGCTGTCGTGTACGGTCAGCCACTCCCAGGCATAGTCGCACGCCTTCAGGTTCTTTACGAGCACGGGCTGCTCGGTGCTGGCGGCATTGTGCGCCCAGAGTTCTTCGCTGAGGATGATGGGCTGTATCTCCTGCCAGGCGAGGTCGAAGGTGCCGACGGTGGCGGTGTCGTCCTCGGTGAGGTGGTGCGAGCGCGAGTAGCGCTCGTCGTAACAGTTGCCCGGCGGCTGGATGTTCCACACGCGGGTGGTCTCCACCTGCAGGTCTCTCACTATCGCCAGTCCCACCTGGCAGATGTTCTGTTCGTCGTCGGCGTACTCCACGTCGATGGCCGCGAAGTTCCGGCTGGGGTTGAAGATTCCGTTGTTCATTGTTGTGTAGCTTTTAATTGTGAATATAGATTAGATGTTCGCGATAATGATATTCCCCTTCATTTCGGGATGACCTTCGAGCAGGATTTCAACGTAGGAGTCGCAGGCTTCCGGGGTGCCGTGATATATGGATGCTCCGGCTTGTCCGTCCTCGATGGGATACACGGCCATATAACCGAGCCTGCGCTGTTCCTCGACAATCAGTTCCTTAACCCGCGTCATCATGTCGTCGTACACCTGCCACTCGTCGGCATCCTTCACGCATTCCTTCTTGCACTCCAGCAGCGTCGCACTCAGCGCTTCCAGGCGTTCGAGTTTCGTTGTCATTGCCATAGATTTTAATTGTTTAATTAAATGCTTAAATGATTAAACACTTATTTGCTTGACTGCTTAGTTCCCTTTCGCTGGCCGCGAGGCGGACGGTTGCGGATTTCCTCGTAGCGACGGTTGAAGTCGTCCTGCGACATGCCGCCGTCAGCGTGCAGCTTCTCGATGATGGCCAGTTCCACGAAGTCCTGGCGCGTCATGTTGGCGAACGAGTTGCAGTAGTTGCTCACAAGGTTGTACTCCGCAAGGGGTATCTGCGGATTGGGCAGTCGCATGAAGCGTAGCGGCTGCTGGGGGTTAATAGCTGGTGCGTCGCCTGATGAATTGTTTGATAAACTGCTGGTACCGACGGGTGATACAACTGCCGGTTGTACGTTCTCCTCCTGTTGCCGCTCGATGGCGGCTACGGTGGTCGCAGCCTGTACGAGGGTTTCCTGGAACGAGCCCACTCCCCCACTCTGCTGCATCTTTGCGAATTTGTCTTTCTTGTTTGCCATAATGCTTATTTAATTAAATGATTATTCGCTTATTTGATTGAATACTTGTTTACTTGTCTGCTTATCTAATTATCTAATCATCTGCTTGTTTATTTATATAATCATTTGCTTGTCTGCTTATATATATAATAATGTATATATGATATCGCTCTTTAATATTTATTTGCTTAGATGCTTATTAGATTAAACGCTTAATAACTTAAATAAGCTCTTGCTTAAATAATTGTTTGAGTGATTGAGTAAATAAGTAAATGAGTGTGTAAGCAATTAAGCAGATGATTACTTGCTATACTTCTTCATACTTACTTGCTGAACTTCTTCAGGTACTCGGCGGCGAGGGCGGTGTAATCCTCGGCAGCACGGCCACCACCATAGGTGGTGAATACATCCTCGCGCAGGGCCTGGCTCTCGATGATATCCTTTGAGCGACGAATAGCCGTTTGGAAGGTCTCGCAGAACGCCTGGCGAATCTGAGGCTCGTAGTGGCGGGCAGAGCGGAGCTTGGCGTCAATCTTCGTAATGAGAATGCCGTGACAGGTCAGTCGGCCAGTGTCGGCACCCACCTTACCGGCTGCCACGGCGATGTTGGCCATACCCTTCACGCTGGCTTCCTCCAGTTCGGTGGGGATGATGTAGCCGTCGGCGGCATAGAGCGCGTTGTAGGTCATGCGGCTCATGGCGGGCTGTGTGTCGATGAAGATGAAGTCGAAGGAGTCGGCGAGAGTAGGGGAGAGGCCGCTCTCGTCAACAGTGCCATCGCTGTTTACGTTAGTGACGCAATCGTCGATGGGCCGCTGCAGGATTTCCGCCAGTGCCTTGCTGGGGTTTGGTCGTAGGGAGAGGATTGCGTCGATGCCGTTCAGGTTGACTGAGGCAGGCGAGTAGTACAGGCCGTTCTCGGCGCGATAGACAGGCAGGCCCTGCTGCTCGTGACAGAGGGCAGTGTAGATGGTGGGCTGGCCTTTCAGCTCATACTCATCGTTCCAGCCGAGGAAGTAGGAGAGGTTACGCTGCGGATCGCAGTCGATAACGAGAACACGATAACCCTCGATGCGACGGGCGATGGCCGACGCGAGGTTGAGTACGGTGGAGGTTTTACCTGCACCGCCCTTGTTGTTTGACACGGCCACGATATGACGCAGCTCGTGCTTTCTGACTTTTGTTGCCATAATTGTGTAGCTTTTATAAATAATGTGTACGCTTGCGCGATTTCGTTGTAGCTGTTGCAAAGATACGCTTATTTAAGCAAACAAGCAAATAATTAAATGCTTATTTAAGTAAGATTAACTATTCAGTGCCTTGCACATGCTGCACATGGCTTCGCCGAGCGCAGGCTTCGGCTCGGAAAAATCATCAAGCGAGCTTGTGATTCTTCTCTCGGTTCAGGTTGCCCTTGCATTTGAAAACAACGGTGCGTATATTGCACTCAAAAAGACAAAAGGCACCGAAATCGGTGCGTTTAACTACGGCGATTTCGCTACAATTAGAAACAGGCGATATGAAGATACTGGAACTTTTCAGCGGGACGGAGTGTCTGAGCGACGCTTTCAGGGTGAGAGGGCATGAGTGCTTCACGGTAGATTGGGACTTGAAGTTCCCGTCGTCGATGCACATCGACATCATGGAACTGACGGCGGAGATGATACTGGAGAGGTTTGGGAGGCCGGACGTCATCTGGAGCGGAAACGACTGCACGACATTCTCGGTGGCTGCCATCGGGCACCACCGCATGAAAGACCCGGTGACGGGCTCGCTGCTGCCGAAGACGGAGAAGGCGAGGAAGGCGGACGAGGTGAACCGGCACACGCTGGACATCATCAGGCAGTTGCAGCCACGGCTGTGGTTCATAGAGAATCCGATGGGTGGACTCAGGAAGATGGACTACATGCAGGGGCTGCCGAGGTATATGATAACGTACTGTCAGTACGGCTTCACCTATCGCAAGGCCACCGACATCTGGACGAATCACCCCGACCCGCAGTTCAAGCCTGCCTGCAAGAACGGCGACCCATGCCACCAGCGGGCACCACGGGGCACTAAACTGGGGCTGCAGGCCATCAAGGACCGTGCGCTGCGCTCATCTTACCCCCCCCAACTGTGCGAGCATATTGTTGACATCTGCGAGAAATATATGGAAGTGAAGAGTGAAGAATGAAAAGTTTACTACCGCGATGATAGAGCTGGACAAGATATACAACGAGGACTGTCTGGAGGGGATGAGGAGGATGCCCGCCGGGAGCGTGGACTGCATCATCACCGACCCGCCGTACATGATTGGCAACCGGGGCGGCGGGTTCTGGTCGAAGAACGAGGACCCTGCGGCGAACCACTACAACGCCCGGGGCACGCGGAAAGGCATGGAGCGGCTGGGCGACCTGAAGGACGGCTTCGACCCGAGGGTGCTCGACGAGATGTGCCGCGTGATGAAGCGCATCAACCTCTACGTGTTCTGCTCGCAGCGGCAACTGAGGCAGTACCTGAGTTACTTCGTGGACTGGAAGGGCTGCCACTGGAACCTGCTGTCGTGGCACAAGACGAACCCGATACCGGCGTGCGGCAACAAGTACCTGAGCGATACGGAGTTTATCCTGTTCTTCCGCGAGAAGGGCGTGAGGGTGGCCGGGCGGTACGAGACGAAGCGGACGTTCTACACGTCGCTGCGCAACCAGGAGGACAACGTGCGCTACGGCCATCCGACGGTGAAGCCGCTGCCGCTCGTCCGCAACTTCGTGGTGAACAGCGTGCCAGTGGGGGGGGTAGTTCTCGACCCTTTCATCGGCTCCGGGACGACCGCCGTGGCGGCGCTGCAGGAGGGCAGGCACTACATCGGCTTCGAGACGAACAGGACGTACTACGAGACGGCGGTGAAGAGAATTGAAGACAATGGCTGTTGGTGTAATGGTAGCACGCATGACTCTGGCTCATGAAGTACGGGTTCGAGCCCTGTACGGCCAACAAACGAGTATTATTCACGAATTAAAATTTAGGCGAATATGACAGACAAACAGAAACAGGCAGTTGAACTGCTGAACCGGCTGCACGGTCAGGGACCAAAGGCTGGCGAATTGCTCACGGACGAGGAGTACTATTTTCTTCTCGACTTCATCATCGGCGAACAGCCACAGCAGCAGATAACGTATGTGCCTTACACGCCGGACTTGACACCGCACTGGCCGTGTCAGCCGCTGCAGCCGTACTATCAGAACCCTGCAGATATATTCCGCGTGACGTGCGGCGGCGAGTTCACACAGACCAGCACCTTCTCGGTGCATAACGACAAGAAGGAGGGCTGAACCATGATTAGGAAAATCAGAAGGGAAGAGTATCTGAAGGGCTACGGGGCGATGAGCGACGGGGAGCGCAAGGACTACCTGAAGAGGGTGGGGGAGTGGCTCGCTGACGGCGGGCGGCGGTTGCTGGAGGCGACGGAACGCCCGATGGCGAAAGCGCAGAACATCGTGCTGCTTTCGGCACGATGGAAGGAGCAGGAGGTGGCTATGTTTGCCGAGGGGGCGCGGCTGCTGTCGGCGCTCATGGACGTGGCGGACACGTGGCTGCCGACGCAGCTGTATGCGAAGTCGGCGTACAGGGCGGTGAGGAATATGGTGGAGGTGATGGGCGAGATTTTAGGAACCCCTGCGGCAAAACCGCAGGGCGCAGTAACGGCGACTTTTCCCGTCGGTTTTCCGACGGGCACGGTGGCTGGCGGTTCCTTGGTCATTACCGAGGGGCAGAAGCAGCGCATCGTGGAGAAATACACCAAGAAGGCGATGGCGGAGATGGCGGCGAAAGAGGAGCCTGCGGAGGGAACCGGTAAGGCAACACAGGCCGTCGCCGCTGCTTCTATCCCTGCGACAAAACCAGATTACGGCTGCAAGGCTGTTAAACTTGTGCCGGTGGAGGAATGCCAGAGTATTCCCGGACTCAATAATCATGTGTATAGCGCTATCCCGCCGCGACCGAAGCACATCGACCAGTACATTCACTTGCTGCCGGAGAAGACGCAGGAGAGGGCTAAGCAGTACGGGCCGCTGAAGCGTGAGATTGAGGCGGCGCGGGAGAATCTGCGGCTGCTGATGAACGACCCGCACAGCAGTGCTGCCGACCGGGAGAAGTGGGCGAAGCTGGCGGCTCGCAACGACGAGAAGATTGCGAAGATCAACGCCGAACTGGACCGGGAGTGGGAGAAGGTGGCAACTACGGGGAGAGTGGTAGTGGATGACCTGGGGATGGCGCACCTGCTGCCTGCCGACGGGGAGCAGACGGAGAAGCAGGAGGCAGCGGAGCCTGCTGTGACACAGCAGGAAACTCAACCAGAGGCGGAGAAGCCGGAGCGGGAGGCGGAGAGCCAGGAGCCATTAGCCCTAAACCCTGAACCGGAGAAGCGCAAGCCGGGGCGACCGAAGAAACAGCCGGAGATGAGCGACGAGGAAAAGGCCAAGGCTGCAAGTAAGCGAGAGCAGAACGGAACTGGTTCCGATTCTGCCGAGCGTGAGCAGGCTCGACCGGAGGTCAAGCGTCGGGAGTACCTGAAGAAGTGGCTGCGCGACACCAGGACGAATCCGAGCGACGAGCGACGCAAGCAGTGGACGAAGAACTGCAAGGAACTGCTCGCCCTGGGCGGGGAGATTACCGACAGCATCCGCAAGGCTGGGGAGTACTACGGGGTGGACATGACAAAGATAACGACAAACACAAAATAGACTATGACATTTCACAGTATCGTAGAGCAGTGGTGCAGGCTGTACAAATACATGCGGCACAACCCGAAGAAGGGGAACAAGCGGTTTTACCTGTCGGAGAAGCCGATGAACCCGGCGGACATGGCGCAGTATGTATGCAACAAGGAGTCGCCGTTTGTGATGATGTTCGGAGGCATAGAGGGCGACGGACCCATCAAGCGGCCGAAGCGCAACTACCCCGTCTGCTTCTTCGTGAGGGCCGAGAAGCAGGCGTCGGGCGAGGAAGCGGCCGTGGCGATGGAGATGGCATGGGCTCATGCGCAGAACTTCCTGACGTGGCTGCTCGACAAGCACGAGAAAGAGGTGGCCGATAACATCGACGGCGACTTCGCAAGGATCGCCCTCGACGACGCCTACCTGATGATAGACAGCGCCGGGCCATACGAGAACGGATGGTACGCGGTGCAGGTGCAGATAGAGCGCGAAGAGCCGCTGAACCTGTGTGTGAATGAGGATTTGTATGACAGCGACTGCGAGTGCTGATTTAAGTGAAGAGTGAAGAATGAAGAATTTGCTACCGCTATGGAGAAGAACTGCATGAACTGCTCTTTGAGGGCAATCACGATTGAGCCGGCGACGGGGCGCGAGTATAGCCGATGCACGCTGAACGACATCCGCGTGAACCGACGGATGCACTGTGAGGAGTGGTCGGACAAGGTGACGATAACGGCGAGGCCGGTGTATGCCGTGAGCGTGACGAGTATATCAACTGAAAAGATTAGGAGGCATTGAGGGCTATGGCACAGAACGACGAGGAGAAAGCGCCGAAGAAGGTGACGGACATCGAGGCGGCTGAGGAGAATATCAAGGCGGCGGTGATGGCGTTCGCGGAGCAGTGGCTGCCGTGGCCGAGGTTCGACCTGGGCGTGGAGGTGATGGACGTCGGCAGGCTGCGCGACGCGATGGGACTGCGGGCGAGCATCGACATCGGCGACCCGTGGCCTGCGGCGGAGAAGAAACTGATCGACCTCGGATTCCGATGGCAGATGATGGGAGGGCAAAGGGTGATGTATTTAAAAGAGAAGGACGGCTTCGAGCCTGATACGGGGTGGCAGGAGGCGGAGGAGTATAACGAAAATGAATGATGAATTATGTTTGATTTGAAGAAACTTGAAGACAACAACGCAGTGTTCTGGATATTCCAGTTTGAGAAACTGCGACGGATAGCCGCCGAGTGCGGCTGGGCGATTGCCGTGCATGGATCGGTGGTGCATGACCTCGACCTGATGGCGATGCCGTGGGTGGAGAACCATACGAGCGCCGACGAACTGGCACAGCGGTTTACCGATACCAACGAGCCGAACTTCCGCCGGCCCTACGAGAAGTCGCAGCCCGGCGAAAAGCCCAACGGTCGCATCGTCTATACCATCTTCATGGGGCAGACGTACATCGACATGAACGTCATCGACTGGGCGGCAGGGTTTAATGTAAAGCAGAAGGAGGACTGACAACATGAACAGAGCACAGAGAAGAAATACGACGGCGGCGAAGTTTGTCAGCAGGGCAAAACTTTGGTTCCGGCTGGACCACAGGCGGGACTCATTCGCCAGTTGGGTTGACATGGCCGACAAGGAGCGGTGGATGAGAATGCTGAAGCACGGCAAACTCTACGGTCGCAGCACGATGAACAACATGGAGAAGCACAAGGCCGTCAAGGCTGTCCGCAAGGAGTCGAAGCGGATGTGCAGCGAGGTCTCCGAAACAGTGAATTAACGTCATTCAATGACATATTATTAACAATCAAAAAAAACGTAACGAAAAGATGAAGAAGATTCTTTTGGGCCTGCTGGCGGTGATGATGCTGGCGACGGCCGCAGTCTTTACCGGGTGTAAAGGCTGCAAGAGTGAGACGAAGAGTGGCGGCGGCGAGGCTGCTGCGGTGGTGTACCATGACTACGACGGGGTGGTGCAGGACTTTACCGCCGGCGTGGCTAACATCCAGGCGCTGCACCGCCAGACGATGTACGGGCTGATTCAGCACCTGCAGGACGAGGGGCACACGATTGCCCTGAATGGCAAGTACCAGTGGCGCAACAGCCGCGTGATACTGAACGACACGGTGACGATGGAAAACATCGACGACCTGCATGTGGTGGCTGTGAACGATGTCTTTTTCTATTGGGACAGCCAGAAAGGGCCGATGGTGCAGTACATCAACTCGCACGTGAAGTATGGTGTGCAGATTCCGTACCCTATTAACGATGTCTGGATTGAGGATGCCGACATGAGCGACCAGCCGATTAAGATTTCTGCCGAGCAGGCGCTCTCACGGCTGAAAGAGTATAACGCTGCGATTAAGCGAGAGCAGAACGGAGCCAGCTCCAGTTCTGCCGAGCGTGAGCAGGGTGGGGCGAAGCCCAATGGTATTCTTCCCAAGGACTGCAACTTTATCATTCTGCGCCTTCCCGTTGGCCCCAAGGACTGTAACCCTCAGTGGACTTTCGGCGACGTGGACGACGTGCTGTTCATCGACGCGGTGACAGGCGAGATCAGAGATTACGACCCTGCCTTCCCGCGAGAGTAACGGGGATGGGCTTCGCAGGTCTTATCGGGCCTGTATCCCATCCCCACAAAGGCTCGACGGTCTCTAAAACCGCCGGCGACGCTATATTTCGGAAACAGACAACCAGCGGTCGCGCCGCCTTGTTATCCTCGGTGCGGCCGCTGGAAATAAAACGGAAAGAATTGAACGATTATGCACGGATATAGTTTTAACATCGGTGACTTGCTGAAACTTGGCGGCAGCGACGTCACATCTATCAGTTCGCCAGCAAACCCCGACAAGCAGTATTCAGACAGTCTGCGGGTGGAGTTCCGTTTCTGGGACGGAAGAGACAACGTATATGTAGTAACAGCCGAGGACGGCATCACGATGCTGTTGCTCGAAAAGGATGCAGCACTACAGGAGGCTGCCGAGGAACCTGCCCCGATGAAGGGTGGCGAGTATATCGACATCGACCTCTATCAGAAGTTGCTGAAACTAGGCATCATCCCCAACGAGGTGCGCCGCACAAACGTAGGAGCCAGCGACTATTCGCAGCACGTCATCCAGCCGTGGGCGATATGGCAGGAGTACAATCTGAACCCATGGGATGCCGACATCGTGAAGCGTGTGCTGCGTCACAAGGCTACCGACACCAGTAAGATGGACTACGAGAAAATTATCCACGACTGCCAGGAGCGCATCCGACAGTTGGAAACCGACATCAGGTCGAATATGATTTAGGCTATGGTTATCGGACTTGATTTCAACGGAACGCTGATGTCGTATGACTACCCCTACAGCATCGGTAAGGATATCGGAGCAGTGCCCGTGTTGAAGCGGTTGCTGGCAAAAGGCCATGAGTTCGTGCTGATGACATCCGTCAGCCCCAACGAGGTAGGTCCCGCCAAGCAGCGCTTCGCCGAAATGCTCGCATGGTTCGTAGAGAACGACATCCCCTACATCGGCATCAACGAGAATCCTCGATGCAATGCCATCACGGCCAAGCCACGACTCGACCTGATTATTGACGACCACGCCCTCGGTGTGCCTCTCATCTACGACGACACCCAGTCGCCACGTCCATACGTGGACTGGAAGCGTATCGAGAAATGGTTTGAGGACAGCGGGATATTAGACAAGCAGTCTATCAAGAAATAGGACCCCCTTTCGGAGGGCACCCACTAAAAAGGGTGGGAGGACTCTTGGTAAGAACCCCAGGGGGACTCTTATTAAAAAGGTATGGTAGGGGGCTGTGCGGAAACCTGTCAAGAAATCGGATGCTCCACGGCGTGACCCCTGAAAACGGCCTCTGGAAGCCGACCGAGGGTCGGATAGGGAAACCAACCGAGGGTCGGGTTGCCAATCCAACCGAGGGTCGGTCTGGGAAGCCCTCTGAGGGCAGGTCTGGCGAAAGACCCGAAATGTAAACAAAACAGACAACACATTAACACATAACAGACAATATGGCAACAACAACAATCTACAGACTCGGAAGCCGGGGCGACGCCGTGAGCGACATCCAACTGGCGCTCCGGCTGGCAGGGTATCAGGTGAGCGTCGATGGCGACTTCGGACGTAAGACGGAGGCGGCTGTCAAGGCGTTCCAGATTTCCAGACACATCGGCAACGACGGCGTGGTGGGACCCGTGACCATGGCAAAACTGCGCGAGGTGCTGGCGATGGGCACGGCATCGGCCCGGGGCGACGCACCGCAGATAACCAACGGATTCATCTGGCAGCACATCACCCGCTGTCAGAAGCGCCCGCTGCGGTACATCGCCATCCACTACACCGCCGGGTCGTCGAGCCGCAAGGGGCAGGCGATGCAGGCGCGGAACGTGTTCCTGCAGCGACAGGCCAGCGCAGACTTCTGCGTGGACGACGAGACCATCGTACAGGTGAACCCCGACCTGCGCAACTACTACTGCTGGGCGGTGGGCGACGCCAGGAACAAGTGGACCGGCGGCGGCAGGCTCTACGGCAAGGCCGTGAACCGCAACACCATCTCGATTGAGATCTGCTCGACGCTCCGTGCAGGCACGTCGGCCAGCATGCCCAACCACGAGGGCTGGACGCTCTCGGACCGTGCGCTGGAACAGGCCCGCCGCCTGGTGCGCCACTTGATGAAGACGTACAATATCCCGAAGGAGAACGTCATCCGCCATTATGACGTCAGCGGCAAACTCTGCCCCGGCATCATCGGCTGGAACAACGGCCCGCTGTTCACCACCAAGGGCGTGCAGACCAAGGGCCTGAGCGACAGTAAGGAGTGGGAGCGGTTCCTGGCGAGCATTTAACCATCGCGGCAAAACCGCGAGGCACACTGACACAACACAAAAACGAAAGAGACGACAATGGCAAACTTCCTGTATAACATACCCGACGAGGTGAAGCGTGGTATGGCGCTCCACTTCCAGATGGACGTGCCCATCGTGGACCTCGACATTACCCGTCCGCAGAAGGCACGGCTGACACGAGTGAAGGCCATCTACATGGCATGGCTGCAGAACCCGTATGTGAACCCGCTGGAACTGTCGCGGTCGATGCTGAAGGACGAGCGTAACCGGCTTGGCAACCGTCAGGATGCAGGCGACCTGCTGAACGCCGCGAAGAAGGATGCTGCATGGTTTGAGTGGGTGCAGGACAACTTCCTGAAACTGCCGTCGCGCAAGACGCTGCAGTACCGTGGACTGCATACTGCACAGCGCATGATACTGGGCGGACTGGACGCCAGCGACTGGCACGCGGTGGACATGGGACTGAAGCAGCAGTACAAGTACGGCGGACTGGACCGCGAGGAGGAAGACCCCAACCGCATCAACGAGGCATCGTACTCCGAGCTGATACCGACCACCGACGTGACGAAGGTAGATCCGAACCGCAAGCGCATCAGTGCCCAGCGCCGTTTGGAACTGGCCAACAAGTGGGGCGCACACATCGACGAGCACGGACTGGTGGTGGACAAGGACGGCAAGCCTGCCGGCGCACAGCCCATTGCGGCCGGTGAGCAGACTGGCGAGGAATCAGCAGAAGCAATGGAAATGAGGGAGGACGAGTGATGAGCAGGATAGGATTTTCCGACAACGACAGCGACGCCGCCCTGGGGCGTATGCTTCCATTGGCCGAACCGACGGCCGACGGCGACGATGAGCGAGGGGAGCAAGAACTGCCCAACCAGCGATACGTCTATGAGAACGAAGCGCAGTCAAAACGTCGACGCTACCGTTGCCGTGAGACATACGAGGTGGCAGGGCGTGGTACAGGTAAGACCACCGACATCGCCGAGCATGTGAAGGAGACGTCGCTGCGCATCCCTCGCAGCAGCAACGTATTCTTAGGTTGCAGCATCAAGCAGCTCTATATCAAGACGTGGCCCGCCGTGGTGAAGGGTCTGGAGATGATGGGGTTGGTAGAGGGGCGTGACTTCTTGCGTCAGAGACCGCCCGCAAAACTCCACTGGCCATTGCCGTTGAGCAAGCCCCGCTCATGGGAAAACGTCACCATCTTCAGCACAGGTGCAGCCTGGTATTCGATTTCGATGGCAGTACGCGCCAGTGTGAACGGTATGACGCTCTCCAGCGCCGCCGCCGACGAGACGCGCTATCTGCCGTTCCTGAAGATGAAGGAGGAACTGTTTCCCGCCATACGCCCCGAGCTTATCGCCAAGGGCAGCGGACTGATGGGCGACGGATTCCGCAATACCGCCAAGTACACCTTCGGCTACAACGTGGACTACAACCCCCTGTACCTCTCGAAGTTCTTCGTCAGCGACCCGTCCATCACACAGAAACAGGCTCTCTGGGAACAGGAGGAAAACGATCAGACCGTCGATATCAACCATGAGATAGACCTGATGCTGGCTGAAGCCGACGAGATGCCGGAGCTGTGGCATGTGGACGGATTCCTGAAGCGCATCAACGAACTGCGCTGCAAGAGCAAGATATTCTTCCGTTTCAGCAGCCTGAGCAACATCGAGATTCTGGGTGAAGAATGGTTCAGAACTATGCGCCGCACCCTGCCGCCCATTATGTACAACATCCAAATTCTCGGCCAGCGCAAGGGATTGGCGAAGGATGGCTACTACTGCAATTTCGACCAGTCAATCCATTGCTACCACCAGTCTGATATTTCTGTGATGGACAAGCTGATGTCGGACTACACCACCCGCTACAGCCGCACCGCCCTCGACCAGGCTCACAACCCTACCGCCGTGGAGTACGACGCCATCGACCTGACGCGCACCTCGCTGGTGAACGACTGCAGCCTGGACTTGGACCTGGACTACAAACTTCCCATCAGGCTCGCCTTCGACTACAACGCCAATCTGAATTGCGCCGTACTTGGCCAGCTGACTAAGTTTGAAGGACGCGAATCGCTGCTCGTACTCAAGAGCATGTTCACCATGAACGAGCAGAAGATCCGTGCCCTTTGCCGCAATATCTGTTCTTACTATAAACCCTTCATCGAACGCGGCGGCGACTTCATCTACTACTTTGACAGTACGGCCAAACAGGGCGCGTCGCTGGCCTACGCCGTGGAGGGAGCGCGGGCGCAGAACTTCAACGACGTGGTCATCGAGGAGCTGAAGCGTCACGGTGCCAACGTCATCCCCGTTGACATCGGCTCGCCCATGAAACACAACCAGAAGTTCCAGTTCATCTGCGACGTTTTCAGTTTCCAGCAGGGACCTGCAGTAAGGATAAACGCCGATGAAGACCGCAACGAGTACCTGATAACGGCCATGGAGAACTGTGCCTGCGAACAGACCGCCACAGGCATACGCAAGTATAAAGGAGGCGAGAAGCTCCGGGCCAAGACCGAGGGCGCAGAGGGCAGCATCGACCCCCGTATCAGAACCGACGTGACCGACGCCTTTGACACGCTGCTCATAGGCTGCCGCTTCTTCACCAACGGCGCAAAGGCCATCGGCGGCAGACTCAGAGGGAGATTCCAGAATCTGATAATACCGCATTAAGTACCCGCTGCCCTTGATTTCGCGCCCGCCGCGCAGTATCTTGCAGACACAAACACAAACACGAATTAGGCTATGACAAAGAAGAATAGCAATCAGGGGAACATTCACAAGCCCCGCACACAGAGCGAGTTCAACAAGCTCCACAACCAACTCATGTCGAAGCGGTACGTCCCGGTGGATCTGCTGAAGCCGGGCAGGGTGCGCGACATCAGCCTGGCTATCGGCGACGCTGCCAATGCCGGGGCCAGCGACATGGCGGCCTCGATGGGCTGCGGGGCGTGGAGCAACGGCCCGCTGAGCCGCGTGGCATGGGCGTTCGACGGGCGCACCGACACCGTGGAGCACGTCACCGACAAGGACGGCAAGCCGCTGGGCGACTACGTGAAGTGGGGTGCCGCCGACAACATCCCTTCAGTCATTCCGCCGCTGGCCATGTCGAGCCCATACACGGGTGCTCCGCTGCGGTATATCGCCGACCTGATAACGGCCCTCGGCGCTGTGTATATGTACCGCATGCCCGACGGCGAACTGGTGGAGTTCAAGAATGCCGGCGTGCGGCTGCAGGCCATTGTGGACGAACTGGAGGCGGCAGAGCAGCAGACGGAAGACGGCCAGCTGTTCCGTACTCACGGCGATGGCTCGGTACAGGACGCTGTAATCGGCCTTGGGGAAAAGAAGGAGTCGAAGCAACTCCAGCGGGCCCGCGAACTGCTGAAGGACTGGGAGCGCGGCTGGTACGGCTACGACGAGGAGGACGCGATGGGCGACAAGGAGCACGTGCCGATGGCGAAGGAGTTCCTGGAGGAAAACAACATCGACCTGGTGTTCTCGAAGTGGATGCAGGACCACGTGATGCTCGACATCTCGTACCCCACCGTCGGACTGCAGCGCGGCCGCAAGGGGGCGTGGAAACCGAAGATCGTGCAAATCTCCATGCTGCCCGCTTGGGGAACCAGGCTTGGCGTCCGCAATGAGTATAATCACATCAACGACTGCTTCTACAGCAGCTCGCTCAGGACAAAGGGAGCCGTGGGCAGCACCACCACTACCGCCGCCACCGCCACCGCCGACCGCTCGTTCAAGAAATACCCCGCCGCCATGCCTGAGCACATGCTCTCAGACCTGCGCTACATCGTATCGTCGAACCAACGCACCCGCATAAAGGACCGCCCGACGTGGATCGTCTGCCCGACGTTCTATCCATCGCTCAACAAGCCTTATTATCCCCAGCCGGCATGGTGGAGCGTCTTCACATCCAAGGCGTTCGACTTCTCGGCCACCATCCTCTACGACAAGTACAAGGCCCGCGAGAACAACACCACCTGGGGCCGTATCATCTATATCAGCCTTGACTACCTCGACCAGGTGTTTGCCGACGAGGGCTATCAGGGCAACCCAGAGGAGCAGCAGAAGTTCATCGACGAACTGGAGGACTCGATGGAGCAGTTCCTGCAGCAGCGCGAGAACAACGGCAAGGCCATGCGTCAGTGGATGTGGGTAGGCCCCGACGGCAAGGAGCACAAGAACGTGGAGATAGTGGATATCAAGGAGACCACCAACGACGCCGTAAAGGCCGGCAAGGAGGAGTTGGAACTCTCTACCTCGCCCATCTTCCTGGCCCTGCAGATTGACCCCCGACTGGTGGGCGTGCCCATGGTGGCTGCCTCTAACGGCGGCACCGCCCTGCGCGAGATGACCCTGCTGAAGCAACAGCAGCTGAACATCCACCAGCGCCTCTATCTGAACCTGCTCGAAAACATCAGCCGCTTCAACGAATGGTCGGAGCACGGCGTCTGGGTCATCAAGCAGCAGACGCTAACGACGCTCGACAACTCGAAGACCGGCATCGTCGAGACCGTGGCAGGGGAGGGAAAGTGACCATTTTCGTGACGTCACGAAAATGATAGTTTCAAGTTTCAAGTTCAAAGTTTCAAGTCTATGAATATCAAGAATCTTTTCCACCGCAAGCGCAGAGTGCCTGTCGGTTCTCCCGACAGGAAACCGCAGCCGCTGCGCATAGAGGGCATCAGCCCCGCCCCGCTCACACCCGAACCCGACGAGGCGGAACTGGCGGCACAGGCGCTGCTGGAGCACATGACAACCCCCACCAAACCTCCCCGAGGGGAGGCTTCACGTCACAAGGCTTCCCCCTCGGGGGATGAGAGGGGGGTTGAATACTACCGCCAACTGGCCGACCGCATCCGCCAGGCCCACGAGGCGGCGACGCAGCGCACCGTGCGGTTCGTGGCGTTCGTCGAGCAGGAACTGCAGAAACCCTCGCTGCCGCTCAGCGGTCCCGGCTCGCTCGGACTCCTGGAGGCGGAACTCTACAAGCGCTTGGATGTCATCGAGCGGCGTGGCGGCGAACTCAAAAAGCGCTGGCAGCACTGCCTCGCCACCGTCATCGTCCGCCGCATGCAGGCAGAAAGGACAACGGACGAGAAAGAAACCACGGATTCCACGGATTAAACGGATTCATTTATTTGTGTAGCAAGAGAGTGCAGGCAGCCGTGACGGCCATCCTGCACTCTCGATTTATATAACAACACAAACACTTTCAGTCTTTCTTCCTCTCATGCCACGCCCGGTTTGTCTCGCTGCGGATGCGGCGGATATGCTCGCGGCTCTTGCGCCAGCCGTGCAGCACGGCCAGCCGTCCGATGACGCCGGGGCTGATGCCGAAGCGCTGGGCTATCTCCTGCTTGGTGTGGTCGGGGTAGTAGTCGGCTATCTCAGCGATGACTTCCGGCGTGTACTTCGTGTTGCCGCTCTTCAGATGACCTTCCTTGCTGGCACGGCTCCAGGCTTCCTTCGTGCGGCGGATGCCTGCATCATGCGCCAGTTTCTCCAGCCATCCCCTGCTGCACCCCAGTTCCTTGCACAGCGCCTCTATCTGCTCCGCGTCGCCGTCAGGATAGACCTCGCGGATGCGCTGCTCGCGCCATGCCAGGTGTTCCGGCGTGTAGTAGCCCTGACGTATCTTGGCGTGCCCACGGCTGCGGGCCTCTCGCATAAACTCGTCGCTCTTCACCAGCCCCAGCCGCCGTGCCCAGCGCCGTATGGTCTTCGGGTCGGTGCCCAGCGTGGCGGCCAGTTCGTCGTTCTTCGTCGTGGCGAAGTGCGCCTTCATGTACTCGTCGGCGGCCGCCTTCCACTTCGCGCGGCCCTCACCCTTCACCCGCCAGCCGCCCTTGGCGCCCTTCTTGAAGGCGGTGTGCATGAACGCCTCGCTCTTGCCCACTCCGAGCCGTGCGGCGCGGCGCGACACGGTGTAGTAGTTCACGTCCATCTCCTCGGCCATGTCGGCGGTCAGCCGGTCGGGATAGTCGCGCCGCATCTCCTCGTCGTGCCGGTGCATCCACTCTTTGCGGGAAATAAACTCGTTTGACATGGTGGCTATTCGTTATCGTTCTTATGGATTTTGATTCCCCTAACCTGCCGTGCTCCGAGCTTGTTCTTAAAGTCGTCCACCAGCAAGTCTATCACCTGTTGTTCGTCCAACTCCTCTGGGGAGTAAACACGCATCACAATTCTGTAGTAAGGCATAGGCTATTCCTTTCTTAGTCTCTTTCTCACTGCCTTGACGATATCTGCCGACGTGATATTCAGCTTTGCGACCGTCGATGGTTTATCCATCATCTTGGCGATGTGGGCTTTCAGCCTTTCCCGCTGCTCCTTTGTAACGGTTATCTCTGCGGGCGGCGGCTCTGTTCCGACCTCCGGCCAGCCTTTCGCCTCCATGTCGCACCACGCCTTTAGGAACTCCGGCCACGTCGGCCCGTTGCCGATGTGCGGGTTCGGGTCGTCCTTGTAGGTGAGCATACCATGATTGAGTTCTGTCATAGCCGTTCCTCCTTACAGATGATCATATTCCACTTCCTGCCAGTCGCATCCGTTGAATGTCACCTTGTCGGCGGCGACATCGACCACGCAATGGATCGTCTCGCCGTTCCACATGTTTTCGTATGTGTACCACTCAGTCCAGAAAGCGGACTTGTCGTTGCATATCACCAGGTATTTCATAGGTCACAAAAAAGTATCGGCCACACTACGCGCTGTCAAGTCTCCGTGCAGACTCGGGGGTCCTTTAGTCCTCCCGGCGCGGTGCGGCCGATGGGTCATTATTACTAATACTTATGGCACTACAAAGAAAAGAAACCGCCGCCCTGGTTCGCTGTGGCAAGGTGCGGCTTGTCTCAGTCCGCACGGATGTCTGACGGTGCAAAGATACGATAAAGACTCCGTTTATTAACATGATGTAATCAGAAAATTATAATCAATTTACATGAATTAACACAAAAGACAAACGAAGACAAAAATTTTTACTTATCTTTGCACCGTCAAACCACCTCAATGCAGGCGCAAGGCCTCGCACAGAAACAGAGCGGCAGCTTTGCCACCAACAAGCATAAGAGAGACGAGAACAATATCGGTTGCAACCGCGTCGGGCTACGATAAGGACCCCGGAGTCACAGCATTGAGATGGACTTGACAGCGCGAAGTTGCGACCGATTTTCTATGTATATATATAATAAATAAGGTGTAAACGACTATGGCAAAGAAGACAGAGACGAAGACGCAGGAGCAGCGGCAGATGGAACTGACGGTGACTAACGAACGGATGGAGAAGCTGCTGGACGCGGCTCTCAGGGCGCTGACGAAGCGGCAGGTGAAGCAGCACGAGATGATACTCGTGGGGCGCGAGATGATGCGCATGGGTGCCGAGCAGCTGCTGGGCGACAACCCGAGGGTGGACCGCCGCCGGTTTGCGCAGGACATCGCCGCCGACCTGCTGCAGCGGCTGCTGAAGACGCTGGCGCCCGACGGCGCGAAGGGCGAGGCAAAAACTCCGATGGCTCCCGTCGGCGAGGCGTGAGAGAGACTGGAATATATAGTATTAACAAATTAAAAAGCTACGAGAATGACAAAGAATGATTTCAAGAGACTGGTGCCTGACGTGATGTGTCAGGACCTGGTAGTGACAACCGACAACGCTGCGACGCTGGCCGCAAAGGCTCAGGCCGTGGCCGACATGATGGGTACGGGGCTGATAGCCTATGACTTCACGGGGACGGCGAAGGGCTACCGTCTGAAAGTGTTTACGAGCTACGGTTTCAAGGCGTTCCTCGATGCGCTGAAGCCTGGTGCGAAGATGATCAATCCGAGAGGACGCGAGTTTACCATCGAGGGCGAACCGTACATAGCGAACCTGCAGATGTGCGTCCGTGCCAACGGCGACACATGGTTCTGCGACACCATCTACGACAAGGACAAGGAATATTGAATGCGAAAGTTATGTCAAACAAATACAAGGCTGTTGGAACGCTGGGGAATGTTACCCGTGTCCGGACGCAGAACACGTGGATTATAGCATTGCCCGACGGCGACGAGACGAAGTTTGTGAATAAGCGTCTCGCCATAATGGCCGCAAAGGCCGCACTGAGCCAAGGCATTGACGCAAAGCTGTATGAGGAAACGCTTATACGCTTCAACAAGTATGGCGACGTGAACGACGAGACCTTTCGTATTGACATAACCGAGAGAATAAAACTGATGATGAGTATTGAATCAAGATTAGGAATTTAAAAGCTACGACATTATGAAGCAACTGACAAGAGAACAGGCGATAGCCTTTGCCGAGAACAAGGGCTATGAGGGATGGACGGCGCGGCAGATAGCCGAGTTCCAACTGCAGCAGCGGAAACTGTGCGTGCCGATGGACATATTCCACAAGGCCATAGAGGAAGCGCTGGGCCGCCCGGTATGGACTCACGAGTTTAGGTGGCCCGACGAGTTGCTGAAAGAACTGCTCGGCGACCGTCCGGCCCCGACCATGCAGGAAATCATCGAAATGATACCGGCAGAGAAAAGAATTATTATAGGATTATAAAAAGCTACGAGAATTATGGCAAACGAAGAAAAGAAACTTCCGGTTTACTACGAGAAACCGATGGTAGAGTTAGGCTCGGTCGAGCCTGGGACCTATGTGTATGACAGCGATGCGCAGTTGTGCTACGTGGACGAGGAGTACCGTCTGCACAGCCATTCCATTGAGCACTGGTGCAGCAAGGACACCATCGTCTATCCCATATCGCTCGAAACGCAGCGCATCATGGAGAAGATGGCGGCGCACCGCGACAAGTACCATAAAGGCAACATTATGAACGCCGACTTCTCCCGCGAACTTGAAGCGGCGCTGTTCGACCTGATGAGCATCGACATCTACGACGCGGACTACGGCAAGAAGGAGGCCGCCATCTGGGAGAGGCTGGAAAAGCGCTACAACGAACTTGTTGAACATGCAAAAGCCCTGCACATATTCAGGGGATAAGGAGGAATAAATTATGCTAATCATGCTGACATCACGCTGCCACATGGGCTGCAAGCACTGCATGCAGGAGGCGACGGCCCGGGGGCGGCACATGACGAGAGAGACGTTCGACGAGGTGCTCAGGTTCGTCAGCGAGGCGGGGCCGTGGGTGGTCAACGTCACGGGCGGCGAGCCGACGGAGCACCCCGAGTGGGCCGAGTGGACCCGCGAGCTGCTACGCATCAAGAGCGTCAAGGTGCTGAGCATCCTGACCAACGGTGCGTGGATTGAGGACAAGGAGCAGCGGCTCAGGATGGCGCGGCTCGTAAGGGAGTCGAAAGGCAGGGTGAAGGTGCAGGTCTATTCAAACCCGCTCTACTACCCCGACCACGAGTGGACGGTGGAGCACGAGCAGCAGTTCCGCTCTATCGGTTGCACGCCCGACTTCCGCAGCCCCATCTTCATGCAGGACCTGGGCCGTGCGCGGAAGAACTGCCAGCGGGAGACGGCGGAGAGCGACCATGTGCCGTCGTGCATCAACAGCCACCTGCTGGCGGTGCAGGCGCGGTCGATGCAGCAGTTCCTCGCGATGGCGGTCGGGGCGGCGAAGTTCTGCCGTCCGCTGATAGACCCCGACGGGGCGATACACATGTCGGAGTCGTGGCTCTGCCCTGCGGTGGCCCACGTCGGCGACGGCTGCGACGAGGCGTTCCGCAAGATGCGCCAGTCCAGGCCCTGCCGTGGCTGCCGGCTGTATAAGAACTTCGAGGCGCTGCACCCAGCGGAAATGAAGGTGCTGGAATAGAGTATTAACAATAAAATGAATAGCACTATGCAGACACTACAGATTTTCGTGAACCTGATTGTGAGCGTGGCCTACGCGGTGCTGATAGCCCTGGCCATCGTGACGTTCCGCTACATGCGGCAGATGATGCGCAAGGCGGACAGCCTGCACGGCACGCAGCGGATGATGTTCGCCATGATGATTGACGGCAACATCAAGGAGAACCAGGAGGCGGTGAAGCGGCTGGCCGAGGAGATGCAGCAGGCCGTGGACGAGGACCGCTTCGAGGACGCCGAGCAGCTGAGGAAAGTCATCGCCGAGCGCGAGCAGTACATCCTGGAGCAGCTGGCCTTCATCAAGAGCGAGTTCAGCGACGAGTGCGAGGTGAGGATGTACCGCACAAGGGCTGAGAAGAGTAAGGAGTAATAAATTAAAAGGAATACGACGCATGACCAAAGAAGAAGCCATCGGGCACTGGATGCCCATCGTGAGCGCGGTGTTCACCGCAGAGCATAACATCGTGGGCGAGTGGGATGCGAAGCTGAAAGCCGCCAAGGGTTCGCCGCAGGTGGAGGAAACCTGCAGGGCATACGTCCGCGCCGTGGCAGCGGAAATCGTGGACCACGGCGACATCGAGTTCGACGAGGAGTAACAATGAAGAATAAAAAAAGAATGAGATTATGCAGACAGAACAACATTTCCCGATTTGCATGGCCGAAGAGTTCTGGGCCAGCAGTCAGTTTTCGGTAGCCCGCCACTACGGGCGTGCCAGGATCAACGGACATGAGTACATCATCGTGAACAAGGAGGGCAAGGACATCTTCGAGTGCTCCATCGAGGCGGAACGGGCCGGACGCGAGAAGGCCATCGAGCCGGGCGAGCCTGCCGACCTGGTACGCAGCGACTTCGTGAAGCACTACCGCCGGCTGGGGCGAGACCGCTTCATCGACGTGCTGAAGCAGAACCAGCAGGCCTCCGACAAGGAACTGGAGAATATTTACAAGGGGATGAAATGACAGATAAAAAGGAAGAGAAGTATGCAAGACCTAATGTATGACAGACTCCGGGACGTGCTCGGAGCAAATGCCGAGGAAGGCATCGACGAGAGATTCAAGAAACTGGTTGGCAATCCTACGGAGCCCGACTTTGAGGAACTGATGGAGCGTGAACACTTGCGCGAAAAGCTGGAGCCGAAGTACGTCATCGTGAAGAACGGACCGCTCTACGAGTTCCGTGCCCGATACGTTGACATGCACCGCACGCTGCTCTCGCAACGGGAGATACGTGACAGGCTGTGCGACGGCGGCGGCTTCTGGAGCGTGGACGGCGAGAAGAGGCTGGTGACGCTCTACGACAGCAGTTTTGTCTTCGGATTCCCCAAGCACATCGAGGATGCCATCCGCCAGGACGGCCATCACCTGCTGGAGATACTCGGCAAGGTGTGCGACAAGAGCGGCGAGCAGCACGACCTTTCGGGCTACGAGATTTCGTATATGTACCGTGATGGTCGGCACTACGTTGACTACCTGAGCGCTGAGGAGGTGGAGAAGCTGCGGCAGGTGGCAGAACGCAATGCCGACATCGGAGCGAACGCCAGCCCCGAAATGGTGGGGGCGATTGGCCGGCTGAGCCGTGAGGACTACGAGCGGTTCGGTCGCTGCACGAACTACACGCCGCCCAGCCCCGTCAACAAGAAGAAGCGCAAGGCAAAGGCCAAGGCGCAGAAGCAGTCAAGGAAGAAGAATCGTAAACACTGAATAACATTTACGCCGCAAGGCACATTATTAACAACATTAAAATTTCAACGATTATGATTTACAAGGAATTTATCGCAGAGGCAGCGCAGAAGATTATGGCCTCTGTAGTGGCTCACAAGGACTCCGAGGGTCTGAGCGCCGACAAGGAGGAGATGAAGCAGTACGCCCGTGGCAGCGTCAAGGCTGCCCGCATGCTGGCCGACGCGCTGGAGGAGGACTTCGCACAGGAACCCGCCGACGGAGGCATCCACCGCTACGCCGAGACAGAGACGTTCTTCGACAACTACGTCAACTGGACGAAGACGAAGTAACGCAATAGTATTAACAGATTAGATTTCAAAACAAGTATGAGTAAATTTACAAAGAAGCCCGTGACTATCGAGGCAATCCAATGGACGGGAATGAACGGACAGGAGATTCAGGCATTTGCAGGCGAGGCTGCAAAGTTTGATACACGCAGAAGCGACAATGGCTCAGGAACCAGTTCCAGTGTTACCGAGTTGATCATTCACACTCTGGAGGGCGACATGAAGGCTGACTGGAACGACTTCATCATCAAGGGCGTGAAGGGCGAGTTCTATCCTTGCAAGCCAGACATCTTCGAGCAGACTTACATGGAGGCTGCCGATGAAGCGAAGGGTATGACTTTTGGTGATGCTATTGAAGCCCTGAAGCACGGCAAGATGGTAGCCCGCCGTGGTTGGAACGGCAAGGGTATGTACCTGTGGCTGATGCAGCCCGCAATGGTCAAGGCCGAGTGGTGCAAGGAGCCGCACCTGAAGGCGCTGGCCGAGAAGAACGGCGGCAGCATCGAGGCGCTCGGCTCCATCCGTATGCTGACCGCCGACGGCAAGATACTCACCGGCTGGCTCGCATCGCAGACCGACATCCTGAGCGAAGACTGGGTGCTCGTTAATCCGGAGTAAGCCCCCCTCCGAAAACCTTTCACCAGGTAAAAGCCCATACCTTTCACGAGGTAAAAGCCCGAACCTTCTACGAGGTAAAAGCATTTTTGCTACATATTACAGTTCATTTTAAGTTAAACCAAAAAAACAGTTAGATTATGGAGTATGATATCCAAATCAACAACGGCGTCGAGGCATTCGGCACCGCCGGTCAGAAGACCATCACAGTAAACGAGAGTGTGAAAACCGTTGACGCCAAGTTCCTGGCCCACTTCATCTCGCTGCACAACCCCACCATCCCGCAGCAGACCGCCGAGTCGGTGCTGGCTAACTTCGTGGAGTGCGCCGCCGAGCTCATGGCCCAGGGCAACGCCATCCAGCTGAAGAACGGGCAGGACGTGGCCATGCGCCTCTATCCCGACATCCACATCAAGGGCGGCAACATCAACCTGGAGCGTGCCAAGCAGCTCGACCCGACGGTGACCGAAATCACCCCCGAGAACGCCACGGGCCTGGTGCAGCGAGCCGGCGTCACCGTCCGCGCCTATGCCGAGGTGGAGCAGAAGTTCACCGACCTGCTGCTGGCCCAGGGCGCCAGCGTCACCGCCAGCGGCAAGGTCACTGAGAAGGCCGCCGTGCAGCGCACCAACTCGCAGACCGACGACTCCGGCTCCGGCGACGATAACCAGGGCGGAGGTGGCGACAACGGGGATAACGAGTAATCCCACCCTCTGAATCTCACGTGACAGGCGGACGGTGTGGGTTAGCGTGAAGTGACGGAGCAGCGAGAGCAATGCCAAGCTCGCTTGAGCATTGCCGAGTCGCGACGGAACTCGACCGCAGGTCAAACCCACGGATTCTTTCAGCCGTGCCAGCACCGCCCGCCGATTTTTTTCAAGAAAGAAACAACGAATTAAACGAATTATACGGATTATGATTTGCAAGAAATGTGGAACAAAGATGGAAATGGAGCGTGACAAAGTCTACACGTCCAATCCTCCGCAGTACGGATTCAAGTGCCCGAAGTGTGGTGCTTTCGAGTTTAGTACAACACCAGAGTATGACGACGAGCAGCCTGGAGCAGAGTATGTGTCACCTATCGAAAAGACCATCGAGGCATGGCAGAAGATGGGCGAGTATCTGAGAAAGATTCACATGCAGTTTATGAATGGAAAGGAGTCACCAACATCCGATGCACTCACTGAGAAGGAAGTGTACGACTACTATCAGGAACGCAGCGTGAAGGCTGGCGACCGCGCAGACCAGTTGGCTTGGATGTTCATCATCATGGCGGCAGGTGTACTATTTTCCGGTCATACATGGCAGTCGTTCCTCGTCTGCGCTACGTTGGCAACCATCTACATGCTGCTGTCTGTGCTGCAAGCCGTATGGCAGACGTTCACTTCATGGCTGTTCAAGCAGCGGATTAAAAAGATGGACGTTGCACCAAAAGACTATCCGTCGTGGATAGGCGGTGGCGCATGGCTGTTCTTCTGGGCGAAGATGATTGCCATCGCATCGGCAGTTATCTACTTTGCAAAGATAGTGTTCTTCTAAAACGGGGAGGACTGACCTATGGTAATCGGACTTGATTTCAACGGAACGCTGATGTCGTATGACTATCCCTACAGCATCGGCAAGGATATCGGAGCAGTGCCCGTGTTGAAGCGGTTGCTGGCAAAAGGCCATGAGTTCGTGCTGATGACATCCGTCAGTCCCAACGAGGTAGGCCCAGCCAAGCAGCGATTTGCCGAAATGCTTGCGTGGTTCGTGGAGAACGACATCCCTTATATCGGCATCAACGAGAATCCACGTTGCACGGCCATCGTTGCCAAGCCTCGCCTTGATCTGATTATCGACGACCACGCCCTCGGTGTGCCTCTCATCTACGACGATACCCTGTCGCCACGTCCCTATGTGGACTGGAAGCGTATCGAGAAATGGTTTGAGGATTGTGGAATATTAGATAAAGAGGACTGACCTATGAACGAACAGATTGACATTGTGAACCTGCTGAAGGACAAGTCGGCGCTGCTGAAGTACATCCTCGGCATGATTACGTCGAGCGACAAGTTCGCCGCCAACCTGCCCGAACTGCGGCAGCGCGGATGGTCGGAGCAGGGGATGCTCGACAAGGTGTTGGAGGTGACGGCCATACAGTCGTCGCAGATCAAGCACCTGGCACTGATAGCCCTGCTGCTCGTGCAGTCCGACGACTTCGACACGATGGTGGGCCACCTGATGGTTAAGATGGGACGCGGCGAGGAAGCCCTCAAAGCGATGTTTGAAGCGAAACTGAAAGGAAAGGGGTAGAGCGGTATGATGCAGGAACTGATAGACACCTTGCAAAAGGAAATGGGCGAAGGTGCAGAGATAGTAACCTTTACCGTCGTTCTGAAAAAGAACTACACGGCATATACGGTCACTCCAGACCATTTGTCTAACGATGTTTATGTTGACGAAGTATGAGCCGCAAAAATACACGACATGCAAGGACGCTGGCCCATCGGCGCTATGAGCATCGCAGCCAGCAGAAGCCGCCAGCCAGACAGACGATAGCCGACCTGCTCAGGGACTACGCATGGCTGACGGACCGCTCGTCGGGCGACGCAAGCAACGGCTTCTGGTGCCAGATGCCGAGCGGCTGCGTGCTGACCATTTGGGACAGGCCTGCAAAGTTCATCGAAGGCAGTACGACGGGGATTTACTTCGGCGACATCTACTACCCGGAGCGCAAGCACCCCTTCAATCTGCGCTACCTCGACCAACGGGCAGCCGACTACCTTTATAATAAACTGAAGGAGGCCGTGGCGGAAGCGCGTCGGCAAACTCCAAGTGAATAATTTGAAACGGATTTGGATAATTTGGCTAAAGCCGAAGTCCCTCACGCTCGGCAATTCAAGCACACTTGATTGCACTCGCTTAATCGGGACTTTCTCGGCGACAGCCGATAACAAAACAGAAAGAGAATATGGAAACATTGATTATCATTTTGATTGTGGCTATGATAGCCCAGACGTGCGTATTCATCTACGCTAACTTCATCGACAACGCCAACAACAGGGCGGTTGCCGCCAACAACGAAATCGTAAAGGTGGCACAGCAGAGGTTCCTGCAGGACACCGAGACGTACAAGAAGAACCTCGAAGCCAAGGACGAAATCCTGAAGCAGTGGATTGACAAGTACAACAAGTGCGCTTTCGAGTTGGACGAAGCCCGCAAGGTGAACTGGCTGCTGAAGAACCGCACGGCCTGCATCGAGGGACTGAAAGACTCCATCAACCAAGTGGCAGAGAACAGCTGGGAATTGCGTAAGTACGACCCGACCAAGGAAGGACAGGACAACCGCCAGTGCTTTGCCGAGGGCGTGAAGGTAGGAGCCGAGTGGCTGGCCGAGTGCGTCGGCGTGAAGGTGAAGTTTGAACTTGACGGAAGATTCGGCAAGCAGCCAACCCCACCATCGTTCGAGGAGTCGCAAGGAGAGAAGAAGGAGGGCTGACCTATGGACAAGAAGCTGGAGAAAATTCTGCAGGAAGAGAAGGCGAGACTGAAGGCCAAGATGGTGAGTGCCGCAGGATGGGAGGGCAAACTGAAGCCCGTCTATGTGGGCGGTATGTTCTTCGCCGACAATCCCGACACGATGGAAGGGTATGGCGTGATGATGAACAGAACGTCATGGGCCACAAAGAACACGTGGGCATTGTGGGCTGACGGTCACGGATTCGTCTGTGCCGACGACAACATGATATGGCCGCTCTGTGCCCAACCGTTCACGATGAGGAAGGAGGTCGCCGAGAAGTTGTGCAAGACCGGCATCGCCCACTGGGGCAAGATCTTCTTCGTCGAAAACAAGGACTACTACGCCAAGATGATTGAGAAGGCTGTCAAGAGGATGGGCTTTATACAGCTTGACAATCCCGTCGATGTACGGGAGTTGTATCTTCGCAAGCACACCTACACCATCGACGCTATCGACCACTGCGAGGGGTTGCGCCTTTGCGCCTTCTACTTCAACGGCAAGACACATTGCCTGAACTGCTGCGACACGAAGAGCATCGTGGCCGTTGGGCGTGAACTGATGAAGACATTGGCAAACAAACATATAACTCTCTAAGCCCTATGCAACAGTTACCCCCTCTCCCCCAGTCTTGGTCGGCCCTGACGTGGCAGCAGCTCTGCGATGTCTGGACGGCGAAGATGCGCTACGGCGGCAACCCGGACGTGACGGCTGCGGCGGCGCTGCTCACCTTGGTTCAAGGTTCAGGGTTCTTGGACGAGCCAAGCGGCAAAGCCGAGCGCACGGTTCAGGGTTACGGCATCGACGAGCATACCGGCGAACAGCGGTACCTCATTAACCGTGAACCATTAACCATGAACCATGAACCGGGTCACGTCGTGACCGCAAGGGAACTGGCATGGATGGCGAAGCAGGCCCTGCCCTGGCTCCAGTTCCCCTACGGCGACCAGGGCGACCGCGAGGAGCGCGACGACGAGGGCAAGGTGGTCCGCGAGCGCCGCGAGGGACATCCGGGCTACGTCAACCCCGCCACCGACTGGCGCGACGCCATGGCCCTGCCCCAGGAGACGGTCACGATAGACGGCATCACCTTCGCCCTGCCACAGGTGGCGATGAACAACCTGACATGGCACCAGTACAGGGCGCTGCAGGCCATCGTGCCGATGATATTCCAGGAGGGCACGAGCGACGACGACGCCCTCTCGATGCAGGCCCAGTTCCTCGCCTACTCGATGACGCCCGAGGCGGCGACAGGTTCCGACGCCGACCCCTTCGCCCCCCGGCACCGCTTCAAGTACGACGCCGACCGTGCCGAGCAGACCGTCGCCTTCTGGCGCGAGCAGCTGGCGCAGGGCAGCCCCCTGTTCCACATCTGCTTCCAGGTCTATCAGACCGCCATGCAGAATTACTACCCGTCGGTCTATCCCCTCCTCTTCGGCGGCTCCTCGTCGAAGAGCGACCCCCTCCACACCGCCCTCAGCGGCGAGGTGGACACGATCAACGCCGTCATGAAGTACCAAGGCTACAACGATCCCCAGCAGGTGTACGACGCCAACCTCCCCATCGTCTTCGGCACCCTGAACACCATGACCAAGGAGGCGAAGGAAATCGAGAAGATGAACCAGAAAATCAAAAGGAAACATTAAAGGATAAGGATTATGACCAAGAAGAAAACGAAGCCGGAACATCACAACGGAGACCGCATGAGGCTGGACGACGGCAACTTGTACGAATGGCGCGACGGCGAATGGATTGACATGGAGACCGTCAAGACCGAACTGCAGAAGAAGGTCGAGAGGGCCGTGCGGCTGATACAGGCGGCGGGCGCTGACGGCGAGGTGGTGGAGGTGGCCTATTCGGGCGGCAAGGACTCGGACGTGATACTGGAGCTGACCCGCATGGCAGGCATCAAGTACCGTGCCATCTACAAGAACACGACCATCGACCCGCCGGGCACCATCAAGCACGCCATGGAGCAGGGAGCCGAGGTGGTGCGTCCGAAGCAGACGTTCTTCCAATACCTGGCATACGGCGGATTCCCCAACCGACACCAGCGCTCGTGCTGCTCGGTGCTGAAGGAGTACAAGGTGCTCGACCGCAGCATCATGGGCATCCGCTGTGCCGAGAGTACCGACCGCGACAGGCGATACAGCGAGCCGACGGAGTGCCGCGTCTATGGCAAGGGTCGCAAGAAGACGACAGCCGAAGCCTTCTACCCCATCCTCGACTGGACGGACAACGACGTGGTGGACTTCATCGGGGAGCGTGGCATCAAGGTGCATCCCCTGTACTACCGCGAGGACGGCACCATCGACCCCAAGCGCCGCCTCGGCTGCATGTGCTGTCCGCTGGCCTACTACAAGAAGCGCATCGACTACTTCCGCCGCTATCCCGGCATGGTCAAGGCCTACTGCCGTGCGGCTCAGAAGTTCATCGACACGCACCCCGACAACGAGACCGTTCAGAAGTACGGCGACGTGTTCGAGTGGTTCACCCGTGAGGTGTTCTTCGAGCGTCAAGGCTACTGGGAAGACCACAAGACGGTGACGCAATTTGCCCCCCCCCAATTACCGGGAGTTTCTGGAGCGGTACTTCGGCATCACATTTAATATTAACAATTAAAAAAGCTACGAGATTATGACAACAAAGGAACAAGAACAACTGCAGGCAGTGCTCGACGAGTTCGACCGGAAGGAAGACGAGTGCTGGGAGAAGATTGCCTTTATGGACGAGCACAAGTTCATGTACGAGAAGCAGGCCATCGACATCAGGCGGCAGGCGTATCACGAGTGTTTCCGCAAGTTACAGACGGCACTTTCGAGGATGAAGGTTGACGAGTGGACGCAGCAGGACGAGGCGATAGCCAACGAGATTATCGCCTACTTCCGCGACGGCACAGTGAAGTTGCAGCACGACCTGAACCTCTATGCCACATGGATGGAGCAAAGGAAGGGGGCGCTGTCATGAAACTCTTCCGGCGAATCCTCGACTTCTTCAACATCCACCCCGACCGGAACCAGCGGTGGACGCTCTCGACGCTGTTCATGCCGTCGCTGAAGGTCGCCATGTTCGTGTGGGGCATCTGCTGTGGCATCGACAACATCGGCTGGCTCGTGGTGTACCACAAGAACCGCGAGAAGTTTCGCGAGATAGAAAAGGAAAACAATTAAAAAGCTACGAGATTATGACAAACGAAAGAGAATTACTGAGACTGTACTACGACCCGTACAACAACCGCGAGGTGCTGCAGCAGCCGTTCCTTCAGGATGGGAAGGTGTGCGCCACAGACGGGCATGTGCTCATCCGCATCGACGCTGCCATGTGCGACGGCGACTATCAGGAGAAACCAAACGGACTGACTCCACCGCGCACGGCCAGCGTCATCCCCGAGGCCGACCGCGACGAGCCGCTGACACACCGCGAACTGAGCCTGGCACTGAAGAAAGCACCAGAGGAGGAGAGCCGCCAGTGCCCCGAGTGCAAGGGCGAAGGGCAGGTGGAGTGGGAATACCGCGACCGGCTCTTCAACCATCATCACCACCTGGACACCTGTCCGGAGTGCGACGGCACAGGAGAGATTAGCGCATACGCCGCCGCGAAGTACCACTTCACGCTGCACGGCTGCGCCCTCTGCTACCGCCACCTGAAACTGTTGCTCCGCACGATGGAGTATCTTCAGACCGACACCCTGCAACTGCGCCACGCCACGCCGCCGCAGGCCGTGCTCCTTGCCGCCCCCGGCATCGAAATCATCGCCATGCCGCAAATGAGAGACAATGGACTGGAAGAAATCAAGATAAAGTGAGAAGCTATGGAAGAGATGGCCGCCGTCTGGCCCGACGACAAGGGCATGCAGCTCATCGCCCGCGAACAGGCCCGACGTGCAGTGGAGAAGTATAGGCAGAATGAGGAGTGAACGATGATCGACAGACTTATACATGAATATCTCAGTGCGACCGACGACGAGCGTGCCGCCTTCCACGAAAGGGTGGCTCAGTGCGGACTGTCGGCAGCGGAACTTGCACAGGCTGACAATACGCTAAGTGAGATTGTAAGGAACATTAACAACAAAGAAACGACTATGGCAGAAAAGAAAGAAGAAACCAATGTACAGAAGCCCGTTAGTGACGCAGCTACCGCCTTTAAGAACCTTGGCAATGCCATGAGGCAGATGTGTGAGGCTGCAGCTGGAGAGAGTATAAAGTTACTGGTACCGGTCGCATATCTGTACTGCCCCTATTTGCGGGTAGAAATTTCCGTCTATGAGCCTGTCGGCTGTTTCAAGCGGCTGATGCTGCGCTGGTGCTTTGGGCTGGAGTATCGCAAAATTGAAGAAAAGGAGGAGTGAACGATGTACAGCGGAGAACGACACATAGACACTGGCGAGGCCATGCGCCACAACGAGCAGGTGGAGCAGGCACGGCGGGCTGAGCATCTGAGGCGCTGCGCCGAGTCGCCAGCCTACAAGCGGGTGTATGACCGTTGGCAGGAGACGATGGCTTTCATGCAAGGGGAGCAGTCGAAGGTAGCCAGCGCCATACAGGAGGCTATGCGCCAGCAGACGGTCACCGACGTGACGGGCAACTGCGAGAAGCAGACCGTCCGCATCGGACGCCCGGAGCCGATCCCGCCGCCAAAGGAACTGGAGTGCATGGCTTCAGCAGGACCTCTCGCCGGGTTCTTCGTCGCCTCCCTGTTCATGAGCAAGGAGCGGTGGGAGCAAATTCCGGAGGACGTCAAGGCGATGGAAGAGATGCGCAAGGTAAACGAAGAATACGACCGCCAGGTAATCCGCATGAGCGGGTTTGAGTGGTAAAATTAAAACTATAAAGTTATGGAACAGAAATTCAAGAAACAGATAGTGGACGGCTCGGAAACGATAGAGCAGCTGGCAAAGAAGATTTGCGGATATGGCTACTTCGCCTACGAGAACGACGACCGCGAGCACCCGATACCTCGCAAGGCCGTCGAGGAATATCTAAGCGTCGGTGTGATGTTCGCCGACAAGAAACTGAAGCAACTGAAACGCATGGCCGATGCAATGTACTCGGCGGCGCAGTACCTGACCACCGACGCCTCGCAGCTGCACAAGGCAATGGAAGAGTATCGTCAATTTATTATTCACTTAAACAAGTAAAGATTATGGCAGAAATTATCACAGACTTCGGCGAGGTCAGACTGTCGCTGAAGGAGTACAACGAAATGCGCGACAAGATCCGAAAGTTGGAAGAAGACAACGACGCGCTGGTGGAAGAGCGCGACCAGATTTGCGACGAGAACAAGGTGAGGGTGCGCCGGCAGACCATCGTCGAGACCCGCCTGACGACCAATCCCCGTGCCCTCGGTACGAAGGAAATCATCGAGGATAGGCTGGAGAACTGCGAGGACTTGAAGAAGGAAATTGACGATAAAATCCACGAATGCGAAGAGGGATGGATGAAGAAGTCCGACGAACTGCAGGACAACCTCGACCGTGCGGAGAAGTCGCTTGAACAGTGCCAGCGGCAGAAGTTAGACGCCGAACTGGAATTGCAACGCCTGAAAGGACGTAACTGGTGGCAGCGATTGTGGAACATGTAAACTGTAAGGATTATGAAGATACTATCAAGACCAAAGGGAAATGCCGAGGAGTACGGACGCTGGGCGGTGAACGCCTACCTCGGATGCCCCAACCAGTGCCGCTATTGCTTTTTGCAGTCGGGCCCCGGCGCAAAGAACCTGGGCGGCTCGGTGGCGAAACTGAAGGCGCACGTCATCAACAAGGAGCACGCCTACCACCTGGCGATGGCCGAAATCATCGAGAACCGCGAGGCCATCATCCGCGACGGCGGACTGTTCTTCACGTTCACCTCAGACCCTTGCATCAAGGAGACGCGCAATCTGAATTTCACTATCGCCCACGACGCCCTGATGATGCGCATACCTGTGACGATGCTCACCAAAGACGCTACATTCCTCAACCTCGACCCGTTCGACGAGGAAATAATCGGCCTTGACAAAGAGGAAGACTGGCGGCGTAGCATTCCGTTCTATCATTCAGGCAGCGGACATCTCAGCTTCATCGACAATCCGCACTTCACAACCGACACGGCCATCATCGCCTTTGGCTTCACGCTTACCGGCCACAACGAACTGGAAGCGAACGCATCTTCTAACGAGGAGCGTATCAATGCCATGCAACGCCTGGCCGAAAGGAGTTTCAAGACGTGGGCGAGCATTGAGCCGGTCATCGAATTTCGCAGAAGCTACCGCATGATTCAGCAGGCGCTCGACGCAGGCTGCCAGCACTTCAAGATCGGTCTGATGACCAGCCGCACGAAGGTGTGCCGCAAGGGGTTCACGCTCGGCGGCCAGGAGTTCAGGCCCTACGACGCTGCCGAGTGCCTGGCCTTCGTGCAGGACGTGATGCAGCTGACCCGCGACCGCGCCACCGTCTACTGGAAGCAGTCGTTCCGAGACTTTATCGGCGGCACCGGCAAGCACCGCCTGTTCACCGACGACGAGCTGCACAAGATCTTCGACGACTACCCCAACGCCGTCGGCAAGGACTGGACGATGTTTAATATATAAAGGTAACGACTATGGCAAACCGAGACATCACCTACTGCAACGGAAAGGGCTGCGGACTGCGCGAGCGCTGCCGCCGCTATGTGGACGGCCAGCGGATAATGACGAGCCGACAGGAGGGCCAGTACTACAGGATGGACCACTGCGACGAGGAGCATCGCGAGGGATTTATGGAATTAACGAATAAATAAAAGAAATAAGATTATGGCAAACGAAGTAACAGAGAACAAATGGATCAGCATTGGCGAGCGGTTGCCGGAGCCAGGCGAGCACGTCTTTGTCTATGGCGTTCTGGACGAGAGTTTTGACGGCATTGTGCTTGGCAACATCAAGTACCATGACATCTGGATTACCAAACGCATCAAGCCGGGACAGCACACCGACGGCCACGGCTTCGCAAGGCTCCACGGCTACGGCCACCTCGGCATCACGCACTGGCTGCCCATCCCGAAACTGAACGGCCAGGAGATTTTTGAAACTTTACCAGTTGAATAATATAATGGATTTGGATATGACTGAATTTAACCAAGGATGGTGGAGCTGCTTTTGCTCCTTTGCAAATGAACTTCTTCTTAGTGACAGAAGCGGAGATATGGAAGTAATAGCCGTGCTAAAAGGTGCTGGTGTCACTGCCAACGAGATTGATGAAGCAATATTATTGAATAACTTGGCAGAAGACGATGTAGTTAGAAGAACTTTACAAGATTATAAGAATACGTTATGACCCAAGACATCAACCTATTATACATCGACCTGTTTTGCGGGGCGGGCGGCACGTCAACGGGCGTGGAGTATGCCCGGCACGACGGGATGCCGTGCGCCAAGGTGGTGGCCTGCGTGAATCACGACAAGAATGCCATTCTCTCGCATCAGGCCAACCATCCGCACACACTCCACTTCACCGAGGACATCCGCACGCTGGAACTGTCGCCGATGGTTGAGCACCTGCAGAAGATGAAGGCGGAATACCCCAAGGCCCGCGTGGTGTTGTGGGCTTCACTGGAATGTACTAATTTCAGCAAGGCGAAGGGCGGACAGCCGCGCGATGCCGACAGCCGGACGCTGGCCGAGCACATGTTCCGCTACATCGAGGCACTGCAGCCAGACTACATCCAGATAGAGAACGTGGAGGAGTTTATGTGCTGGGGTGCGCTCGACGAGAACGGCAAGCCCATCAGCAAGCGCAAGGGGATTGACTACATGCGCTGGGTGATGCACGTCTGCGACTACGGCTACGACTTCGGGTGGCGCATCCTGAACGCTGCCGACTTCGGGGCCTACACCTCGCGCAA